CACAGCCCGTCAATGATGATATACCACCGTCCTCCGACTGGCTTTTTAATCACGACATCCTTTCCGTTAGATCGAAATTCGTAAGTAATCATCGTGTCACCTCCCGTGCGCGTTGGAGTAAATTCTCGCAATCACACCTCCAGATGTCGTGCTTAGGGCAATAGCCGAAAGATGGGTTTTCAATGTAGCGTGACCCAGTGACCGTTTGACACTCGCGCTCACATTTCCTTCGCCGCCGAACTATAGGCAATGTCGTCCGCACCCAGTCAGTAACTTTCATCGTGCGGCCTCCCTTGCGCGCTGGATCTCAGGAGTTTCAACCGCGCAATCTCGGCGCTTTGCCCTTCGCAATGAATTTGCTGAGCCGCAATGATGGCGTCTTTTCTCCCACATTCTTGACACTGGTGCGCATCGCAGAGTTCGGTGATCAGCCCAAGGTGTTTATCAATCGAATAGTTCTGTGATTCAATGACAGCTTTCAGCCTCTCGATCTCGGCGTCTTTGGAAGCTACTATCACGCGAACCTCATCCTGAGTGTACTTCTCAAAAAAGCTCATCGTGTCGCCTCCCGCGCGCGGTGAAGTCCGTCAAGAATGGCTCGGACATGGTTGCCGGTGGCTCCGCAATAACCATAGTAGGCGCGAGGAACGTTGATGTCCCAGGTCTTGATAACCTGCCAGATTGCCTCAAACTCTGGATCCTTAAGCATCTCAGGTGTTGGATCAGGCCAAGGGATAGGAGTCTCTATCTGTTGCCATTGAGGTATTTGTAAATCGCTCATCGTGTCGCCTCGCGTGCGCGTTGGATCAATTCCATTTTAGTTGACCAACAAGATTGTTGCTCCAGCGCATCGCAGAGTTCGGTAATCAGCGCCTTCAACCGCTCGATCTCGGCGTCTTTCTCAGCAATCAACAGTTTGTGCGCCTCGTTCATCATTTCGATTACGAGATCTTGCTCCCTTATTCGCAAAACCAGTTCACCCCGGCGTGCCCCTTCCTCGTGCAGACTACTCATGTTTCTCTCCGATAATCTTCTCGCAATAAACGTGCCGGGAGTCCCGGTGGCGGCGTGACGCGGTCCTGTGTCCGATCGCTACTACTTCTTGTGTCTGACCTTTTCGTCACGCCTGATGCTCCGGTTGCACTACACGGTCATATGCTTGCGATTGCATGAAGTCAATCGCGTTTTGCCTTGAGTTTACGGTTTTCTTCCTCAAGCTCAGATACCCGCTGACGGAGTCGGCCTATTTGTTCGTCTTCCGCTGCCGCTCCCATCTCAGCGATATGTTCCCCGAACTTTTCCTTGGTCGACTCGATGAATTCGTACATTACCCTGACCACGTCTGAGCGTTCAGCGTTGGCTATGTAGTTCAGTCGACCGCCGGAAGTGAACGGGAATGTCAGGACCACGAATCCCCATCCATACGGCAACTGCCGATCGACCGTCTTCGCTATCGCCTGAAGGTCGCTCCTGACCTTGGCGTCTTCGTCATCTAGGTGACTCATACTCGCTCTTTCATCGCAACTTCCTCAGTGATACATTTTTAATCATGGCAATCATCGGTCAACTCGCGTTCACCAACTCGCCGGCAGGATACTGTTTCCAGTCGATCATCGGTTCCAGCATCTATGCCGTTATCCGCAACCTGAACAACACGAGTCCCGTTCAATCCTGGGTCGCCCTCTCTCTCACGGGAGCCGGTTCAGTCATCGGCAGTTACACCACCCGTGAGGCCGCCATGAACGCTTGCCAGACCAACTACGCGTCAATCGGACAACTCCAGTTCATCCCGTGCCCCTCAGATTACTGCGTTCAATCTCAACTGGGGCCTGCTGCGGACAATTACGCGATCATCCGCAACATCAATCAGACTAGCCCGGTGGGGACACCTGTCGTAGCGGCCAATCTAGGTGGTTCCAGTTCAATCGTCGGTGTTTATGGATCGAGGGATGCCGCAGTCAACGCCTGCCAAGTTTCCTACAACGCTTTATCGTCCTAGAAGTTTTCTGGCATCCTCGACAGCAGCCCACAGACGCCCTCGCGCATTCATTAAGCCCTTAGCCCACGTTCCTCCAGCGTACGGATCTTCGTTTAGGTACGCTGTAGTACTTCGTTCGAACCAACTTATGAGGTCCAAGTAGACCTTAGCCCGCGCATCCAGAGTTTCTACTTTCACCCTCCAACGCTGACACTGTTCCTCGGACTCTTTGAGCAAATTCTGAAGTCGCTCGTTTTCCTTAGCTGACACCTCCTGATCGGCTCTTACCTGCGTAGCGGTCATCGCCTCGGACCGGTGTAAAGCCTGCCACTCTTCCGTACTTCTCTGGTAATCCGCCGCGCTAATGTGGCACTTACGGCATCTCTGCACTTTCCCATGCTCAGTTTCAACCACTTCGAATTCATGCGGACACGGTGCCGCAAATGGTGATTGGGCCATCTGCTGGTTTAACGCCGCTGGGTTTAAAAACCCTGGCGCTGGCAACGGCCCGTATCCCCCGTATCCCCCGTATCCCCCGTATCCCCCGTATCCGCGTATGATATTCGCGGCGCTCTGATCGGATAACCGTTTCTTCTCCCGCTCAAGATCTATCTCGAATCCTTTGCGAAGTTCTTCGCAGGTCTTTGCCAGATCGATTTTCTCCTGAACCTTAAGGAACTCCAGTTCCGCGTTTACCTTCTCCAGGCGTTCGATCTCCGACTTCAGGCGTACCAGATCATTCTCTAGAACCTTGATGCGCGAGTTTTCGATCACTTTCACGCTCTCCAGTTCCGCACTCATCTTCCCGTAATCTTCCCAGCGCCGCTTCGCCTCCGGTAGATCGTCCCACGCCCATACTCCGGGTGCTACAGCTGGCCCATGATAGAAATGTCCGCCTGTGTAGAAGCGCCCATCTTCTGCTACCTCCATCCCGACCACAAACGGAAATTCCACCGGATACTCGTGACTGAGTTCCATAGCTTCTTCCGCTTTCCTCACCTCTTCCTGCGCTACCCGCAGTCGTTCTTTCGCTTCTTCAAGTTTTGTCATTTTTCTCTCCAATATCCTCAACGGCGTATTATGATCCGTTGCCGCCAATATGAGCCTCTTTTCCCACTCCGTAAGTTTCGTCATTCCTCGCCTTTCAGTTCCTCCAAAAGCCTCGTGTTCTCTCTCAACGCCAGATCCGCTGCCGTATCGTCCCGGTCACCGCTCGCCCACGGAGCAATTTGTTTTAATCGCTCCTCCCTCTCTAAAGCCTTCTCAATCAGCCTCGTCTTCAGCAACTCGTCCATTTTTCTGGTCCTCCATTGCTACTCTCGCAAACGTTGTCTCCAGTGCCGTGATCAGCGCCGACCACGCTATCTGCGCCACCGCAAACCAAAACCCGTTCAAAACACCATTTCCCAACTGCACCGCGATTGCCATCATCCCCAGCGCTCGCAACCACGATATCTGGCGCCCTAAAATCTCGTTAAGTATCCGCATATAAACGCCTATTATCGCTCAATACCCATGCTATCGCAAGCATTGATCTATGCATTTCTATTCATTTCTATCCATATGTGCCCTCGTCAAATCCCGTCCCACCCGGTTTTGGTTTTTATTGGAAAGGGTTATACTAATGCCTTATCAGTTGACGCGATCGCCAGTCTGATGCATAGGAATGCATAGGAATGAATAATCGCCGCACTCCACCGCGCAATAAGCCTGCGCCGTTCCGGTCGCCTCTTTGGGCGCACAAGGATTTGATCGAGGGATTGCGATGTACTCGGGCCACTTGGCAGGAGATCAGCGACATCCTCCGGCGGGATTTCTCACTCAGTGTGCACCCAACCGCTATCTGCAACTGGTGCAATCGCAACCGGGCGCGGTCCCGGCCACTTCCCTACGGCATACGTCCTGAACCTGTCTCTAAACCGAAGGTCAAGGTGGTGAACGTCAAGAAGCCAGAGGCATCAAGGGAGCCACTTCAGATAATCGAATGAAGGTTGTCCCCATGACGCTCCGAGAAGCGAACGATTTTATCGAATCCCATCACAGACATAATGGGCGTACGTCGCGTGACGGTGGCAAATATGCCATCGGGTGTGAGCATGATACGCATCTGGTCGGCGTGGCTATCGTAGGTCGCCCTCTTTCTCGCATTCTCGACGATAATTTTACGACTGAAATACTTCGAACATGCGTCTTAGATAATGCGCCTAAAGGCACAAACAGCTTCCTCTACGGACGTTGCTGGCGGATCTGGCAGCAAATGGGAGGCACTCGGATGGTCACGTACACGCTAGAGAGCGAATCAGGTTCAAGCCTTAAAGGGGCTGGCTGGAACATGAAAGCCGTGTGTAAAGGTCACAAAAACGGTTGGTCATCCGCCGACAGGGACCGCGTCTGGCAACCGATCTACGGACAAACCAAATTTCGCTGGGAAGTAACTTCACAAAAAAGTATGTCTCCAGTCGCGCTGGAGGTGGAATAGTTTGCCCTGCAATTAACTCGGTTAAAAAGCGGAGGAGAAATTAATGATGAGTATCCAAAGGATTGAGCACGCGGGACACATTGGAGAAGAGACGCCGGTTGACCGTCTCAAAACCGCGATCAAAAGCAATACCATGATCAATCGACGGACGTTCCACGTCGCTATCGTGGGAGTAATCTGCAGTTCATTAGCGTTGATTCTGGTCATTTACGCTATCATCATCCACCTCATCCAAAGTCACGGATTCGGTCTATGAACTTCGATCAGGCGAGCGCTGATCTGCCAGTCAATGTACGCGAATTTCTGCGTACCAGTTTGGCAGAACACGGGATACCGGAGAACGATCCGATTCGCGCCGCCGTTTTAGCGCAAGCTGCCTTGACGGTCTATCTCGACCGCCGGCGCAATAAAGCGTTCGGCGTCATGGCGGTTATCTGCGCCGTTCTGATCGGATTGGCGTGGATGCGCCCTCACCAGACACCCGTGAGTCCCGCGCCTGTCATGGCTAAATCAAGCTCGCTTTTGGACGGGAAAGATCTCCTCATCGTGGATACCAAGACCTGGAATCTCGATGCTTGGTTGCACGCTGATAAGACCTACTTTTTCCCGCCCAAAACGAGTCCTCGCACCACTTCAAACTAGAACTGGGACAGGAATTTGAGCCAACTGACGATCGAGCGCTGGTCGTACTGTTCCAGTCCGTAGAGGTTGGGCCCGGTTGGATGGCGGATTGCTGCTGCCATCGTTTCCGAGATCGCGCTGGAATCGTCCGTGCTGGTACGGTAAGCGGAGTTCACCCACGTGATCTGGTCGCTAACCACTACCGGCACTCCTGAAACGACTGCGTCTGCGGCAACGATGTTGAATGTTTCCGAGAACGACACTTGAGTGACCAGATCCATCTCTGCGGTCAGGTTCATGAACTGGTCGTGCGGCAACCACGGGTGCAGGACAAGCTCGTTACCGGGCGAGTTATCGAACATTGCCATCAGGTTTTTCAAGATAGGCGAACCGTTCTGCTCGATTCTGCCACCGTTCATATGGAACCAGACGTTTTTGCGGACGCTATACCCGTACCGGAGCGCGGCCTCCGCTTGGATCAATTGATTCTTCAGTGGTCGGATAGCGCCGAAACAACCTATCTGGATGATTGACCCTACCGGGCGCGGAGGCCCGAGAATCGCGCCGGCAGTCGGATAATAGTTCGGAAGGAGAACGACCGGATTATGTTTTCCGCCGGCGGAATGCGCCAGGAATTGCAAGTCGCCCAGAGCCCTTTGCGAATTAGTCGCCACCACCACGTTGGTCTTGGGCAGATACCCATAGATCCACGTCAGGGCGCATCCTTCATTCGCCATGAACGGGACGTCCGAATGACTTCGAACGACGAACATGACTTTAGGGAGGACTTTCTTGAGTTCATCGAATTTGCTAGGAACCACCCAAAGCGATTCGATGACGCAGACATCCGCCTTAGCCTTAGTGACCGCAGCGTGGATACCGTTATTGTCGACTACATGAACAACACTGGAGACAAATCCCAGGCTGACCAGCATGTCGGACACGAACTTGGCTGAATTGAAAAGACCGCTCGACAGGTGTTTGGCGCCGGGAGGATCGCATCCATAAGGATTATCGCGTTCTCTGAGGCAAAAGAGGACTCGTGGAAATGGCATATTGAAATACGATAACGCAAAATAATCGTGGTCCGCTAATGCAGAGAGCGAGTGTCACGCGATTGTTACTTCTTCCGCATTTTCTTGAAGGTTTCAGCTAAGCGTGCCCGTTTGCCTTCCGTGCCGCCTTTTTTGGCGGCTGCTGCTAGTTTCTTTTCTGGTATTTTCTCGCCACTTTTGACGCCCAACTCTTTGCGTAACGCGCCTTTTTTAATGTGCGCGTCCTGAATCCATTTTTTCTTTTCAGCCATAGAACTTTATTGGGACGGACCCGCGCCCGGACCTTGAATCTGTTGAGGGACTTGCCCTTGTTGACCCGGAGGAAATATCCCCGGCGGCACACTCATTGCCGGGACTGGGCCGCCGGGACCGGGAACGCCGCGTTGGCGCGCTTGCAACTGTTGAGCGGCCTGTTGCATAGCTTGCTGTTGCGCCTGCGCTTTCTGGACCCGATCGCCTATTTCAGCCAGTGCTTTCTCGTGTTCACGGAACGCCGCGAACTCGTTCTTCAAACTGGCTTGTGTAGCTCCTTGTTTGAGCATCTGGTCGAGATGATCGCCTTCGTGTTCGATCATCAGTTTGGCCGCGACTAATTGCTCATGCGGAACGGCCGCTGGCGGCATCTGAGCCATGGTCTGGAACCATCCAGCCATCTTCCCAGCCAGTGTCTGAAGATGGATTTCATGCGGATCACGCGGATCGACCGGCATCGGTTCGCCTCCGATCATGTTGCCGAACTCCATTTTCTGTTGTCGATCAGCGGCAACGTTTGTCGTCTGTTGCGGCATCGGATTAAACAGTTCGTCCGTTTTCGCCGTACCGATAGCGGCGTACGCTGCCATCTTAGCTAACTTCCCCTGGTCGAAATAGGCGGCAAATTGCGGATCGGCCTGAATAGCTTGCGTGAACTGGATGATCCGTTGATCTTCCGCCGCACCTACTCCCGCTGAGTAGTCGGTTGATGGTTGTCTCGCAATGACAAAGATCTCTTCAGGCGACAATCCGTTCTCCATCAATCCGACCAACGCCTTGACTGCTTCGATGTCGGCGTTCATCAGATCTGGTTCCTGCTCGAAACCGTCGGTCGCGTTCACGTTGAACGATGCGATCACTTCGATGACCTCTTGGGAAACCAGCGTTTTGCCTTCGTCCCTAGCTTTGTCTTTCGCTTCCTTGAATTCTAATGCTGCCTGAATATTCTCTTTGGAACACATCCGGCGCTGCGACGCCTGGACGCATTGTTGTACCTGTCCCCAGAACCGATTTAATCCCGCCTGCTTGATTTCATCTTCCCGCGCTGCGTCCAATGACGCTTCGGTCGCGGTCGTATCCGTGATATGGGCGCCGCTCGACGCCTGATACTGGTCAGGCATGAAGGTGCCCGCCACTTGGTCCAATAACGCCTGAAGCTGGTTATTAGCGTATTCGAACGCTTGCATGTTGATTTGCATTTGCGGTTGGTCCGCTAACACAAATCCATCCGGCAATTCCATGAACGGACTGCGAACCACCGGTTGCATCGCGGCGATCTTGGCCGAATCGCGTGTCCCCATCAGGAGTGCGGACAAATAGATGTTGTCCAGCATCGTGTTGCGCAGTTTATCGATCGCCAGTGAGACGTTATAGAGTTTCCGCCCCATCCCTTTGGACCCGTGAACGAATCCGTTACCGGGCTCGAACGTGAACAGCGTAATAACGTCCTCCATCGAGGTGGCATACGCCTCACAGAACATCAGTTCGATCCCGTCTTCGCCCGCTTCCGGTTCGGCATCGCCTCTGGTGTCCTGTTCGTTTGTCGCGTTATCGGTTTTCGCTTTGGCGAGCGTCGACCGATTGATCCACCAATGATCGATTTGGCCTGAGTAATTTTTAACGAACAAATGCGCGGTCTGGATCATCCGGCTTTCTTTTTGCCGGGAATAAAACATCGTTCCATCACGTATCATGTCCGCCAACTGGCGCGGATTATAAACCAGCGAATCCCGTGGCGGCATCGCGTACCGGATTGCTTCGATGATGTTCTCTACGTTGTACCCGAGATCCCGCGCATAATCTTCTTCTTCGATGAGGTCGAGGAGCTCGTGGATAAAGTAATCGACCTTGACGACGAAACACTCGAGGTTGGACGCATGAGTAGGGGAATTATCGTCAAAGAGGACGTCTTCCTGCCGGAAGGTACGCGGTCGCCAATCGTACTGAGATAAATGTACGGAAGCTGAGTATCCATAGATGATGTTCTCGGTAGCGAGCCGGTCCACGAAATCCATCCACCCGCTCCATTGCCGGATAGTTCGGGTGATTGTTTCCTGAAAAGTGTCGGTCTTATCGCTGGCGTCGGGAAAGCTGTCTGGGAGAACGCTGTTTGTCAGGTATTTCTGGTCTGCTACCGCTTTAGTGAACCGGGGCTTAACCCGGTCGACCGTATTGACGAATGGTAAGGTTGACCAGTTTGAACGCCAACCTTGGCCGGCAGCGTTGAGTTTGCTCTGATCGAATGGATGCTCACCGTTGTACGCTCTCGCCACTTGAGCGTTGCGCACGGCCCGGTGAAGGTTATGCCTCTCGAACCGCTGATAGATATTGAACGCCTGTAACGCACTCGATACCGGTCGGTTCTTGATCTTCCCTGAATCGCTGATGTCCGGTTGATTGAACGCTCCGATCTCGGTCACCCGATCGTTCCCCGGACTGTACGTACTTTGTGAACTGCGTGGCATTAGCAGGCCGTTCGCGAAGTAGTGCCGCACCACGGATCACTCGTGTTTGGATACAGAGGGAACGGACTGTATGGTGGATGACTGGGAAGGCACGGATAGACGTTTGGCAGGCACGGTTGTCGCATCAGGAGCGTCTGAACCATCCCTTTCAGTTCTGCGACTTCGCGCCGGAGCGCTTCGATCTGTTCTTTGTTTGTCATCCTTTATCCTTTGAAAATGGAATCAGCACTGCAACTCCGCACAGTCCGAGATAAACCAGCGCGGTAAACCAGCATGTGAGCGTGAATTTTGTTTCTTTGGTCAACTCTGGAAATATCATTTCTCCCTGTCTCCTTCTGCTTCCCTGTCCCGTTCCTGCTGGCGCCGTTCCAGCCTCATGACGTGCTTGGCTTTTTCTTCCTGAATACCGTCCATCTTGCCTCGCTCATACGCTCCGTGCCTCACCGACTCGAGCAACTGTTCCATCCGTCCGTTCATGTGATGGAAGTTTTTCTTGGATTGGATCAGGTTAAAAATGCTCGTGATTAGCTGAACAACGATAAGAGCTAATCCGGTGATCAGCGCGGCAGTTGAGCTGACTCCCTCCAGGTGCGGCATTTCGGCGGCAATGTTCATATCTATTCATTGGAACCTTTGTGAAGTCGGTCATTTGTTGTGCCAGCAAAACTCCGGGATTTCAGAAGTGGTCGTGGTATGCGTCTCTTCCATCCAGACCGCCAGAGAGTTGTGATGGCCGAATAACCGGCATGCGTTCAGTTGATGATCCAAGGGTGTCGAGCGGTCCCCTTTATACCGCATGATCCGTTTATCGATTGCACTTGAGCACGGGCGGCAATCGGTTTGCCACTTGATGTTCTGTGGACAGGTCGCGCAAGCGTCCGCCGCGGCCCATGCGCGCGAAGCATCTTTCCACTGGATCTCTTTGGTCGAGATAACCTTGAACCAATCCTCGATGCGCTGTATTGGTGCCACGTACCCCATTCCGTGATCGCGAGCCGGATGATGACGTTCAGGAATGGTCCAACTGCCGACGCACTGTTCTGGGAACCGGGCGCAGATTTGCATCCTCAAATCTTCCCGAACTCGCGCCCGATCCGAACTGCCGCTCGGGATAACGTCGGTGTTGTGGATACGGAAATCGAAGACGCGATCTTCCAGTTGAGGATAACTTTGCGCCTCAATCTTCATGGTTGTACCGCCCTCAATCGGTTGGAAAAAATGCCAACCGCCGGGTGGGACCACCATTAGCTTGATCGAATTATTGATCACCCTCTGGGCAAATTTCCTTTGCCGCACGCAGTCGTGTAGACGCGTTTAGTGAATCCGTCCCGGCCACCCTTTTCCGGTGTCGGGATGGTCTTGGCACCCTTGATCTTGGCGTCGTCAAATGCTTCTGCGGATCCGTTGTGCGCCTTGGCGTCTGAATGGGTTTTGAGCTTCGGGACTCTTTTCATGATAACAGTAACGGTAAGCGGATTTTATGACTTGTTCCAAGGAACGTTTCCGAACATTCCGTTATAGCCACTATCCATTTATGCGGACCTACGTCTTGATGATCCAGTTACAAACCAGGCTGGGCTGGATATTGTTGTGAGCCGTACCGCTTCCGGCGGCGTTGTTGGTTGGCGTCACTGCACCGATGGACGCGAATCCGGTAGCGATGGATGCGAATCCGGTAGCGATCGCGGCGAATCCGGTGTTGATACCGATACCGGTGCCGCTGGGATTGGTCGCGGCGTTCCCGGCTTGATAAGTGGTGCCCCCAGCAACACTGCTGCCGGGAGAAGAAAGGATCGCATTAACATATCCGTGAACATGCCCCGGATCGCTGATGCCATGGGCGTGACCGTTATCACTGTGAGTATGCCCAGTGTCTGAGTGCGCGTGTCCTGCGTCAGCGTGGGTATGGGCGTTCTGAGTGTGATTGTGGGATGCTAACTCAGCAGTGCTGAGTTGATGAGTTTCTTCACCAATCTTGCTCGCCAGAACCCTATTGGTTAATCCTGATCCGGCTCCGGCGCCGATCAGCGCGCGCCCCTGACCGTCTGGCACATTGAACGTGGTGCTCCCGTCACCTGCTCCAAACGTTACTCCGATCGCAGCATAGAGGGTGCTGTAGGTGGTGCGACTGTAAGCGGTCCCGTCGCAAAGGAGGTATCCCGAAGGCACGGTAGCGCTGGTCCCAGCGAACGCTTTAATGACCCCAGACGGTTCCGTCAGCGAGGTGATGTTAGCCAGTAACCACGCTTCAACCGCTGAGATGGCGTCCGAATGCTGCTGTAACCGGGTGGAAAGAGTATCGTCACTCGCGTCTGACTGGTTAGTCGGAGTGGTTGTCGGAGTGGGGATGGTCTTGAAGATGTCCGCCGAACCGGGAAACGTGCTCGACACTCGTTACCCTTTCCACTTTTCCTCAGACCTCGGGTTCTTCATCGTCCCTTTATCGCCTCCAGACAGACCGGGCCCGTACTTTGGCAACCCGCACGGAGTCGCGTGCACGGTTTTGACGAACCCTTTTCGTATCGCGCCTGTCTTGTTTCTGACGGGTTTAGCTTTGGTGATCATGGGTAGAATTGGGATGGGAGGTTGCCGCGATCAAACACCAGATCAAACGGCGTACCCGCATCATGGGACGGTTTACCGTCACGAACATGGCCGCCAGACGCGTAGATGGCGTAAATCGCCTGCACCTGATCGTAAGCCACCATCAACTGATTGTAGCGAAGCGGTTCTTTTACGGACACGCTTTTTAAGAGGGTCTGGACTCTTCCTGGATCGCTTTCGTACGACCAGAACGAGTTGAATTCCTTGAACCGTTTAGAGGCTGGCGGCGTCATATCCGATACGTGAGATTGGCCTGAGTGAGAATCGTGTTGTAGACGTTGCACATCTGCTGCGGAATCACCGCTGACCAGTCCGCAGAGGGATTGCCGCAATTGCCCTGCTGCGCGCCGTACCCGGTTGCCGTGATGGACAACGAGGTCGCGCCGTTGTTATTGGGGACGGTCGCTTTATTTGCGCTGGGCGTGGTATTGGGACTGGCGAGGTTTGCTGTGGTCAGCGCGACCGTGGTGTTCAAAATACTCTGAACGAATGGCAGAAGACCGCTACTGGGGACAGTTGCACTCATATAAATAAAACTATCGCTTTAATCGGTAGAGAAATCTATATGGGAAATGTTGGTTGGCTCCTCGTACTGCGGCGCGTTGACAACCAGTCGCTTCTTCTTCGCCATCTGTGCGCGTTCCGGTCCCCGCATCCTTGCTACGTGCAGACACATCACCATGGCATCGGCCCGATCAGGGCTGAATCCGTATCTCGCTTTGAAATCTTCTTTTTTCTCCAGCCTGTACCGCGGTTCACCGGTTGGCCCTAACCCGGCAGATTTGCGTTTGCGACCGCACAACTCTTTCTGGAGTTTGTTCATGTCGATGTTTGGAGAGGCTTTGACGAACCCGAACTCCAGCCAGTTTCGAAACGTCCAATACATCTCGTAAGCAATCCCGTCACAGACATCATGAGCAACGTGCCGATCTTCATCGAGAATCTTTTCTTGTGTTGCCGCCGATCCCCACGCTATCGCCAGCGTATTCCGGTATCCCCGCTCATAAAAGAGGTCCGCCACACCTTTGCCAACGCCTGTTTTATCCAGTGCTAACCAGTCGTACGAAACGCCGAACGCGTCCGATATCTGTCGGATCTGGTTAAACTGGCCTTCGGTCCTGAGTTTCGGGAGTGAACGGTACTGATCCAGTTGGAGGACGTATCTGGGATTGGCGAGCGGGATCATCAGCGCAGTCCCGGCCGGTCGCCATGCGTGCGCTTTCCCGTACCTGCCCGTGAAATACACCGCTTCGTCATCGCCCTCGAACGCTAAATCGACTCCGGCGCATCCTACTACGGTTCCCGATTGGAACAGATACTCGCCAAAGAAGTCGTCGAGATAACTCATCGGAATCAAGTTCTCGATAGCACCCTTTAACGGGTACATGCCGCGTGCGTAACACCAATAATTCGGGTCGTCTCCATTGGTCTTGGACTGGTATTCCTGAAACCCTTCGTAGGTCATCAGACCTTCGTAAACGATCTTGCGCGCTTTAACGTTCTCGCTATCGGCAGCGTCGACCCGGACCACTTTCCAGTTGGTGCGACTGGTCCATTCTTTGTCCACGTCTGGATCCACTTTCCCGTAACCTTGTTTCGGCTCGGCGGTAGCGGCCAGAATCGAAGTGACATCCCACGGATTCGCTGCGGCGATCACTTTGACTGTATCGTCGCCATGCAGGTTCGAAAGCAGGTTGCCTACACCGCGCCAGACGCCCGGTGGAATCATTTCCGCTTCATCCAAGAACAGGCGGATGCGCGACAGTGCGCCCAATTGCGGATGCGCTTCCCGCCGGCGGATCGGGTGAAACCCCTGCAAACTGTTGGTCCCTGATTCGCCTTGTTTAATCGCTACCACAGAGATTGAAGCGTGCCGATCTTTCGGGTTCAGCCCGATAAACCCGTCCTGGCTTTCACCTGGCAGCTTGATGATCGCTGACTCGTAGAATCGTTGGATCGAGGAAAAGGTGTTCGATTTAGCGTGTTTCCCCGTCACTGAAATGATTCTGGCACCGGTATATTCAGGGTCGCGCAACCAATCGAGAATCAACCAGCAGACCACCGAATAACTTTTGCCTGAACTGGCCGCGCCCAGGACGATCACTTTAGCGTTCGACTCGATCGCGTTAATCATCCGCTCCACTCCGCGCGGGCGCGGATCAAAGAGCTCGATACCCCATAATAGACGCGCAGCGGCCCGGTAACGCCTGACGTTCAAAAGAGTCATCAGGTTTTTCATGATGAAATCTTTGGCTTGCCCGTCGCCCTCGTACGCGCTGATGTCGGGGCATCCGCGTTTCTCTAACCATCGCGGATCACATTGCTGACAAGCCTCGACAATCTCTTCCTGCGTGCAATGCCCGCACGCGTCTCTTAACTCTCCGATATCCCTGATCACGTTTTCACAATACCGTTACTCATGCCTCTCTATAAACTCGGTAAAAAACCATTTGTTTACAACCCGCGCACTTTACGCCTCGCGGACTACCGTTCGCCCAGCCTGTTACCGCCTATCCCGGCCAACAAAGATTGGACTGATAGCCGGACACAATGGGGAATGATGAAGAACGATACGATCGGTGATTGCGCCATAGCCGGACCCGGCCACGCGATCCTTGGATGGACCCAGAATACCGGGACCCCCGTCGTAATACCCGATAGCCAGATCATCGCCGCTTATTCCGCAGTGTCAGGATATAACCCGGCCACTGGCGTCAACGATAACGGATGCAATCTGGTTGATGTCCTCAACTATTGGCGGCAAACGGGTATCGGCGGCCACAAGATTGACGCTTATGTCGCTCTGGAAACCGGGAACAAAGATCACGTCAAAGAGACGCTACTGGTCTTCGGGACGGTTTTAATCGGTGTTGCCTTACCGATCTCGGCTCAGAACCAACCGTCATGGGTAGTGGCTGGACCGACATGGAACCCGGACTGTCAACCGGGCTCGTGGGGCGGTCATTGCGTCATCGTCGTTGAATACGACAAAGGCGGACTGACCGTGGTGACGTGGGGACAACTGATGCGGATGTCGTGGGAATTCTGGGACGCCTACTGCGACGAAGCGTACGCCATTCTCAGCCCGGACTGGTTAAAAGCCGGGAAATCACCGGCAGGAATAGACATGGCGTCGCTGCAATCAGATCTCGCCGCTGTCACGGGCTAAAGGTCCCAGTAGATACCGCCCCAACTTTCGGATTGGGGCGGCTGAAGGGTTTTTAGTGAATGCCTATGCCGTTGTGACGGCAATGAGTTTCTCGGACCCGCTGAATCTGCGCCTGCAGATCTTCTGCAGTGCGATAATCTGACGGTGGCCGTTGCCGCACTCGCGGTGCCAAGTTGTATTCTCTCTTGTGGGTAACCACGGCAATCTCATCATAAGGCCCGCTCCAGTCGTCGTACATCCCACGGTCCATTTCGCCTACTGCGCTCCCGGCACAAATCGAGAACCATCGCTTTAACTGTGTATGATGGAGCAGATATTTCTGGTCCGTGAGATCACTGGGAGAAGTCGAAGCTACCCGACTTCTCAGGGTTTCTGTCTTGTCACTTGGCTTTATCATGTTTAGCTAATTTCTCCTCTGCTGCCTCTCTGATCAGGTCGCTTTTGGTCTTGCCTTCTTTTTTGGCTTGAGCCTCAAGTTTGCTGTAAGTCTCGTCGGTCACTCGGACGGTAATTTGCGCGTCCAGATGCTCCTTCTCGGTCATGCAATGCTGATGCGATTGGTTTTTGCGTTATAGGTGATGGTGCCCGACACCGATTCACCCGGCGCCGACCGTTTCTCCCTGATTGCCCTCGAAATGATCTTCATCGCCTCCCGGCGGACGGGACGCGCTCCGAATATGTCGCTGAACCCGGCCTTCTGGATATGGTCGCGCGCTGATCGATCGACCGTGACCTGATTTTTCAACTCTCTTTGGATGGCGATCACGGTTTCCACATGCAGATCCGTGATCTCTGCCATTGATTCGGGTTTGAGCTTGTTGAATGCCGCCAGAAGATCGAATCGATTCAGGATCTCAGGGCTGATCTCTTGAAGCGCTGCGCGGATGGTCCTGTCTCTCACCACTTCCCATCGGTCATCCCGGCTTTCCATCAGGATTCGTGACCCGATGTTTGTTGTCGCGAGAATGATGAAATCCGTGAGATCCAAGACTTCTCCCTGTCCTGTGGTTATCCTGCCAGCAGACAATATCTGCAGGAGCGTATTGAGAATTTCGGAGTGCGCTTTCTCGATTTCATCGAAGAGGATAACGCCCCCTGTTTTCATAGCCTTCGTCTTATGCTCGAACGTGCCTCGATACTGTGTCGTTCCCAGAAGGTTAAGCACAGAGTCAGCAGTCATGTACTCGGACATATCGAACCGGGCCATCCACTGCTCAGGAGTCCCGTACAGCGCTTTGCAGGCGATCAAGGCACATTCAGTCTTCCCTACGCCTGTCGGGCCTAGCATCAAGATTGACGCACGCGGTTGCCCCTGGTAGCACATTCCTTCCTGTGCCCGTTCCAACAGGTCCGCAACCTCGAACAGTACCTCGTTCTGCCCTATCAGTTGGGACGTGAGGGTTTCGTACAGGGTCACGGTTGCTGCGCCTGTTGATCGAACGTTTTAAGCGCCTGTTGCCTCTCAGGAGAAAGAGCGGTGTCCACCTCGCTCTGGACCGGGGATAATCCTTCAGTCTGTGGTAACGGTGCTTCTGCTGTCGCGTTTCCGCCTGGACCGGGATTAGCTACGGGTTGAACCGCAGGCATCTGACTTCGGGCTTGTGCGGTCGCCGCTTTGAGCTCTTCCATCACCCGCTTGGCTTGATCGACCGCATCCGCCTCTTGTACTTTCGGTTTACCCTGTTTGAACGCCGGGAATGTGGCCGGCGTATGGGGGATATAAGTCCAGCGTTCAGTCTCCACCACCTTGTAATATTTGTGTTCACCGACAAGGTTCCCGTCGCTGTCGACGGTTGGACCGATATCATAGATCTCGACCATCCGCGGCTTGAGTTTGCCCGGTGTCAGGTTGACTTGCGCAGTGAACTTTTGGGTTGGCCCTTTCTTTTTGGCGGACGCTGGCAGTTTATCCAGTTTGACCACGGTTATTTCGCGGGTCTTGGTTTGTTGCTGGGCGCATCCGGCAAGGGTGCTAATTAAAATGAGCGGCAGAAACAGGTTTCTGTTCATTGGATAATGGATCGATTTGGGTTTGTTCGGCGGGTTGCTGAAGGCGCTTAAGGAGAACGGCATCGACCGGGCTTTGTGTACGTTCGTACTGCTGTTCTTCCCGCTGTTTACGGGCTTTTTCTTCTTCCTGTATCCGTGCCCCGATAGAGGCTACGTCAGGATCGATGACTGAAGTGGTGAAGATCCATCCCTGATGCCCTGACGGGACCAGCACGTAGAGGGTATCATTGATCGCCGTATGATGGCCGTTAACCAGTTGCTCGATCCATTCGTTGGTGAATGGTGTAGTCGACGGAACGTTATAACTGACGCTTGTCCCTCCGCGCATCGAGGTCTGAAGCGCACTGGACGCGAACGAACTGGCGCTATCCGCTGCCGTCTGGAGAACAAGGCCCAACGCCGCTTTCAACCGCACATAACCGTCGCTCTCGATCAGTTTGCCTAATAACCCTGCTGTCTTATCGAACTTGCCGAACTGGTTCAGTTGCGGGTCAAATTCCTGTTCGCAAAGTATCCCGGTGAACTCCAACTCGAACCCGTTTGTCGGGAACACCATTATCCAGTCGCCTTTTACCTCAAGGCGATCACGGGTGTAACCTTGCGTAGCCCACGCGCTGCACCTTGTCCCGGCGGGAATAATCAATTCAGAACGGCCGCCGTCCCATTGATAGACGTCTTCGGTCACCTTGACCTGCACGGGAGTATCCATGTGCGAAGACATCAAGGCACCTTGTGTCTCGACTCGGAAATAGACTCCACGCGGCAACCAGCGCTTGAGACGTTGCGCTTTGGGAGCGCTCGGAGTCGGTGACGGTGTCGGTGTCGGCACCGGGAAATCGCATAAGACCATCGGCGGCAGATCTTCGACTTTCGGTTGCGGCGTCGCTTCCGGTTCGATCACGATCGGTTGTTCGACGTTGGCATGATAGTTAAGGCCGGTCCGCTCTTTCCCGTCCGCAATCACCGCAGGTTGCGCGACTGCGGGATTAACTACCGTACTCGGATTAGTCTGCGCTAACGGTTGTTTTGGCCGTTTAGCGTCCGCCATTTGCGCGTTATGTTCTCGGGTTACTAGCGCGTTATGAATCAGCCAGATGCCCACCAGACAAATAGCCAGTCCGACCGCGCCTTTTTGCGAGAAGACGTTCTTTAAAAACGCTCTCATTTTACGGATCCTTTCGGTGGCAGGAGCGGCGCGGGAGGCAAGACCGGGACTGTTGGCTCACTGGGTGCCGAATGATGTCCTGAATCGACGATCAACCTGAACTCGTTTGCCAGCGCAATATCAGCGCGACCGCCTCCGACATCCCCTATTGTGATCGCGGTAAAATTAACCGCTTTATTGGCCGGAATCGGTCGTGTCGGAGTAAGAACCGTGATCGGTTTCAGGACAGTGCCAACTGCCATGCTGACATGGGCGGTATCAAATGGAACAGGAGTATTTGTCAGGTTCTCCGCTTTCCCGCTGATCACGATAGCGTCCCGATCGCTGAACTTCTGAATCAGGGTGACTGTGGTACGTACGAAACCGTCATCCGAGATGTACGGGATATCGTTGCGCTCAGAGTATCCCGCGTACGCTTCTGGATAACTCGCTTTGATTAACGGCGCTTCTCGCGCCAGATCCATGATGTCAGCTAACAGTTGCGGTTCGTATCGTGGACGCATCTTGACCACAGTGTCCTCATCGATCTCGGGAAGTTTCGTTGAAGACGCTGGCGCGTTACCGCTGGTCAGTGTCAGTGACACATCAGGATACGGACCTGTAACCAGTTCGAATGTGTAGAGTTGATCGTTCATATAGACGGTCATGAACGTGTCGAGATTATCGACTAATGAATGCAGGATCAGAATCGGCGTGGGTCGCTGCGTTTCGTACCATCCTTGGACTGTCCCGACCAAGTTGCCCTTGGTGTCTTTATCTTTGAAAACGAGCCCTAGCGCGTAGACCCCTGAAAACTGTGAAGGAAACAAAATAGTGGTGCTTGTGGCCCTGCTTAAGGTGATTCGCGTCGGCAGTTTCGGGTTAATGGGTTTAGTGGAGATACCTTGCGAGAACGACAAATCCGTTATCAACAAGATCGTCGCGAGAACGAGGAGGGTGATGACCCACGCTCGCCTGATTGTTCGGGGATTCATTTATTTGGTGTCCGCTACAGTGTGGGTTTCAGGGGAATGCTCTTTGATGTAGTCCGCAGTGAATTTGGTGACCACCATCGGGAATTTCCCGTCTTCACCGAATCTTGCATTGCGTTCCAAGCGAAAAACGAGGCGCATCGGTTTTGAATCAGGGATCGATACTCCGTGCTCAACTCGTACCTGAACCACGTCGCCTTCGACCAGCATGGTGCAAGAGGTATTATCACGGGCAACTTCGATGATCGGTCGATCCGGCTTGAAATCCTGACTCATACTGGATGAAGCGAATGTTCCCGCGTCATCCCCAACGTGTTGCAGAATCAATTTCTGGCATGGCGTACTGAATATCCGGGTCAAGGTTTCCATCTGATCCAGTCCGTACGGGTTGCGTCCGTACATTGCGATCGCTGCGGTTTTCGCCAGACGGATATGCGTTTCGCGTTGCTGGAGAACCGGGTCAGCGTGACCGACGTAATAAGTCTCATCGTTAACCACAAATCCGCGCAAGGCGGAATGAGTGGCATCATAGAGTTGCCATGCGCCGATGCCTTCTCTGGCAAACACGTAAACAACGAAGAGCGTCGCCCATAGTTTGGCGCTTTTAGATGCTGACCTGATCTTATTTCCGATTGCGCTCATTTAGTTCCTTGGCTTGAATTCCCAATGTCTTAGTGGAGGCGGTTTGAGCTTCGGCAGAGGTGGTGGAAGCGCGTCGCGCCGATGCTTTTCCAAGTGATAACATTTGTACCCGGCGGCAATCCACGCACCCGGCCCGCAGAATAAACCTAAGAGAGTGCGTGGACGCGGCGCTAGTCCGTGACCGAATAGATAGACTGCCAGACCAATCAGTGACCACGCAAGATAGACGGCGAGGATAAACCCGTCTTGGTGCAGGGCTACGGTGTAATGGTCCCCGGACCACAGAGTGATCATGTCGTCATGCGGCGGCAGGTGTAATTCGTGCGGCTTTGTCATTTTGCAGCCAAGGCCACGTAGAGTTTGAGGAATGCTTCAACGACGGAGAGAGCAAAGTAAATTAAGAGGATCGTTTTCATTGCTTTCACAACTCTGGTCCTGCCGGTTGCGGGAGCGGGGGGACTTCCATCCATTCCCATTCTTTCTCTCCCTTTTTTAAGACGAACATTTTACCGTCATCCGACAACGCGAATAACGTGGTGACGATTTCTCCCGTTCCCTTCGATATCTGTGATGTGGACGTTAGCTGGATTGGTTTTCTCATGGTCGTGAATTAGCAAAGCCGGGACGGACAACGCCGTTACGAGAAGCGGGAGGCGAACTGAGTGTCACTGCGGCGTTGCCACCTGCCGCAACGTTGCCGATCGCGCCTTTTGCCATCGCGGTTCCGGCGAATACCGCGCCCATCATCGCCATGGGGATCATGTGCAGACCGTGACTGCCGTTACTCACGATGGCTTTCCAGATCAGTATCGGTCCCATCACCGAGACGAAACAGATCCACAATCCCATGAAAACCCAAAGCATCGTGGACGCACCGACAGCGTTGGCCGCGCCAAGCACTGCGTTATTGCCGGGATTAACCGCTAAATCCATAAATCCTTTGGTGCCGAGGTCCGCAATGGCAAACCCCACGGTCCACATGCAGAGAGCTATAAACGTTGTACCCCAACGCGTTGCGAGGGTGACAAGCGACGGCACCACGATCGCCGCGAGGAACAAGGGAGATAGTCCCATCTCAACATTAATCAGGATCGATTGCAGAAGTCGCGAGAGCATCATCAGTCCAGAAGCGAAAATGGAGAATCCATAGACGAACGTGGCCCATGCGCCAATCCACGCCCCCTGAAACGCGTTCGAAAAAAACTGGAGCGGGTTATTGTTGCCGGGTTGGGTGACCGGATTGTATTTGGTCATCACGGCGACCGTATAATCCTGCCACATGTTCTGATCGATTTTCCATCCGGTAGCTGTCACCAGATCAGTCGCCAGTTGGACGAGGATATCGCCAATCGTGTACACCTGGCTGATGACCACAACGACTAATCCAACACGCACCAGAACGTCGTAGACTTCGTTTGTGGACGCTCCGGCTTTCAGAAGCCGTAGGTACATGCCAGCGATACAGATCAACGCCGCAGGCCCTATCAGGACGTTGTGGAGGGATTGGAGGCCCGCGCTGAACCCGGGAAAGATGGCCTGTAAGAACTGGTTAGTCATCGGATTTGCATTGCGTCTACCATGCTATCGCAAGCACAGTCAAGGTTTTTATGGCGAATAGAGGAGTCCTTCCGTCTCTATTTCCAAGTAATGGAGATCGCCGGAGGACTTGAAACTCACAGGAACGGTGACAGAAGAGAACTGCAGCCCGCTTTTGAACCTGCTGTTACCTTGAATTATCACCCATTGATCTCGGAATCCATGCGCTTTATCTATGCAGACCCACGGCGCCGGAGCGGACCATATGGCGTTCCAGAACATCTGTAATTCTGCGATATATTCCCGAGGTTTGATCTCGACGTACAAGCCTTGGTGTCCCATATGGCGGAGGTAGAAATCTGGCTGATACGTCCCGAACCAAGTAGAAAGAGGTTCGTACTCCCATAACATCCGCTTGTGCGTGAGCATCTCGGCAAAACGCGCCTCAAGACGTGACTTGAATTCGACGCCGTTATAGCGAGTCGGTTTTGCCGCGATCTTCATCGGATACTCAATCCCGTCTTGGCGTTCAGCGCCCGCATCCGGGTGATATAAGCAACACGGGCATCATTGACGAACATCCTGACCATATCCTCATCGTTACCGCAGCGTTCGATCGCTTTCTGCCTGACCACTGCTTCCATCTCGGCAGCTGGCGCATGGTTCGGATATCCTCTTGTCAGCGCCACGCCGGCGAGGCGTGCGGCGATCACGTCTTCCTGGCCGAATACCTTGACCTCGACCTGCGCTGATTGGCCGCCTCGAGTGACCGTTGCTACGTATTCACCAGAATGTTTTGCCGGATTATACTCGTGCGCCACTGGCAAACTGCCGCTGGCGTATGCGCTCGACGCAAGCGCGGTTGCTGCTATGACTTCCTTGATCATTGAACTTTGCTCACTGTTACGTTGGTTGATTTTCCCTCAGTCCCGAGGGCCGCTGCCGTCCCGTACGTAAGATCTACGATGTTGCCTTTAGCGACCGATGACTGGCCGGGCCCAACATCAACAATCTGTGTTACTGTCGAAGCGCCCGTCGCATTATTGGTCACCATGACATTCTGACCGAGCGCATTGGATTCGCTACCGAACATCGCGACTTCGGTTGCCAGCGGTAAACTTATCCCGGTTGAGTTTTGTGACCCGATATTGGCACCCCCGGCTCCGACATCCCATGAACCGGATGTTCCAGGATCGCCCGTGCCGCCGATTGCCGGGTTATCGATGTAGCCGAACTCGCTGGAGTTGCCGACTACTGTACCGTTTGTCTGTAAGCCGGGGGCGGTTCCTGTTGGTGTGCCGCCCAATGCCGTTATTCCGTATTCTTCCTGTTGCTGGAATGCCGCTAGGGTCTGTAGCCCTGACATACCGTTAAAAACGTTCTGCGCTGATCCGTTCATCCGCACTTGGATGTTCGCTAACGCCAGTGTTTGATTGATCGATTGATCGAGATCCGCAATAGCGCCGTTCAGGGCGGTTATCTGGGCGGCATAACTCATTTTCGTGGTGTCGTCGGTTGCCGCTTTCTGTCCTGCAATCGCAATATCCCGTTGCGCGAGCAGATCCTGTTTTTGCGTCATCAACTGTTGAACGCGCGATTGAGCGTATGAATCCGCCTGATAATCGGACGTTGAGAATTGCAGGAGCGGTACGGTGCACGAATACTTTACTCCCCATCCGCTGGTGAATCCGTGCCACGAACTGAACCCGTATGCCCGCATGATCGAGTCGCAGTTGTCCTGTATCCCGGCCGCGCTGACGAATGCCCGGATCTTGGCGATATCGATCTGGGCTTGGATAACGATCTGCTGAAGTTTAGCGATTTGTTCGATGCCGGGAAGGTTGATGAGGACCCGCGGATCGCCCATTCTCTCTAGTTCCAGGATCTCATTTTCTATCTGCGTGATCTGATGAAGGACGGTCAAATTCGTGTTCACCTCGATCTCTGCGTCCTTAACGTAAGCCAATCCCGCTTTGATATAGTTCAGCACGTTCTGAACGTAATTGGCGGCATCGTACACTGGATAGATCGCTTCGCATCTACCCACGAAGAGCAAAAGAACGCCAACTATCAGCCACGACCGTTTCACTCTTTTCTACTGGACCGAATTCAGTTCGATAAACTTGTAACCGGCATCATGCTCGACACCGTCTGGACCGGTATAACTGTCGACGGAGACGGGCACGATTTTCTTGTTTAATTGAGTCGTTTGCCGCGCACCTGGCAGATCATGACGCATCGCTCGGCGTTCAACGTCGTACTCCCGCTGGACCATATCGTTGGTAGCATACTCGGCACCGGCATCGAAGACCTCTTTCTGTTTAGAATCGAGGTGCGCGTAATAGTCGCGCCCGACTTGGTATCCTTGATACTGGCGCGGCGCCGCGCATCCGGCGGTAAAGAGCGCGAAGATTATCGCGGTTCGGGGAATCATCATACGGTAGCCATCTCTCTTGGTTGCATCAGTGCTTTGCGTTTAGCGTCGAACCTGTCGCCGCTTGAATTGGTGATTGCTTCGACTTTCTCACTCATCATCACCCGGCAGATCGTGAACTCCGGGCGGGCCCCTGATTTATCCACGTAAACGCACCCGGCATAAGCGTCTTTACGTCCACGGAGACTTTCAGGTGGCGGAAACTGTTGAACGGCTTGCCGGATCGGTTCAGGGATTCGCACGTAATCGTTGAGGGCAATCAGGTCTTCGGGGTTTTTATTCATCATCAGCATCATTGCCAAGGAATTACCCACGATCGCTTCAGCCACCTGTTTGTCGGCTTTGAGCAGTCCTGAATATTGCTGAAAGACGTATCCCAACCAGCAATTGTATTTCCGCATCCGCTCGGAGTAATCGATGACGATTTCCTGCGCATTAGGGACTCGCAAGAAACTGGTCATTTCCTCGATGATCACCCCTTTACGGATCGCCCTCGGCATATTCTGCACCACTGCGCGCATCTCGTTAGCGAGGAGAAATCCTAAGACCTCTTTCAATCGCGCTTCTGATTTGTTCATCTCGCCGAGTTCGAAGTGGACCACTTTCAGAGGACTCTCAGGCGTGATGAACTTGGTGCCTAAATCGATATTGGACGCGCCATCGACGATCGGCCCGTAATCGCCGTTCGCTAACCATTGCTCTAATCGTGAAGCTAAAGGACCGTAGAGCGGTGACGCGCCTTTCTCGCGTTTACGAGCGTTCAGTTCGTCCCATAGATGAAAGAGCGTCGGGAACATATCGGGCGTCCACATGGAAAACGCTGCGTCACTGATGAAATGACTCAGGTCGCGATCGTTCGCTAACGCCATGGCATCGGACTCGGACAATGCACCGTCGATTTCGCGATATTTGTCCGGGGACGTCCGCTTCATTTCTTTGAGCCATTGAACGGCATCCACGAAATGTTCGCCCACAGTTCGTAACGCCAAATTCGCTATCCGGCACGCTTGATAATAATCATTGGGATTCCTGACCTTCCAATAAGCGAACTCGCGTTCGTACAAGGCTTTGACGGTTTGCGATATCAACGCTGCCTGATCAGCATCCCGATCTTTATCGTCGCTTCTGCCAGCCAACAGTTGAATCAGAGCAATTGCACTGCGTGTATGCTGCGGCGATTTAGCGAGTCCTTTTGTATCCAGTGGATTAAAGGTGTGCCCTGAATTTGAGCCGACAATAATCGGGCGCGATGTCGGATCCAAAAGACTTGCCGTCTCGATCCATGAGGCGCCTTCATCGATAAACCCTAAGAACCCGAATTGATGGGCGCCCTGAAGCAGCATGTACTGGGTAGTAGCGCTTTTACCGCCGCCTTTACTCCCCATGACGATGAGATCAGATGGTTGGCTGCCGATAAAGAACGGGAACCCAACCAGATTATTCTGGTTACCACAAACCAACCAATCGGCTTGATCGAGTTTACCCGTTGGCGTCGACCCCACCGGGCACATATGCGCCAGATGAATGTCGTCGATCTTGAGCCAGTAAGGTGTGTAGCCTGTCCATGGTCCGTATCCCGGTGTCGAGCAATTAAAGAGAGCGACTGAGCTCGTGGTCAGCGCAGGATTAAACGCTTGGCATCCGCAATGTTCGAGCGCCACACGAGTCGCGTTCATCCGGCTATCCAATTGATCTGGTGAATCGGCATAAATGCTGATGATTAATTGAGCGGCGAACGGCATCACCTCGTTTTTCTGTAACCGAACGATCCGATCAAAATGTTTGAGTCTCCCGGCTACAGCCCGTGCGCTATCAGCGTTTTTCGAGAGCGTGGAATCCCGTTTGTCATCATGCATCTCTTCAGCCAATGAAGAGAGTTTGCGCATATTGAGGCAAATCCGCAGCCCTGGAATCGCCATCGTGACAAAAGGTTGCATGGTCTTTTGCCATGTAGCGTTTGGCATCTTTTTAACGACGAAAACGCCGACATATTTGCCGTCCAGATAAAAGCCGTGCGCGGTTTCCCGGCTGCCGTTTCTCGGTGCCACATCTGAACGCCTGACCAGATCTTCCAAACACGAACTGAGATCAATATCGTCCGTCTTGCCACACGGTGTGCCGGGACTCCAATGCCGCATCAGAGCGTTGTAATGACCTCGGTCCTCCAAAGGCTGAGTTGAACCGCCCAACCCTCGGACCACCATATCGAAATAATCGCCTCGTTCTTCGACGTTCCGGCGGACAACGTCAAATGCATCCTCGAACATCGACGATTTAGCTTTGAACTTGCTGGAGACGTGAATCTCGACGTTGGCGTTGACGAGACTCTGGTTCAGCATCCGATCACGGAAATAGGTCGACACCTCTTCGCGTATTTCGCGGCAGATTTCTATCCTGCATGCCCCTGTCTTCTGGTCATAACGATCGAGAGGTTGATTAAACTCGTGCCCGGTATAGAACAGGATCTGGACGCGTTCACTCTCGTTCACTGACCGCATCAACTGGCGTAAAGACGATTCAAGGTTCAACCAATGTTGCCCATCGGAGGTCGAGAGATCGGGAAACTCCGCTTTGGACCCTTTACTGACCACGAATTGACCATCCGGTTCGCACCAGACTTTGCAGCGATCGATCAGGTAACCGTTCGGGATGCGGTTCATGACCTCGGGTGCCTCACTGGTTTACCTGAATACCAGATCTGAGGCGGCTCGTCTGTGTACCCATGGATGTAGAGCCATTCGTGCCCTCGGAACCAGAACATCTGAGCCAGTTCCAAGGGGTATCCCGGCGGTTTCTGGTTTACGAAAACAATGACAGCCACCGTCATCAAGGTTGCCGGGGAGAGCGCAAAGATGAGTGAACTGACCAGATCCAGTCCCATGAACGCTGAGATGTTCATCAGGCTGATGAAACATGCCCCTGCGATAAAGGGAACAATCGACCATCGGCCTGCGAATACGCCCCAACCGGGCCGAACCTCATCCGCGTTGTCGTTGCGGATCATCTGTAACTGCGGGGGAGTATCCGCCATTTTTTAATCTGTGGGGTTAAGCTGCGCGTTCAATCCGCTCATTGCCGCCATCAACGTGCCGACAATCGAAGGACCGCAACAGGCGACACCAATAGCGATCAGAATACCGGAAATCGCAGTCAGATTATGCTCTCTCCACGCTGAGACGCCGCCGAGCACCATCAGCCCCACGCCGCCCACCCAACCGAACTTGACGATGAGGCCGAGTAGCTTTCCAATAGCCGTATCGACATCCATCGTCGCTGCAAGCAAGCCAAGGATATTATTGAGAATTATGTAATGCATACGCTTGCATGGGGTTGTCCTCCGTTTTGCAATGCAAGTCAAGAAAGTTTTTCCGATGAATTTAAAAATAAAATGAGATTTCTTTATTTGGTCGCTTGACTAAAATAACGAGCGGGTATAGGTTGGAGACATGAGCACCCACAAGATTTACGCCACCGCCTACGATCTGGACGCCGCTTTCAGCCCGGTTGATCCAATCGCTGATTTCACTTGGCAATATGAACTCGACGAAACGTTATACGACGAAGACCACGATAACGAAGGGTTCAAGAACGCTGCCCTCGCTACTGAAGTAGCCAAACGCCTGATTGCCACATTGCCTGAACTCGGCATTCACTCGATGAAGCACGAAGACAATGACGGTGCAGGAGTGTTTCAGTACCTCGCGCATAGCCGGGAAGGTCACCTCATCCAACTTCACGTCACCTTACCTGACTTCTTTGCCATCGGGAGATAAAATATGAGCACCTATCGAATGAGGGAGTCCAAATAATGGCATTGACCTATCTTCGTCCCGATTTGCTTGAATGCCTTTATCCTGACTTCAGGTACGGCGTAGATTTCATCAAGGGGCGTATTCGCGTTTGCCATATCGAAAGTCGGCAGATTTTAGAGTTTGACTTAGACCGGAAAGGCGATATCAACATGGCGATTCTCGTCGCGGCCAATGAATTGATGAAGATCGCATCAGGCATTCGGACTCTAAAAAGGTGAATATACCAACCCCTTTTTTGTTTCTGCGCCAATTGGTTCGGTCGTAACGTGCTCAAATGACAGAGAATGACAAATCGCAGGTTAGAGCATTTCTAGCCTCAGAAGCTGCCAAGGTTTGGCTGGAAGAAGGGCGCAACGGATTTGAGGAGATGACGCTCAAAGATGCCAAGAGCGATCGCCTGTACGACATCTCATTGCGCGAGGGTAAAGGATGGCGTGATGCGATCAAATATTTGGTCAGGTTAGTTCAACCAGTCCGTGTAGATGACCATTTCGGCGTGATGCCGATAGATCCAGTGCGAGATTGAACGCCGAATTAGTTTGCAATCGCACGCTTGTCAGCGGTACGGTCTTCCACCTCAATGGACGATCCTCTAGTTCATCCCTCTGGACAACCCGACTACGTTAATCCGCAGCTAGACAAGACGATCACCACGCCTAAGCAGAGGCGAGAACTGGATGATACGTTTGCATCCTTTTTCAAGGAACAGGACGAAAAAGCTGCAACTGAACCCAGTCCTGAACCAGTCAGGGAATCCAAAGAAGAGCCTAGACCCGAACCGGTTAATAATGAAACCGACAAAGAGTCTGCCGCTCCAGAGGAATCAACTGCGCCAACAGAACAGAAGGAAACGGCCAAAGAATCGCCGGTTAGCCCAGCGGCCCCAGCCTCAGTGGGTGCCGTTCCAGGCGACATAGATTCGCTCGAGCTTCAGCCTTCGGCCAGTGAAGAGCAGAAGGGGCAATTCGCGAAGGTCAAAGCGATCGCCAAAGGGTTCAAAGCTAAAGCGCAAGCATACGATAAACTCGGGCCGCTCCTGAGAGATCTTGGATACAATTATCAGGATACGCCCGAGGATATCGCTGCGACCCTCGACGATCTGGCGCCTAAAGTTAAGGGGTGGAAGACTAACGCGCTTTCGCCCGAAGTCACTAAAGAGCTAGACACTCTGCGCGGACTGGCGCGTGCGGTTGATTACAAACAGTCCAAAGAATATCAGGACACTTACCTCAAGCCGATGCAGGAGGCGTATGTGGATGTCCTGCAGGAAGCCAGCAAATATTTCGACGCGCCCAAAGAGCAAGTGGACAAGTTCCTGGAGACGATGACCACGAACTACAAACCACAAGATGTAGATAGCAAATGGTGGAGTGACAATGTCATCGGCGCGATGACCAAAGCGGATAACGCTGTTCGCCAGAAAGTTCTCTCGAAAGTCGCGGATCTGCTCCGGGTACAGGAGAAACACGATAAAGCTGTTGAGACATATGGCAAAGATCCTAACGCCTACCAGAAATGGCAGAACGAGCGCAACGCCCAGTTCAGTAACGATTACGCGTTCCAGATCAGAGACGAGGTCGAGAAAGCGATTTCTAGCGATAAAGCGCATCTGAAACCTCTGTTGCCGCTGGAAACTAAAGGCGTGACTGATCCGGCAAAGATCGCTGAGATCAATCAGCACAATCAGAGATTTGCTGAACTCGAACGCCAGTTTTCGAATGTTATTGGCGAATTCAATAAAGGCCCGCGCACGGCCGCCCGGTACGCCCTGGATTTCATCGAGATGCGGACGCGGTTGCCGGAATTAGAGAAGACGGTCACTGAGAAAGAAACCCATATCAAAACGCTGGAATCTGAAATCAAAAAGCTCCGTGACGAAGTCGCCACCAAACGCAAAGTATCCGACGCGCCGTTACGCAACGGTGCAGGGATCGGCGGCAAACCAGAACCGCAAAAGAAAAAGTTATCAGAAATGAGCGGTCGCCGCGGTCTGGATAAGGCTTTCGAAGATCTGCCACAAGGCTAAATCAATGGCAGAACCCGGCGCAAACTTTCTCAATCCAGCCTCGATCCAGATTGATCCATCACTGGGCGTTGTCAGCACAGGGACCACTGATATCCCTCCGGCAGCGTTCGACCCGGCTACGGGCGAACCTATGATGCCGGCGGCCATTGCTGTCGGTAAACCGATCCAGCGCAAAACGTTTCACAAGATGGGACCTGGCTCAACGTTAGCTGAACGGTTGGGCACCAAGGCTGAAGCAGAAGCGTTACCGGAAGCGTTGCCAGACCATCAATTGGCGCGCCCGACCGAGATGACTGCGCCGCAACGGATTGTCCCCCGGATGAGTCGTGTACTATCGGCGGAAGAGATGGACGAGAAGATGAAACCTAATTGGGACAAGTTAGGTGAAGTGCAGGAAGCGATCATCGACGCCGCCACCGATGAACCGGACGCGTACGCTGCGCCGGTGATCGACGATCCGCCATCCCTCCAGACTGCTCCTCTATCTAAAGGCGCGCATGTACCGTCCACGGTCCAGTTGGCGGCGTTACCTCGAACGTTCATCAAGAAGTATGGAGTAACGAAAGCCGCGGAATTTTTCGGCAAGACCGAGGCCACAATCGAATCCTGGATGAAAGATCGAGAACCGCCGCTGTCCGCTGTTCAAGCGGTTCTGGACAAGAGTCCCCCAGCGCAAAAGCAATATCTCGATGTGGCTGAACGCGTCTTCATGGAAGACACGCTGGAAGGCAGTTTCAGTCGTGACCACACAAAAGAAGAGTTGCCGATCGATCTGTGTTTAGCGGTTAAAGGCGATATTCCGCCGGTTGTTCACTGGGTGTTCACGACTGCGGCGGCCAAGTACGGGTTGGGTCAGAAGATGTTGACTGACACGATTATTATTCGGTCGCGCAATTTAATTGCCGATATGTTCCTAAAGGGAAAGGCAACTTGGTCGCTTTGGTTGGATGCAGACGTTCTGCCGACAATTGGTAACGAGATGTGGTGGCGAGCAATCGTCAGGGATTCATCAGTGTCCAGCACAACCGCTAGTTACGATTTCATTAAACGGTTCTTGAGCCATAACAAACCGTTTGTTGGCGGCGTTTACGCGACCCGGCGCCGGGAAGGCCCGCTCGTCACCCAGCCTGATCTGCATCCTCGGAACAAGTCGGATATCCAGAAGAGCGACGAGATCAGGCGCAATCAAGCGAAAGGATTACTCGAAGTCGAATGGCTGAGCGCAGGCTATTGCCTCGTTCACCGGGTGGTCTTCGAAACGATTCGCAAGAAGTTCCCTGAGCTCACGCCGAAGATGGCAGGGGAGCCCTATCCGTTCTTCACGCCTACAGCCAACGAGGGCGAAGATGTTAAACTTTCGATGCTTGCCCGGAAAGCCGGGTTCAAGCTGTATTTGGATACTGAGCTGTTCGCAGCTCATATCGGCAGATACGCATACACCCCATCCCAATCGATTCACAACGGAGTTGTGAACACGATGAACGCTCAGTCATGAGATAGAAATTAGAGTACCGAAATGCTCGATGCGGAGATCTTGGTTTGCGCTGGATCGCGGGATTTACCCTGGTTAAACTGCTCCCTTCGAAGTATCAAACGCTTCTGGGAAGGCGCGTACGCACCCATCATCGTGGTGCCACCTGAATGTCGGAACGAGTTGCCAAGCGTGGTGTACGAACTCAAATGCACCGTGGTCCTCAAGCCTGTCGCGCAACACGCGTATGTGCGGATGACCATCGACTGTTATCTCTCAGCGCCCATGGTCTTATGCATGGATGTCCGCGGGATGTTCACGAGGCCCTGTTCGATTGCCACGTTCACTGATTCGACGCGCAAACCGATTCTGGCAGTCGAAAGCTACGCAGAAGCGGTGGCGCGGCCCGGTGCCGACCCAAGCTGCGTAGTGAACCGCAAAGATACCGCAGACGATCTGCTCGACGTCGATTCAGTCTACGATTATACCGCACGCGAACCGCTAGTGTTTTATCGGCACAGTGTCCGGCGGACACGTGAAATAATAGAAGAGCGGTCCAAACGTCCGATGGCAGTCATCATGCGCAATTACTGCCCGGAATATTGGTCATTCGGGAATGTGGTCGGAACACATATCTGGAGTAAAGAACGTAATTCATATCAGTTAGTTCCGGCAAAAGAATGTCCAGCAGCGCCGATCCGCATATTCAGCGGATGCATGGACCCGACAAAAGGTGAAGATTTAAGAGAAGTTCAACGAATACTGGCATGAATAACGACAATCGGTTGGTTCTGACGGTTAAAGGCAAAGAGTACACGGTGCGCTGGCGCGGGAACAATACGCCCAACAATTTCACAGGAGAACGCGACAAGGGTTACACCGGGACGATCAATCAATATCGGTTGCCGCATATTCACGATACCCCGGAGAAACTGCAGTTCTGTGCGTACGAATGCGCGATTGCTGGCGAAGACTGGATGGCGCGGACTTTGGGTGTTCCGGTAGATATCGAGGCGTTCTTACGTGGATAAACCAATCGGACAAACAGCGTACGAAGCATTCCGCAGTTACGCAGAAGAGGATAAAGCCACGTTGCCGGAATGGGCAGATCTGGATGTCAGTCTATGGTCGGCGTGGGAATGCGCGGCCCGAGCGGTGGAGTGCGCGATACTAACTAGGATGCTTCGTGCGCCAGACTAGGAAAACAGTGAACCTTAACAATTGTGAAATCAAAAGGTCAAATAGCGTACGAGACGTACACAGGTTTTATCAGGCGATCAACGCGTTCAGTGGAGGTTATGCCGCATCCGTTCAAAGTCTGGGATGATTTGCCGCAGATGGAGAAGAACGCGTGGCAAAGCGCTTCTGACGCAGTGGAGAACGTGGTTACGCTGGCGGCAACTGGGAGGAAACCTTGAATTTAATCCGTAACCTCGGGTTGGGTGACGGATTAATCTTGGTCCCGGCAGCGTTGCTCTTCGCGAAAGATGACGAGATCGAGTTCCCGGCGTTACCTCGGGATGTGCCAACATTCGAATCGATCTTCGCGAGTTATCCGAACGTGACAGTTTATCCGGCTAACAACGAAGCGGATATGCGCTCGATGGGTAAAGGCATCGTGACTGGGCACGCCGGCGGCGAACCTAACGGGAAAGAGTCGCTGGATCGCTGGTTCTATCGCCAGATGCATTTGCCGATCGAGATTCGATGGGAATCGACCGCGATCAGAGACGCCTGCGACGACGTGATTCAGGAAGGCGTGCCCGATCAACCGTACATATTTGTCCATGACGATATCGAACGGCCAATCACCCGGTTAGACACCAACTGTCTTGTGGTCCGGCCGCGCGCGTCATGGGATTCAATGCTGGAATGCCAAGCGCAGATCGAGAACGCGCAGGAAATCCATGTAATACCCTCGAGCATGAAAGAGTTGGTGAGTTCTCTGGAACCGACTGGCCGATTGTATCTGCACCAGTACGCTCGAACACCGTTTAATCACGTGCTCGATTCGACACAGAGTCCGCATCATTGGACAGTTTTAGTGTGACTATCTTACAAGGACTCGTACTAATGGCGATCACACTCCAGGCATTCAGCGAACCAGAATTGCGGTTTCGCAGACCGACACCGACACCGACTCCGAGGCATCATCCGACGCCCACGCCGACTCCGAGTGCAACGCCTACAGCAACGCCTAAACCCACTCCAACCCCGACTCCTAAGCCGACACCAACACCCACGCCCAGTCCGACTGCGACACCGACCCCGTTGCCCATGGGTGACGTCAGTCTCGCGTGGAATCAGGATACTGACCCTAGCGTTATAGGGTACCATCTCTATTACACCACCAATCCTGCGGCGTTAGTGAGCGGGATGTCGGCACCTATTCCCGGTTCGCCTTTGACGATTGTCGGGGCCACCATCACCTCGATTGAAGTGACCGGGTTAAGTCTGGGGACCACATTCTATTTTGGGATAACCTCTTACAACTCTAGCGGCACCGAGAGCGCTCTCTCGAATGTCACTTCAACTACGGTGCATTAGCTCTCATGGCGGAAACTCTCGGTTCCTTGCTGGATAAATTGTCAGTGCTCAAGATCCGGCAATGGCATACCGACGAGATGCCTGTCTACCGCGCCTTGGATGATCAGGTGTTCGATCTGCAAGAAGAGATCGACACCTTTGTTCATGGCGCGATAGCAGGCGATATTCCGTACCATAAACTGACGCACCCAGCGTTTAAGACGGGTGGGCGGAACGGTTCACCGATTGTCATTCGGGAGATCGGATCGCTCTTCTCGGAGTTGGCTGACGTCAATTCCGATCTCTGGCATGAAGTCGATAAATCCCATCGACCGACTGACGAACTTCCGCCAGAAGAATGGGCCAGGATCGTTAAACGGTTGGCGGCGCTCAACCATGAGCGCAACGATTACAAAGAAGCGATCGACGAAGTGTTCAGTGACTTATGCAAATCCTGAAACCGCATAGGACGTGCCGGGTATGTGGTGCGCCCCTGATACGCGTGATCGATCTGGGGGAACAATATCTGCAAGGCATGTTCCCTGACTCGGAATCGTCTTCGCTCTTTACTGACAAGAAGTTCCCGACCGCATTGGCCGCCTGCGATATGTGCGGACTGCTCCAGATGGAGAACACGGTCAACCCCAGCGTGCTCTATTCGCGGTACGCCTACCAGAGCGGTACCAACGCCACAATGCGCGATCACCTCAAGGCGATCGTCGATCAGGCGATGACGATCTACCCGAATCAGCGCGGGACCGTGCTCGATATCGGTTGTAACGATGGGACGCTCCTGTCGCATTATCCTCGTTCGTTCACCAAGATAGGCGTGGACCCGTCCAATGTCGCTATGCGCGAGCATGCGCGCAGCTTAGATGCCGCGCTGGAATTCAAGATTATCGGGGAAATGTTCCCCTCGATGGAACTGGTCACCTGCTTAAACGGCCGGAAACTCGCCATCGTGACCGCAATAGCCATGTTCTATGATCTGGAAGATCCGGTGGAATGCGTACGAGCCGTTCGCGAACTCCTGGAACCTGAAGGCATCTTTGTCATCGAAGTCTCGCACATGCCCACGATGCTGAAGAACAATTCGTACGACACCATTTGCGCTGAACATCTGGAGTATTACGCGTTCACCGATCTGGAATACATCCTGAACCGCGGCGGACTGCGTCCCTTCATGGCATCGCTGACTGAGGCGAATGGCGGCAGTATCCGGGTATACGCCTGCCGGGAAGAATGTCGCGCTTACCATACCCAGACCAGGTCAGAACATATGCGCAAACTGGCGGTGAGCGAGGCAGGGCCGGATTACGAGGGGTTCATGCAACGGATCGAAGGCTGCAAAAAAGATCTGATGGATCTTTTGATTCACTTGCGTGCGCAAGGTAAGATTATCCACGTTTACGGTGCCTCGACCAAGGGTAATACCATCCTGCAATGGTGCCGCATCAACTATAACCTCGTGGAATACGCCGCAGACCGGAACCCGAACAAACACGGATGCACGATGTTGGGGAGCGGCATCAAGATTATTAGTGAAGAAGAATCGCGTGCGATGAACCCGGATTATTATCTGGTGTTACCATGGCATTTCGAAAAGGAATTCAAGGAGCGCGAGAAGATCATGTTACAGAAGGGCACCAAGATGATCTTTCCATTGCCGGAAGTGAGGTTGGTGGGGGTATGACCGGCATCATCAACAGAGCGGCGGTCGGAAGCGTGACTGAAGTGGAGTCAGATTCGTTCCGGGCTTTCCTGACTGACCTTGAGAACTACGACAAACGTCCGGTTCAATATTGCCGGCGTTGGGAATATCCATGGATCTTTCATCACGGCCTTGCGTCGTACGATGCGGATAAAGACGATTGCGACCATTTGCTGGATATCGGGAGCGGCGCGTCGCCTATGCCGCGGTGGTTAAGCGCGATGTACGGTTACCGGGTAACGATGGTCGAAACCAATCCAGATTTTCGGGGTGATTGCCGGATAGTCAGAGACGAGAGGTTGCCGTTCATGGACAACCATTTTGATTGGGTAACCAGTTTCAGTGTGATCGAACATCAACCGAACAAACAACTGGCGATTGACGAGATCGTGCGCGTGTTGCGACCCGGTGGATGTCTCGGGATCACCTTTGACCTTGTGGAACCTGAGATGGGGATGGCTTATCCGCGCAACGAGACGCCGATGACCCTCAAGACGTTCGAAGAACAAATCTGGTTTCATCCGGCGTTCGGGAACACTCGGTCGCCGCAATGGAATCTATCGGATATACCCGACTTTCTGGCATGGCATCACTCAACTCACCCTACCCACAGTTACGTCGCAGGAGGCGCGATACTCCAAAAGCGTTAAAACGCGCGCAAATGATGCTGGACGCCATATACGATCGGGTTGAACGCCTGATCAGGGAAGAGCGATGGGAAGATCTCGACCAGATCTGCCGCGAGGTCGAAGTCGATAACGAACCGTTGATCGCGCTTGCAGGTTATCTGACAACCACAATGCACGTGAAAGATCATCTGCCCTCAAGGCCCCAGTTGTGTGACGCGATCGAGTCGAAGGTAATGAAGAGCAAATGGTGGAGGCCGGATTTCATGAACGGACTGCGATGACATTAGTGGAAGCGATGCTGGCAAAAGAACCGCCGAAATACCACGAGGCGCTGAAAGGTTTCGCGGCCGGATGGGACGCCATGGTGCATCGGTACGGCGGACTGTTGCAGGCGCATGGAGTCAGGGATTTCCGGCCAGGATTTGAAGACGCGTGGAACGCCTTTAAAAGCGGCAGCAAAAAAATGTATGAGATCGAGGTGGAGATATCGTGAACGACGCCGCCTATGATAAAGCGCTGGTTGCTGAACTGTGCTCTCGGATGGATCTGATAAAACTCAAGATGAAGAGGATACAGTGGACAGGCACGCAGTGTAGGAGTTTTCGCAAATGACCTTTGACGCGCAACTCTGCGTCCTGACTTGGGAACGCGATCTGAACTGGCTCAACGCCTGTTTGCGGAGCGTGCAGAAGTTCTGGCGAAGCGATTACGCGCCGTTGATCATCGCGACACCGGAATGCGAGAAGATGATGCCCAGAGTCGTCAAGGAACTGGGATGCAGCGTCCGGTACGAACCCAAACGCTCTGACGGTCGTCTCGGTCAACAGTACATCAAGATGATGAGCGACACTTACACTAAAGCGCCGCTGCTCTTACACACTGATTCGGATTGCCTGTTCAACCGCCCGGTGACCGCAGAATCCTTCGCGCACAACGGCAAACCCATCGTGGTGATGGAAGATTACGATGAGATACTCAAGGACGCGATCGAGCCTGACCGGATCTGTTTAAGAGGTTATCAGAGCGCAGCAGAAGAACTTTTAGGGGTGCGCCCACAGTACGAGTTCATGCGCCGGCACCCGTTCTTTTTCTGGACCTCGACTATCCGCGATATGCGCAAAGTGATGGAAACACGCGCAGGCGTGACTCTGATGGAGTTACTCACCCGCTATCATTCCGGGCAGATGAGCGAGTTTAATTTCATGGGAACATTCGCTCATTATTTCGAGCATGATCAATACGAGTTCAGGTTGCCAAAAGACGCTGGGCCCGACCTGATCAAACAATTCCACAGTTGGAGTCAGGATCCGAACACGCAGGAATACCGGGCCCGGTGGAAACTGCAGTGTATCCCGCCTCCAGAATGGTCAATCGAAGGCGTGGTGCATCAGGTCACGGAGATATTGAGCGCATGACGTCCTCGGTCTTCATTAAAACGCAGTTGGAAGATCTGGGATTCCTTGAGTGGGCATTCAAGTTCCTGAAAAAGAATTGGTTAACCGAATCGCAGTTTGTCATCTCGGCGCCGCACGATTGCACTGAACCGCTGAAGAAATTGCAGGATGTACTCGGTCACCCGATTGAACTGGCACCGATGGATCAATGGCCCGACAAAGGCTATCTGCACCAGCAATACATGAAGATGCACGCCGACAACTATTGTAACGGCGAGTACATCACGTTCATGGATTCGGACGCTATGCTGGCGATGCCGACCACTCTGGAGAGCTTGTTTATCGAGGGTAAACCGATCATCTGGTACACCGAATACGAGCGGTTAAATGCGCCATGGAAATTACTGGTTAGCCAGGTGATGGCTTTGACGCCACTGCACGAATTCATGCGCTGTTTCCCGTTCACCTATCATCGCGGGACCTTGAAAGAATGCCGGGAACGGATTGAGCAGATGCACGGGTGTCGGATCGAAGACCTGATGCATAACGCGCCGACCTGGACCGAATTCAATATCCTCGGGTTTCACGCGTTCGTTTTCCAACGGCCTTTGTACACGTGGCGGCATACCGATGAAATGTTTACGCCAGAAGGCTTGCCGCATCATTGGCATGATCGCGTCCGGCAATATCACCGGATTCATGATTGGAACGATGTCACCCGCGCGCGGATGGAAATACTTTTAAATGGAAATCGAGAGCCAGATAGAGATGACGCCGGAGGGGGTGTGGGTCCGCAAGGGGGACCGCCTAAGCGAGAGCGTAAAAAGAGAGCGTCGACTGGACGCCGACCACGGGTTCGTGAAACTGATCTCGCGTCACATAACGCCGGGATCGTTAGCGGTTGATATTGGAGCAAACATCGGTGACCACACGATCGGATACCTGCAGGCAGTCGGACTTAACGGTTCGGTGGTCGCGTATGAACCGCACCCGGTCCTGTACGAATGTTTGTGCCGCAACTGTCCTGAAGCGATCAATTTCCCTTACGCGCTCGGGGACCATATCGGGATTGAACAACTCCACATGGAACCGGGGGACGATGCCGGGAGTTCCTATATCCGAGGGCATCCTGAAGATCTTCCTGTGAAAATGTCGACACTAGACGAAGACTTGTCCGACATCGTGGCTTATCGACCGTTGAGCCTGATCAAGATCGATGCGGAAGGGTGCGAACCTGAGATTTTGAAAGGCGGCGAGGAAACTATCCGGGTGCATCATCCAACGCTGGTGATCGAAGTGAACCGGCACACGCTCAGTCACCGGGGGCATACCGCGAAAGATATCAAAGATTTTCTCGATAAACACAAGTACCGACACCATTTCATCAGCGGCAACTGGTCGAGCGAAAGGACCGACATCATCTGTTTATGACCTCGGTCAATCTTTACGAAGAAAAAGTCGTTCACCAGATCGAGAAATCGATCAAGAGCGGTTATCCCCTTCTGATCTGTCTGATTGCCACCAAAGCGTGCTACATCAAGTTTTCTGGATTGGTCCGGGCATTGGCTGAAGATGATTACCCGTTTCTGGCATTACAAAGCGGTCAGCATTACGAACCGCTCCTGACCGAAGGCGCTAACGAACTGAAATACATCGATCTGATCCATGGTTCGATGCATTTGCAGGGCGATTTGGTTGGGAAAAGCTCAGCTTTATTCGAGACGCTCAATTCGCTCTGGGCGCGCTTAAAGGTCCTCGGAGCAAGACAGGCCCTCTTGTGCGTCTGCGGCGACACTCTGACCGCTGGAGTGGCACCGTTCGCCTGGTACATGATCACCGGGCAACGCAGCGTTCACGTCGAAGCCGGGTTACGATCGGAATCGCCCAGATGGGATTGGATCAATGGCAGGAGTTTTCTTCACCAACGCTTTATGCCGTGGGACGGCTCGCCTACACGACCGTTTCCTGAAGGGTTATGCACCCGGATCGCCACGGTAGCCAGTCAACAGTTGTACGCGCCGGTCGAGCGCAACGTCCGTAATCTCTGGAGGGAAGGATTCGATGCGGTCATTTACCAGTCGGGTTCGCCCAGTGTTGATGCGGTGAAATACGCCGAGGCGCATTTGGGCACCTGCACTACAGGATCCAAAAAGCTGAGAGTCGATATTCACCGGAGAGAGAATCTGACTCATGAAAGGTTGAGCGCGGTTTTCGGAGGGTTAAAGAGACTGGCGAATGACGGGCATGAGATCGAGTTCGTGATCACCCGGAGCATGCAGAACTGTAAAGGCACCGCGTGGCAGAAGGACGACATCGAGGATCTGGTCAAGCACGAGGTCAAGATCAGTCTCCAGACCGCTTCCTACCTCGACGTGGTTCGCTACCTCAAATACGAGACACGAGCGCTTTACACTGACAGCGGCGGGTTACAGGAGGAATCGACTATTCTGGGGATACCCTGCATCACGTGCCGGTACGAAACTGATCGGCCTGAGACGGTGCTCGATTTCCAGACCAACATACTGGTCCCGCCAAAGTCCGATGATTATGTCCATGCGTGCATCTCGGAATGTCTGGGCAGCGATCCCAAAGTGATCTGGCCGGGACTCGGCAAACATCAGTACAGTTACGGTGCTCAAGTGGGTAAAGGAATCGTCAGAACAATCAAAGAAGCCACCGTCGAACCCGTGACAGAGAGCGCGTTGAAGTGAGGAAGATTTTACTGATTAAGCTCGGGGCGGCCGGAGACGTGCTTCGGACCACGCCTTTGCTCGCGCTTTTTAAAGATGATCACGTGACGTGGATTACTTCGGATGAGAACATCGCGCTTTTAAGTTTATCCGAACAACTGACTCCTGTGGGATGGATGCATAAAGAGATCGTGCGCCACCACAAATTCGATCTGGCAATCAATCTGGAAGACGATATCGGCACTGCGCATTTTCTTCAGACCATGCAGTACGATCAACTGTTCGGGGCGCGCGAATTCGGCGGGATGACCTACACGCCTGATGCCGATCCGTGGTTTGATATGAGTCTGATCAGTCGGTTAGGGCGAAATGCTGCCGACAACCTGAAGTTCATCAATCGCAGGAGTTATCAGGATATCTTGTTCAGATGTTTTGGGTCAGAGTTCGTCGATCAACAGTACCTGATGCCGCAAGTCAAAGAGGGGCAGTTGTACGGCGATATCGCGATCTGTCCTGATGCGGGACCGACTTGGCCAATGAAACGTTGGAGTGGCTATAAGGAAACCAAGCGCCGACTGGAGGCTAAAGGGTATGCGGTCAACTTTTTGCCGAGACGAAACGGGTTACGATCCCATATGGCCGATGTCCGGGGGCATAAACTGGTCTTGTCCGGGGACAGTTTGCCGATGCATATCGCGATCGGGTACAATGTGCCGACCGTATCGCTCTTCACCTGCACCAGTCCGTGGGAGATCCACAATTACGGTTTACAGACCAAGATTGTCAGCACGAGGTTAGCAGAACATTTTTACTCGCGTTTTGATTATGTGGAATGCCCGGACGCGATTGAGGTAACGACAGTGGTCGACGCTGTCATCGCACGCATTCCCGAACCATCATCAAACGTTCCCTAAAAGTTTATGTTAGCACTCTGTTTACAGGCGCACGGAAACGCGTTCGGCAAAGGCGATATCGGTGCCGCAGTCGAACTCGCTAAATTGATCGCGGACATCGAGGAAGATTATCGTTCTGATTGTTTTTTCATGTGCGTGTTCTCCAAGAAATGCCCGATCGACATGCGTAACGCTTGCGTCCAGGCGTTATCGACCAAGTTCAAAACGATCGGGTACATTGCGCGAAACGATGCCGAAGGCCATCCGTACGGATCCAATATGCTCTGGCTCTCGGCGTTGACCGAAGCAGAAGGCCAATGGAACGAACACCAGAAAGTGCCGAAAAACAGGGGGAGCTTCCCGTATAACGGTGTTCTGACATTTGAACCGGACTGCGTACCGTTGCGCAAAGACTGGATCTCGGCATTGACCAAAGAATGGAACGAACGCGTGATTGCCGCCGGCGAATGGAACGACGAAGAAGCTAACCCGGAACAAGGGAAAAACGCTGGATGGCCGAAGTACGAGGTGATGGGACATCGGGACGACCGACCGGGCAACGAGCATATCAACGGCAACATGATTTTACGGCCCGACATCCGGCAACGGCACACTTGGGTAACCCGGTTCACCACCAATCTGGGTTGGGATTTCTGCAATAAAGAGCAGTACCTGAAGGTGGGGTTAGACACCAATTTGATCCTGCAACATTACAAACGCGGCGTGATTTCGAGAGTGGAAATGCCGCACCTGATCAAGAACGGAGTGTCGCCGGCGCTTTATCATGGGGTACAAGGCAAAGTCGGTCAGGACGCCAGACGCTTTGTGCGCGAACAACTGGTGGAAAAAGGCGCGGCATCCTTTGCTCAAGAGATGGTTGCGTGACCACGTTCGATCTACTGGCAACCGGGTTAGGCGATTGCATCGGGATGGCAGGAGCCGCTGTCGCCAAGCATAAGATGGGGCATCCAGTCAGGTTCCGTACGCTGGGCAAAAACATGGTCAGCGTCTTGAGCTTCTTTCGTTCTTATCCCGAAATCGAAGTTACGGGCCTGCCCCAGACCACTCAGGAATGGCAGGAGACGCAGTTAAAAGAGTTCGTCGATGGATTGAACGCTCAAGCGGTAATAGCGCCTCAGATCGAACGCCTGGACTTCCTGCACCGTTCCTACATCAAGATGGGAGTGGAATACGCGCACAGGTGGGTGAGCTCACCGATACCAGAAGCCTCGTTCCATGTGGAACAAGATCAGGTCGACGCTAAAGATTACATTTTCGTCCATGACGATCGGTCCCGCGGATTCAGTCTCGATTATTCCCGGTTGCCGAAAGGCAATGTGTTCCGACCGGGAAACAACCGTTTAAAGAGCATCCTCTGCTATCGGGACGCCATGCTGGGCGCACGCGAACTGCACCTGATGGATGGACCATTTTTCCTTTTGGCTGATACCTTCCCTTTACAGGGAAAAAACTTTCTGCACCGATATCCGAGAACCTATTGTGAAGGGTTTCACGATTACGCCACGCAGAATAAGTGGGTCGAAGTTTGGTAAGTCCTTGTAGCCGCCAGAAATACGTGTGAGATTTCTTACGCAGCTTTCTCTAACCGCGCTGTAAAAGAAGTCGGTCAGTAAGTCCGGTCACGGGACTCAAAAACGGTGGGTAGTTTCGGTCTTTTAACACAAACAACACGGCGCCCGAATTCCTGAACCGGACGTCGTCCACCAATTTTCGATTCGGGGCATCAGGACCCGTGACCTAATTATTTACCTGTATGGGCGACTGCATGTTAACCCCGCAGCAAAGCGTTGACTTTGCTTCGCGGGATATCAACCGGCTTGTTGGAAACATCACGCTTTTGCTGATGCGAAGAGCTCCTTATGCCGACATTCTTGAAGGCGGGACTTTCGAAAACGGAATTTCCGATCAACAGAGAAACGTTGTCATTGAGCGACCGATCCTCGGTCAATCCTTGGTGATGCCTGAATTTGACGCTGACCTAAGCACCTGCGGAACGTTGGGTGAGGTCGCTGAGGTGGGAAGCACTGAGTACGTCACGCAACTTGGAACACTCCGCGGTCGCGGACCAAAAGTGTGTGTGAAACAGATGCGTTCCGCGTTCCAGAACTCGTACGCAGCTGTTCAGGACGGTTTGCAGAAGCAACTCCTGTATCTGGCGAACGTCGATGTTCGTTCGACCCTCCTGATGCGTTCCGGCGTAAAAGCCAAATGCAACACGGGTCGGACGTTTGAGTCGATGATCAACGGTGACGTGCAACAGATTGACGTCAGCTTCGTTGATTCGACGGTCCCGAACGCTCCGTGCACCATGGAGTTTCTCCAGTATCTCGTAGCATGGGCGCACGAAGATCTCTTGGCTGAACCGTTCGAATCCGAGCGCGGCGCTGTCGCCAAGTTTATCGGGTCGCAACCGCAGTTGAACTACCTGCGTTCTGAGGTCGGTATCCATCAGGATTTTCAGTACTTAACGACCGGCAGATACGACATCGGTGAAGAGACAATCACGGGATATACCTGGGAAGGACCCTATTTGGGCATTGGACTAGGCGTCGATCAGCAGCCGTTACGGTTCAATACCTTCACCACGGTGAACGGGCAATTGATCCCGAACCTGATCGAACCTGAAATCGCGGTTCCTGTCACGAACGGGTACGCGTCGCGAGCCAACCCGGCCTACCGGCAAGCGCAGTACGAAATCGGTTTCATCGTGTTCGCTAACTCGTTCCGACGCTTAGTGCCTGAACAGTACTTGGGCGTTGGCGACTGGCGTTTCCCGGCCCAATTCACGCAAGGGGAACTTGAATTCGTTGTGCTACGCGATAACGATTGCAACATCTGGGGAGACTACGGATATCACATATACCAGATGATACGCGCGTACCGCCCCGAGCGTCCCCATGCCGTTATCCCGATCGCGTATCAGAGGTCCTTCCCTTCGTTTAATTTTACGACGCAGACCAGTTATCCCGGCACGTCGACCCTATTTAGTTTGTGATGGATTGAACAAAAAAGGGAGAGCTATATCAGGCTCTCCCTTTTAAGATGCAGGAAGTAGAAGATGTCTACTGTTTCAGTAACCTATTCTTTGGATCTTGCGACTCGATACCTAAGAATCCGTTTTCCCTCAGATCTCGGTTAAAAACGTGGTCCTTAAAGTGATCTCTTTCAAATATTCCTCTAATCACTATCCCGTTATCGAACATCACGTATCCTTCTTTAACCCCATGTCCGCAACATGCATTTATCACTCCCGGAAGATTAGCTATGCAGGGATCTTGACCATCCTTAGTTCGCTTTTCTCCGCATTTAGGACATGCGATTTTTTTAGTACAGAGGTTCATATCACCTCCGTAGTCACAGGACGTATTATTGCTATTGCCTCCGCTAATGATTTTCCATTATCCAGATGATACGCGACTGCCTTAACGGAGATTCCGATAGACTCACAGAAGGTAATAAGCGGAAGCTTTTTCCCAGCGACTTCGATGTATCGGGTATTTCTACGGTTGCGCATATTGTCCGTGCGAGTGCTCCATTCCCAGTTATTCGGTTCATAATTCCCATTGTTCTCCTTCCTGTGGAGTTGATGATGTTTCGAGGGTGCTCTGCCTACATCCGCTATAAAGTCTGCAAACGACTTATCCCATCTCTCGCATACTCTTATGCCTCTGCCGCCATATCCTTCGTAGGATGGATGCTTTGGGTCTTGGCATCGTTTCCTCATGCTGCGCCAGATACCGTATTCCCTAGACCGTGCCATTCCGTGCTTTGTGTGGGCCTCTATTTGCCCCTGCTTTTGATAGCATCCGCAACTCTTGGTTCTAAGGCTCGTAATGGCCTGTTCTCTAATAACTTTCTCAGTGCCACAGCGTTCGCATTTCACACGCCAAGCGGGATGCGATCCGATGTTATCCGCTCTGCTGAGTACGGTCAGCATATTAAAGCGTTTCCCCACCAAGTTGGGACGAACTGCGTCCTTCCTTCCACGGATGGAGGCGTACCCGCAATATCGACACTGCGTAGTGGAACCGGACCTGAGATTATGCCCATCCACTCGGAACTTCCTTCCGCATCCTCCGCACTCGCATATCCAATAAGTTCTCTTATCTGTGGACACCTCTTCAGTCCTGTGAAGAACGGTCCATTTTCCGAATTTCTGTCCTGTCATGTCTTGCATGCTGTAAGTATACGCGAACGCGTAATTACAACAATGCTGTTTCGCATATTCCTGCTAATATCATTATTCGAACAAGTCCCAACCTAAATTATGGCAACATTTCTCTATGACCTAGGCCGGAACGCCTTCTTAAGCGCGAGCGGTTCGGGCGGTTCTGGCGGGGCGATCGATTGGCTGACCAGTACGATTGCCGCTACGCTTGTGTCGTCCTCGTACACGGTGGCTTCTGGGACAGACCAGTTTTACTCAATCATTCCCACTGGAGCGATTGCGGCACCGTCGCTGGTTGCTTTGACCAGTAAGACAGCGGCAGCTGGCGTCGCCAGTTGCGCGTCGATTGTTTTTACGGCGGTCACCAGCGGGTTCGTGGTCAACGCGGTGGTCATCGTTCGCAACACCACGGTTGCGGCGACCTCGAACCTGATTGCCTACATCGATTCGGCGAATGCGACCGGTCTGCCGGTTACTTCCAACGGATCGAATATCACGATCAACATCGATACGGGAGCTAATCACCTCTTTAAATTGTGAGTTACCCTTACGGCGCAACGATTCCGTCTCCGACGACGTTGCCTACCGACTTGCCGTTTACGATCCTGCAAAGGCGACAAGGCGACGTTAAGGCGACGTTGATCACGCTAACGTTGAACGGGCAACCGATCAACATAGCGGGATGGACCTTCACCTTTAGCGTAACGCTGCCGGCAGGAACGCAAACGGTGACCTGGACTATTCAGGCACCATCGACGGGTACGCCGATTACGCAGGTGGCTACTCCCGGCATTACGATCCCGGCATTTAACGCTTCGGTGTCGGCAACGTTCATGTCGACCGGACAATTCAACGCAGGCCAGCAACTTTTTATCACTGGCGCAGGGGTTTATACCATCGTCTCGGTGACAGACGGGTTTAACGCGGTGATCCAGAACGCAGGGCTGGAAGGAAATCTGTCCACTGGAACAGTGGCGCAAGGATCCAACGTTTATCAACTCGGGCAGGTAGGTCAGACGGTCATGATCATTCCCTCCTCGATCACCAGTGTGCCTGTCGGACTCTATCCGTTTTACGTCCGATACGCGACATCTGACCCTTCACCGGGCCCTTATCTCGTCACCTGTCTTCACGGCGAACTCCAAATTTTACCAGACCCATAAATGCCTACAGTCCAAGTCGTAGACAATCTTGCACTTGTCCCTTTGACGCAGACTGAAGTCGCTACTTTCAATCTTGCGGCATTAGGCGTCATCACGATCACCAATTCCGGCGGTGGAGGCGGAAACGGCGATATGATGCAGAGCGTTTTCGCGACGATTAATCCCGGCGCCGGATACGTCGATAAAGCTCTTGTTGCCACTCAGGTTCCCTATACTGGAATCACTTCTCTGCCGGGTGGCACGGCTTTATTCCTGAGAGCAGATGGGACGTTCGCTGCACCTCCCGGCCAGGTCTACGGCGTGGTCACGACCACGGTAGCGGGTTTAGTCCCTATTTTGCCGGGGAGTTCAGGATTTTCTTATTACCTCCGCGGCGACGGTTCCTGGCAATTGACCAGCGGACTGTCGATCGGATGGGCGCAATTGACTGCTATTCCTCTGAGTTTCCCGCCAAGTCCGCATGCCGCCACGCACCGAACCAGCGGTAGCGATCCGATCGGGCCCCCGACAACCTCGACCAACGGGTTAGTGCCCGTCCTCCCGGTTGCTGCCAATCAACCGACTTATTTCCTGCGTGGCGACGCCACGTGGAATCCCATCCCGATCGCCAGTATCACCGCTCCGGGCTTATCGCCTCAGTTACCGAATAACGCGCTTACGTTCTATCGTGGAGACGGATCATTCGCTCAACCGGTCTACTCGCAACTCGCGTCGATTCCGGCCACATTCGCTCCGAGTCCGCACGAAAGCACTCACGTCACAGGTGGAACGGATGTCATTCCTAACTTCGCAATTTCAGGAGCAACTTCCGGGTTAGTGCCGGGATCGCCCGGTGGCAGTTCAGCTTATCTGCGGGCGGACGGGACATGGAACGTTCCTCCCGGCGGCGGTGGCGTTGCCTCAAGTTCAGGCGCTGGGTTGATGAACCAGTTGCCGTCGACCAACCAGATCACCTATTACTGGGGCGGCGACAATGAACCGCATCTGATCAGCGGATTATCCCTGACTTATAGCCAGATCACTGGTGTGCCGATTTTCGCTGGCAGTTCTGCCGGATTAGTTCCGACCAGCGCAGGTGGCACCGCCAATTTCCTGCGAGCAGACGGCGTTTATGCGGCACCTGCGGGTTCAGTGGTCACCACCTCTTCGATAGGAGCCGTGGCGCAGTTGCCAGCGACTGCCGGAGCGACGTATTACCTCAATGGGGCAAACGCCTGGACGCTTCTTTCGACTCTGTCGATCACGTGGAGTCAGATCGCGTCGGGAACGATTCCTACTTCGTTTACGCCGAGCGCGCACGCTGCGACGCATCGCGCCGGCGGCAGTGACCCGATTGGTCCGCCAACGACTTCTCAGAACGGTCTTGTCCCTGTTTTGCCAACGGTATCTCCGACCACCAATTTCTTACGTGGCGACGCTAGTTGGGCCTCGATACCGGTCGCGACCGGGACGACTAGCGGACTTCTTCCGGCACCCAATAACAACACGAGCTTCTGGTTGCGCGGTGACGCCACATTCCAGCAACTCCCGGCGGTCAGCACTACAGTTGCGGGCATTGTCGCGCCGTTTCCTGGCAATCTTACGACGTTTTTAAGCGGTTCCGGCACTTGGATTTCGGTCCCTTATTCCAGTATCTCAGGAGTACCGACAACCTTTACTCCGACCGCGCACGCCACCACTCATATCAGTGGAGGAACAGCGACTGACCTGATTCCGGTCTTTACATCGTCCTCGACCGGGTTGGTGCCGGTAGCCGGATCTGCGGGCACCTATCTCAATTCTTCGGGCACATGGACGACACCCACAGGTTCCGGTGACGTTCTGCATACCGAAACCTTGACCGGCCAACAATCGATCGCGGGCGGTGGCGATCTGAGCGCGCCGCGGACCTTTAATCTGGTCAACGACCAGACCACACCTGCCGCATCCTCTTTCTACGGCACTAATTCTGGTGGAACACGCGGTTGGTTCGCTTCCGTATCGATGCCGCAAGCAACATCATCGGTTGCTGGATTAGTTCCTACACCTACAGGCAGCGCCGCAGTGTTCCTCTCGGGTGCAGCGACCTTCATTACCCCTCCAGCATTCACCGCGACGACACCGGGCTATGCGCCGTTAAGCGGAGGCGGTACAGTCAATTTCCTGCGGGCAGATGGTGGATGGGCCGCGCCGCCGTCCGCGCAGCTTGCGACCACCAGTTCTGGCGGCATCATTCCCGCGCTGCAATCGTCGTCTCAGGCGTCTTATTACCTGAGAGGCGACGATACATGGCAACTGATCAGTGCGCTCTCTATCGCTTTTACCCAGATCACGGGCGTGCCTGTATTCAGCGGGACCACGACAGCGGGATTAGTTCCAGCAAATAGCGGAGGAAGCGCTGCGGTGTTCCTTCGAGGCGACGGTAATTTCGCTACTCCGCTTCTAGCTTCCAGCGGTACATCAGGTTATCTCGCCGGGTTGCCGAGTTCTGCTGCCACCAACTACTGGTTGCGCGGAGATAATTCATGGGAATTACCTTTAAACAGCATCCTTATTTCATCGCCGTTCACGATGCCTGCTGTCGGTTCAGCGGTGACCAATGTCCCGGTCAACAGCACGGTGATTCTCGATCTGGGGATGACGCTCTTCATGGGCGTTCAAGGGTCGGATAATTCGACTGAATGTTTCATGGAGGTGACTGGGATCGGGGTCGGTCTGGTCAATCTCACTAATCAGGGGTATCAGACCAATCCCGCGCCCGGAACGCAAATACCGGGTGGGCAAGCGTTCATTATCGGGCCGGGAGTTGCTGCGGGGACGTCCGCTGGGTTCGTTCCTACGCTGCCCAATAATTCGAACCTGTTTTTGAACGGTCAAGGTTCATGGCAAGTGCCTCCGGGCGCGGGCGGGTTAAGCACTGTCACGACGCAATACTCCGTTTCGGGCACAGGTTCGGTTGGTTCTCCGGTCCAACTGGTTTCGGACCAGCTTAATCCGGGCCCCTTCAGGTTTTATTCGACTGACGCTACTGGAAACAGGGGTTGGTTGCCGCTCTCTTACAGTTGGGAGACGAACGGCACCTTTGTTCTGCCGGGTGTCGGCGCCACTGTTAACGTAGCTTTTGTCACTAACGTGGGGATGACTGTCGGATCCACGATCGTGGTGGAAGACAGCAACGTTCCGCCGAACCAGGCGTTCCTTGAGGTCATCTCGGTCAATGGCGACGGGATTCATGCGGTCCTCAACAATCGCGGATACGCTTTTTCGACCACGGGATCAGTCACATTCGCCACGTCATCCGCTGTCACTCTTGCTGGACCCGGAGTTGCTGCCGGCGGTAAACCCGGTTTTGTTCCAGCCAGTCTCAATGACACGATCAATTTCCTGCGTTCAGATGGCACGTTCTCGATTCCGCCAACGGTCACCGTTGGAGCGGTCGGATACGCGCCTTCAGCGCCCGGTGGCACAACTCAGTTTTTGAGGGGGGATGCGACTTGGGCAGTCCCGGCGGTCGGCGCATTAGCAACTACGGGCACCGCAGGCGCAGTCGCGGGCCTTCCGGCAACTAATCAGGCGACATCCGTCTTGAGAGGCGATAACACGTGGGTGTTGATGTCGACGTTATCGGCACAGATCGCTTATGCGTCTCTGTCCGGCCTGCCTATGACATTCGCTCCGAGCGCGCATGCCTCCAGCCACATCAGTACGGGCGCTGATCCAATTTCCAACTTCTCGACTTCGACCACTACGAGCGGATTGGTTCCCGGTTCCAATGGTGTCGGGACAACGTTCTTTTTACGCGCGGACGGAACATGGGCAACGACACCGAGCGGGCCAGGCCTCGCCACAACCAGCGCTGCGGGACTTCTGGCGCAACTCCCGGCCTCCGCAGGAGCGACTTATTACGCGAATGGACTCAACGCGTTTGCGCTGATTTCCAGTCTCTCGATCGCTTACTCGCAGTTGACCGGTGTCCCGAGCACGTTCACTCCGAGCGGACATGAAGCGACTCACCTCGATAACGGCACCGATACAATCCCGGTAGTCGCTGGCGTCAGGACAGGTCTGGTTCCGGTTCTCCCGTCTTCAGCCCCGACCGCTAAATTCCTTCGTGGCGACGCAACGTGGACAGTGGTTCCGAATGTCACTGGATCAACTCCCGGCCTGATCACGGCTTATGACGGGAACACGGCGCACTTCTTCCGTGGCGACGGAACGTATGCTGTTGTCCCAGCGGTATCGACCAGTGTCGCGGGACTCGCGCCTGTTCTCCCGGCATCTAATGGCACCAGTCAATGGCTCAGGGGCGACGCCACATGGGTCAATATCCCGTTTTACTGGACGATCTCCGCTTCATTCACTCAGCCTGCTATTTCCGGCACGGTTTCGGTCACGTTCCTCAGTACGACCAATCTACAGGCCGGAATGTGTATCGCGACTGTCGATACCACGCCGGTCACCAATTATTACACGGTCCAATCGATTGCTAACGGCACCACTGCGGTCCTGGTTAACCTCGGGGCGACTGGGAACACCGCAGCGGCATCGACGGTCAACGCAGGCCAAGTCAATCTGAACGGCCCCCCGGTGATGACCTCGACCGGAGCGGGTATCACTCCTGTTCCGACCGGAAATTCAACACAGTTTCTCTGTGCTAACGGTTCATGGGTTGCGCCTCCAACTACCGGCGTTCCGCTGACCCGGAACGTCAATACCCAGTATTCTCTGACTGGGGGCGGACAACTCAACGCTGACCTGACGCTCAACCTGGTCAACGACACTGCTTCACCCGGCAACTCGATGGTTTACGGGACCAGTTCGGGCGGAACACGCGGTTGGTTTGCCTCGAACAGTTTCCCTCTGGCAACCAGTAGCAACGCAGGATTGCTCCTGACCCTGACCGGATCGACGAGCAACTTCCTCAGAGCAGACGGCACATGGTCAGCGCCGAGCGGACTTGCTCTGGCATCCACGGGCGTGGCGGGTATCGTAGCCGGGTTACCGGCGACAGGCCAGACTACGCAATGGCTCAGAGCGGATAACTCGTGGGCGTTCCTACCTGATTCCAATGCCACTACGGCATCGTTTTCTTTACCAGCGGTAGGATCAACGGTTTCGGTCACGTTCACCAGCACATCCAATTGGGATGTCGGGATGACGCTCTTTTTCGCGACCGGCAGCGGTGCCACATGCTGCTACCTGGAAGTGACCACAGTCACGGACGGCACGCATCTGGTGATGACCAATCAGGGGTACATCACCAATCCCGCCCCGGTTACCACGATTCCGACCTGCCTTGTCTTTGTGGTGTCGCCCGGTGTCGCCAAGGTTTCTGCGGGTGCGGGCAACGTCGGTCTGGTTCCTCTGCCTCCGAACACCACTACCACGTTTTTGCGCGGTGACGCGACATGGGCCGCTGTTCCGACTTGGTCAGGCACGACTACGGCTGGGCTTGTTCCGGGAACCAGTTCGGGCAGTACTTCGACCTATTTGCGTGGGGATGGAACGTTTGCCACACCTCCCGGCGGCGCATCCACTACTGCGGGAGCCAACTTCACTTGGCCTGCGGTAGGATCGTCCACTAGCTCGATCCTTGTCGGGTCAAGCAGCCAGATGATGGTCGGCGCCGCAGTCTATGTGCCTGCCTTCGGCGTCGCGGAAGTCACGAGCATCGCTGACTCTACCCATTGCGTTTTAAGGAATAACGGAAACAGCGGGAACGCCACTTCAGGAACGGTTAATTCGGGCACCAGCATTTTCATAGGGACTGCAGGCGCACTGGCTACCACTACCGCTTCCGGTATGCTTCCAGTCCCGCCTAATGACGCTACCAAAGTCCTCTTGGGCACGGGCGCATTCGGGACACTGGCTTACTCAAGTCTTGGCTCGATTCCGACCGCGCCACCACTACACGAAGCGACGCACGTCACGGGCGGTACCGACGTTATCGGGCCTGCTACCACGTCGGTCAGCGGTCTGGTCCCGGTTCTGCCGGCATCCAACGGTACGGACAAATGGTTAAGAGGCGATTCCTCTTGGGTGCAAGGGCCGCCACTTGCCATCTCGACGGCAACGTTCACCTGGCCTGCAGTTGCCGGAACGGTGACGGTCACAGTCGATTCGAGCTCGAACATGCGCCAGAACATGGGGCTGTACGCTCCCGGACTTGGCGTTTGCGAAGTGACTGCGGTCAATTCGGGCACCTCGATCACGATCAGGAACAATGGGAACACCAATAACGCCGGATCGACTGCGAGCCAGCAACCTGCGTTTTATGCTGCAGGCGTGGGGGGACTGGCTACCGCGACAACGAGCGGGATGATCCCTGTCCCGCCGAATAACACCACCACATTTCTCTCTGGCGCCGCGACGTTTATCACCCCTCCCAGCGCTACAGCAACGGTTGCCGGATACGTCCCGACGCCGCCCAATAACGTCACCACTTTCCTTAGAGGTGACGCTACGTTTGCGACGCCCCCGAGCGCCACCGCAACCACAGTGGGATACGTCCCGACGCCCCCGAACAATACCTATCAATATCTGCGCGGTGACGCGACCTGGACCACCCCGACAATCACTTACAGTCGGTTTAAAGCCTCGGATAACATCCCGTTTTCCACCACTTACCCAGCCTTTAATACCCGAGGCGCTTACGGACTTCCGGTATTGGATTGCGCTCAGTCGGTTCGGACGGACATGATCTTTATCGACGCCATGCCGATCAACGCCAACCTTGGCAGCGGCGTAAACGTTTTGATCCATTGGAGCGCGCACACGGCTACGACCGGCAACGTGGTTTGGGATGTCGCGTTTGCTCGCCTGAACGCCGCCGCATCGATTGCTTCGACCAGTTTCGGCACAGCCAATACGGTGACCTCGGCTACGACGGGAACGGTCGATCAGGTGACAATTTCCACGGTCGCGGTGACATCCGGCAACCTGAACAGCGTAGCGGCCGGAGACGTCTTTGTGGTCAACGTTTATCGGTTGGGAACCTCTGGATCGGATACCATGGCCGATATTGCTGAAGTTCATTTTGTTGAAATTCGTTCCGCTGGAACCTAAATGGCTCTCACATTTGACGGTGCCAACTACATAACCAAAGCATCGGCGCTGGTCTCAGCGGCACCGATGACCTTTTGCTGTTTATTCACCACTCCTTCGTCGATCAGCGCGGACGCGTATGTGATGGGGATCGCCAGCGGCACCTCGACCCATTTCAGCTTGTTTGCGATGAAGTTTTTAACCGCTTCCGCGAAGATGTGCTGTTACATCTCCAATGACGCGGGCAGCACGACTGACAATACTGCGGCATCCTCAACCACCCTGTCAGCGTCGACCACTTATCATGTGGCCTGCGTCTTCACCAGCGCTACCTCGAGGACCTGTTACGTCAACGGAGGAGGATCAACAAATAGTACGGTTTCGGTTACCCCCGGAACCTGCGATTCGAGCTATATAGGAAGCGTCAAATTCAACGGAGCAGTCGCTGCGGGAACGCTGGGGACGATCGCGTTTCCGATGATTTACGGTGCCGCACTGTCCGCAACCGATGTCGCGTCTTTGGCTAAAGCTGTCGGACCACAACACGTCAGGACTTCTAATCTTGTCTCGTACTTACGGTTGACCGGCGGCAACAGTCCCGAACCCGATTACATGTCCACCACAGGATGGACCTTGGTAGCAGGCTGATATGGCAATCACTTTCGTCAACGCGGCTTCCACCGAGAATGCAGCTTCCGCGACCTATACCACGGTGATGACGTGGGCGCAGTCGGCAGGCGATCTGATCGCCGTCTCGATCTGGACCTCGGGCCTGACGCAGGTAATCAATTCGGTTACCGACACTGAATCCAATATCTATTATCAGGCGTACGCCAATCAGAACGCTGGTAACGCTGCCGGCGGCATGCAGACGATTTACGTGTGTGCCAATGTCGCCGCCGCGGCATCTAGCGCCAATACGGTCACGGTCAAATTCGCTGCGTCACAAGCTACCGCTACGGTTTGCGTCGGTTCATGGACAAGCGATAACGGATTCGGGTATGTAGACGTTCTGGGAACCGCGACCACGGGCCATACCACTACGGCATCCCAATCGATGACCACGGTGACTGCCAATACGCTGGTGATCGGGTTTATCACGACCGGCACTGGCGGTGTCACCACGGTGACCTCCGGGACAGTTGCGGTCACCACGGCGACCAATAAGAAATCGCTGGTCTACACGATCAAAACGAGTGCCAGCGCGACCGCGCACACGGCAACGGTGAGCGCGACCAACGATTGGTGGGTAGTTGGGCAGGTAGCGATCCAGAAAACCGCTCCGGTATTTACGGGAACCATCCCGACCATGGTTCAGCATGCTTCCACTGCTGCTTCAGGCGCGGTTTCGGGAGGTCCCTACTTCATCAATTACCCTAATCCGACTTTAGCCAATAATTGCCTGATCGCTTTTGTCTCTGCCGGGTTCCAGACCTCGCAAACCCTGACTGTTACCGACGATCAAAGCCATACCTGGACCAAAGCGACCGGATACCCTCTTTCGGACGGCTCAAATTTTACGACACACTGGGTTTTCTACCTCGCAAACGCTAGTGCAGGCGTCCAAAAGGTCACATTCACGTTTGGCACCCAGACTTTCTCGACATTTGAGATTCTGGAGTACTACAATATTGCGACCAGCAGTCCTGAAGACGGTTCGGGAGCCAATAATCTGTTAGGAAATGGTCCTACGCTCTCTTCTGGATCGTTTACACCGGGTTCGAGCGGCGATTTGATCCTCGTTTACGCGAACGATTGGGATACCAACACCCCTTTAGCCAGTTCGTACGCTGCAGGGCCCGGATTCCGACCACTGACCTCGTACACGAACGATCAGACGACCGCGAAATGCCTCCATTACACGATTCAGACCACTGCGGCGGCGATTAACGCCACTTGTTCACTGGCCGGATCGACCGATTTATTCGTTTGTTTCGCGGTAGCTTTCAAAGCGGCGAGCGCAGGCACCGCTCCGTCCTCGACCGCCATGCGGGTGGTCAATCGGTGGACGACCTTGATCGATAACCCGAGCGGTAACGCCGGGATACTGCAGTTTGCGACCAAAGGAAACCTCTTCGTCGCCTACACCAACTTCAATACGACCCAGATGAATTGGACAGCGAACGCGTCCAATCTGGGAAATACCTGGACCCATGTCGCTGGCACTAACACCACGGCATACGGTCAGATGTGGTATTGCGCCAACGCTACTCCCGGCGACAACCTGACGATGACGCCAACGGTTACGGCTAATCCGTTTTTGACCGTCCAGTTTTACGACATCGTCAATGCGGCTACCAGTCCGTATGACTCGACTGCCGGGATACCTCAACAACAAATCACCATCACTACCGGAACCACGCTTCCGGTAAATGAAACCTTCAGTTCCGCGACGATCACTCCGTCTGTCTCCAACGGTATTGTGTTCGGTTTCGTGGAAAACGGCGCAGGCCCGACCACGGCGTTATTAACCCCTTCAGGTTCATTCGACGCCGACACGTACACCGGGCAGACTGATGCGGACAACTTGGTCAACGCGGACGGGTACAGTCATTACTACAACCCCAACACCAGCACGCTGACATGGCAGTGGACGTTTAACTCAAGTTCACTCCCGAACACCGCTTCGTTCCAGGCGTTTGCGTTTAAGCCGGGAGTCACGGCTATCAACCCGACAGTAGCGACTAACCCGCACTTCCTGTTCCCGTGACATGCCAGCGACACCAACACTGGTTCAGACGCTTAGCAGTTTTGTAAACGAATCCGAAGAAGGATTCACCGGCAATCCGTTCCATATATCGTTCCCAAACACGACTCTGGTCGGGAACCTGCTCATCATGGAGGTGAGCGCTGATTTCGTCACCGGGCGCACGATCACCATCGCAGACGATGCCTCTGGGGGAAGCAACACCTGGACCTTAGCAAAAAGCGTCAATACCCCTAGCGGAACGGGAGGGACGATTACCTCGATTTACTACGTTCCGAACTCTAAACCATGTAAACAGATCACGATCACGTTCGATAAAGCGGTTTTCGACGGACATTTTTCTCTCGCGGAATTCTACAACGTAGCAATGTCATCTCCGGTCAGAACCACTAATGGCAGTTCTACCGGAACAACCACGATCTCTTCCGGTGCCGTGGTCCCGACCGCAGGCGACCTGATCTACATGTGCATGATCGATAGCGCGGGACAGAACGCGAATCGTAACGTCACACAGATCACGAAATCGACCGGGTTCACGTTCATGACGTGCGGCATCCAGTGGGGATACTGCACTCAATACCAGATCAGCACAGGAAGCGTAAGCGTAAATCCGACAATCGCCGTTGGCGGGTCTGGGGACACTTTTAACTGCATCACGGTGGTCTTTATACCTGCCACAACATCATCTGGAACGGCTCCTCCTTCTTCCGGTATTCGAGTGCTTGGAATCCAGCACGAATTGATGTCGGCGGGCGCGAACCCGACGACGTTTATGCGTTGGCCTACGCGTGGCAACCTTCTCGTTTTATCTACCACCTTCCAACCGAGCGCTCAAAACGTTTCTGCGGTCACCACTTCTCCTGCTTTGACATGGACTAAGGCACCAGACCCGAGCGGAACCGGGGCTTACGGACAGTATTGGTACGCCGCTAATGTCACGACTGCCACCGATACGATGACGATCACCCCGACGTTGCCGAGCGGTTATTTCTTGTCGTTCATCATGTACGACATCATAGGTGCGCAGACGTCTCCCTACGACTCTGTTGCTGGAATACCCCAGAGTCAGACCACGATTTCGACCAGTCAAGGTACTCATTCGTTTACGGGATTCCCGACAATCACTCCGTCGACTGCGAATGGCTTAATCATCGCGCAAGCGACTAACGGAACGGGACCGACCACTTCTCTGGACAGTCCCAACGCTACGTCTTCCGGCGCGGCGACTTTTGTCACTACGACCTACGGTGGCCAAACCGACGTCGACGTGATGGATAACTCGGACGGGAACGGGTTTTACTACAATCCCACAGCCAATGTCGCCGTCCCGTTCAATTGGACCAACACCTACCAGGCGAATATAACGCCGACCTCGGACGGAATTAACTCGTCCGCAATCGCGTTCAAGGCAGCGGTAGGTTCTCCTGCTACTGTCCCTCCGACCCTTCCATCCAACTTCGCGGGCACGCCAGCGTCTTCAGCGTCGATTACCCTGACCTGGACCGGATCAACCGACACGGGAACAGGCCAACAAGGGTTGTCGCCCTCCCAGATTCTTTATCCGATCGAGATTTCGGGCGGGACATTCTCGACGTTTACCCAGCTTGGGACGGTTCCGGTAGGGGTGACGACATTCACGGTGACTGGGCTTGCCGCCCTGACCACGTACAACTTCAGGATGCGGTCAGAAGATACCACCTCGCCTCCTAATATATCGGCGTACGTATCGATTGCCGCAGCGGTCACGACCCCTTCTGCGCCAAACAGCACTCCGGTGCAACCGACCATCACTTCGGTGACCGCAGCGTCCTCGACTTCATTGACCGTTGTCTGGCCGGACACCACGGACACCGGTTTCCCGGCTACCCAACTTACCTACAACCTCCAGAGAAGCACCACCCAAGCCGGGACGTACGCGACAGTGACAGGAGGGTCCGCCATACCCGGCACTGGAACAGGGCTGACCTTCACCGATACCGGACTTTCTCCCTCGACCACTTACTGGTATCGGGTTTCGGCTACTAACCCGATCCCTAACACGAGCCCGTTCTCGACCTCGGTTTCGGGCACCACAACCAATACGCCTCCGCAATTCGTTCAGGGCGCGACGGGCAGCACGACCGCAACCAATACCTTGACGGTGCCGTTCACTGCGGCACAAACGATAGGCGACTTGAACGTCATCGTGATCGCGACTGCCAGCACTGCGGCGATCACTATCACCTCGCTGACCGATCAGGCAGGGCACACGTACACTTTGCAAGCAGGCCCGACCACGGTAGGAACCTTAACCCAATGGATGTACACTTCCCCTATCTAGCATGGCAGGAGATACACGGTTCGGGTTTGCGACACATTTCGGCCAAGGTTGGTCTAAAACCTTGATGCCAGCGGTTGCCGCGACCGGTGTAGGATGGATTCGTGACGACGTCAGTTGGGCCTCGATGAACCCGAGTAACGGCGTATTCCAGACTGACACCACCGATGACGGGTGGTTACAAGCCGCAGGCGCCGCCGGTTTACAGGTCGTGGCGATCATTGGATCTAACGCAGCGGTCGGGACCAATCCTCCGTATGACCCGACGCAGATGGCAGCGTTTTGCGCGTGGTTTGCAGGCCATTACGCGGGGATTGTCGGCGCAGTCGAGATCTTAAATGAACCGAACAATATTTCGGCGTTCAATACCACTGCCGGCGAACAGAACTACATCACTTTAGTTAATACGGTTTACGCAGCGGTAGCGGTGACCAACACCAATTGTCAGGTAATCGGACTGGGATATCAGGGGTCAACCATCCTGAACCTCTTACCACAAGCCACGATGAACGGTGTAGTGGTTCATCCGTATGATCCGGGTACTTCACCGGATATTGTCCCTGAACTTGTCTACGAACCGCCCTACAACACGTACACCAACGAATATCCCCAATGGATTGCGGCGCTGAATGCCGCGACCGCGTTGCCAATCTGGGAAACCGAATGGGGCGCGGAAACGGTGACCGGACTCAGTCAAGATCAGCAAGCCTGTTACCTGTTGCGGCGTCTCTGCATGCTGACCGCGTTCAACGTCGAGCACAGCTTCATCTACGAGTACATGGACAACTCGGGCACGGACCTGTTTGGTGTCACTCTTTCGGGTGGCGCGTTCAAACTGGCGTACGGGCTGTACATGCGGTTCATCAACGCGATGCAGGGCGTGACCGGGACGGCAAATCAGTACACCACCTCTGGCCTCACGATCAGTAACGTCAGCGTCACCTACACGGCACCGGTTCAACCGTTCGGATACCTTTACACGGGTTCAACCAAAACGATTGCCGCTTATTGGGTAGGGAACGCTTCTGTCAACGCTCCTCCGACCTCGGGTACTTGCACGGTGAGTTTTCCCTACACTGGCACGTTCTCGAATTCATCGTACCTCTACGACCTGATCCTCTGCGTCTCGACGCCGCTTTCAGCGTACAGTCACACGCTCTCTGGCGGGGTAATGACCATCTCTGGCCTCCCGTTAAGCGATCATCCGAAAATTGTGGTGATCCAGCCCACCGTGAGCAGTCCGATCATACCTTCTGGAAGGTTCATCGACTGGACTATTTCCGGTATTCCCGGAGGTATTCCGTCCGCAGGTTGGCCGATCAATGCCACGATCACTACCACGGGCGCAGACCAGACGGCGGCGATCAATGCTGCGCTGGTTGCCGCACCTGTAAACAGCGTGGTCCTTCTAGGACCGGGAACCTTCCAAATTGCTGGTGCGGGCATACAGATTCCTTCTGGAAAAGTTTTGCGTGGCGCGGGCCCTCAATCCATGGGAGGACCGGTCGGAACGAATCAGCAAACCACCTTTACTCTCCTCAATTACACGGGATCGGGTAATGCTAACGTGGCGTTTGGATCGCTGAGTGACACGGCACCCACCACGACAAATCAGGTATCGATCACCGGAGGACTTACTCAAGGATCTACCAGTATCGTTGTCTCAAGCGCTGCCAATATCAGCGTTGGGAAAACTCTGATCATCAGCCAGTTGAACGACGCCTCTATCCCGGTATCGAATGTCGGCGGCGAGGGCACCGCAAACTGGGTTGACGACGACTTGTACAACGGGACACGAGCAATGGGTCAGACCACGCTCGTCACCTCTGTCAACGGAACAACCATAGGTATTGATCCTCCGCTTTATTGGGCGTACAACCAGACTCCGTTAGCTATTCCATTCACCACGGAATGCGTTCGAGCAGGATTAGAGAACCTGACGATATACAATAACAGCAGCAACTACGGGGGGCAGGGAAACGGAGCCGGTACTCTCAGGTTTTTCTCATCACTTTACTGCTGGGTTAACAACATAGAGGTCAATTACACCGGGAACGACTTTGCTGATTTCCATTTCGCAATCAGGTGCGAGATAAGGCACAGCAATTTTCACGACGCTTATCTGCACGCTCCCGGCCAGACGGACAGCGACATCGATATAACCAGCAAATCTAGCGGGAATCTTGTCATAGACAACGTCATCTACCACGGGCACGTCGGCATCATGCTGGAATGGGGAGCGTCCGGTAACGTGGTTGCGTATAACTGGATAGGCGGATCGTTTGACGCCAACACGCCTCAAGCAAATTATCCTGGAATAAACCCCAATCACGGCGCGCATCCGCTGATGAACCTGTTTGAGGGGAACGTCTGCCCGCATATCTACAGCGACGACATCTGGGGATCCAACAGTCATGCCTGTTATATCAGAAACTGGGCGACCGGCACCACTTGGGTTCCAGTAACGCCACCGACCGGCAGAGGGGCTTTTGGGACGCAAATGTGGACCTACCAAGCTCTTTTCTGTTTTGACATAGACCTGCAGAACACCTACCCGGTATTCATAGGGAACGTTGCAGGGTCAAAACAGTTGTTAACTGGGACAACCCATTACAACGACGGTTCTACGCATCTGACGATGACCGCTCTCATAGCGGCCAATACTTCCAGATCATATGATGATGGGTCGTATGGGTACACCTTTGGATACAGTTCTTTAGCTGACGGAGGTGGAGGATCTGACAATAGCCTTCCGTACACCACAAGCATCATCGCGGGAGATTACAACTGCGCGACTGTGGCGGGTGCCGGAAACACCGGGACGATATGGTTTAACGCGACCACCCAGACGGTTCCGAATTCTCTATTAATGACGTCAAAGCCAACTTGGTTCGGAACATTGACCTGGCCGCCGGTCGATCCGACTAATCCGCAGCAGACGACGACGTTCACTAGCGTGATCCTCCCCGCCGGGTACAGGTTCGTCAACGGAGTCGATCCTCCAGCATCCACTGCTCCCACAGGATTTAACCCGGTTACCGTGACGTTTTCAGGGACTGCCACCAATATCGACATGGCGGTAATGGAATACGCTGGTCTGACCGGTACATCGTCTCTGGACGTCAAGAGCACCAATACCGGCACCTCGACCGCGCCAACCACAGGACCGTTCACTACCACGCAAGGGAACGATATTCTGGTTGGGGCAGCGAGTTCAGCGGGTGGCCCTTTGACCGCAGGATCAGGTTACACTCAACGTGATCTCACCTCGCGCCTGATCACAGAAGACCGGATCGCGGCTTCTGCCGGATCATTTTCAGGCACCGCATCTCTGAGCACTTCTTCGGCGTGGATCATGCAGGTTCTGGCCCTGAAAGCGCCTGCGGGCGGACCAACGCCTCAGACCATCGGACTGATCGGAATCGTTAGCGCGAGCGCGTTCGGGCAGGCCAGCGTGACAGCTTCCAGAACGGTGCAACTGACTGGAATTATCAGCGGGGAAACGTTCGGACACCCGACGGTGGTTGCCCCGGCTACCGTCACGCTCTCAGGCATTCTTTCCGCAGAAACATTCGGGGCCACGGTGGTTCAGGCGACCGGGACGTTCACCAGTCAGGCCAGTGGGATCATCAGCGGGGAAACGTTCGGTGTCATCGCGGTGCAAGCTCCGGCGAGCATTGCGCTATCCGGCATCCTTACCGCAGAAACATTTGGAACGGCGACAGTCCTTTCTCCCGCTCAGATATTCCTCACAGGAATACAGAGCGCGGAAAAGTTCGGGATGGATACCATAGGGAACACTGGCGACCAGTTCATTTCCCTGACTGGTATCCTTTCCGCGCAAGCGTTTGGGACGCTCACTCTGGTTCCGACCGGGACCGCTACGGTACAACTCTCAGGAATAGTCAGCGCGGAAAAATTCGGCACCATCATCGTGTCGTCTCCGGCCCAGATATTCCTGACCGGAATAATCTCTGCCAACGCGTTTGGGAATATCAGAGTCACGATTCAGGGTCAGTCAGCGCGGATGGGCCGGGTATTGTGATATCGTAACTCAATGCCTTACGACTGGAGTATACCGTACGATTCGCCGCTGGTGTACGACGTCGGTAATCCTTCGTCCGCTACTTTAACCGGTATTCCCAGCGCGGGAACGTTCGGTACCGCTGCCTTTCAGCCCACTGGATCGGTCAATATCCAGCTCACCGGGATACCAAGTCTGGCAGCGTTCGGCACCCAGGCGATCACGGCACCGAAGGTTGCCAATCTGACGGGAATCCCTAGCTTGGCCGCGTTCGGAGTGATTGGGATAGTGTCGCCCGTAATTGTCCAATTGCACGCTCTGCCTAGCGCAGAAACATTCGGGGCAAGCGAGGTGAGCCAACCTTTGGCTACTTTTACGCCCAAATTAATTCAGTCCAAATCGTCTTCGACGATGAGCGGCAACTCTGGTCAGATCACACCAAGCAACAACATCACTGCCGGAAACGTCCTGATTGTCGCAGCGGCCATTAATTCTCCAACCAACATCACGGGTGTTACGGATGCCGCCGGTAACCTTTACCAGAATTCGGTCACTAACATTGATTCGGGTTCGACCACTTTGACCATCTGGGTTGCTCCGATCACCGCCGGGAGCGGCACCAAACCTGCCATCCTTGTCCATACCACCGGAACCAACCTTGTTTACTCGTTCTTCTGGGAATATAGCGGTGTCAGCCTGAGCAATCCCATTGATGCGTTCGGCGTTTCCTCTGGTACGGGCAACACCGGTACCGCAGTCTCCAGCGGGTTTTTGTCCACGGCATTTATTGCCGACGTTCTTTGTGGGATTTGCATCTGTCAGAGCAACGTCACCGGAGCGACCGCAGGCTGGACGGCGACACCCGGATTCGCCAACGCCAGGATCGAGGCGGAAGTCTTTGTCACTAGCGCGACAGGAAGTTTTGCGGCGACGTTCACCCAAACTTCAGCAGTCGAATACAACGCCGCAATCGCGAGCTTCGCGCCCGCTGCGGTCATTCCCGTCTCTCAGGGAAGAGTTCTGTAATGAATCCGCGTGATTTCTGAATTACAGTTTACAAATGAGTCAGTTGTCAGATGAGATGGTAAAACTTCTTGGCCCGAGTTGGAAGACGACTCTGCTCGGAATCTCGGGAGCCGCCCTCGAAGGACTCGCTGGCTTTGTTCTGGCCAACGCTTTCCCTGGGACCAGCGACACAACGAAACTGGTCATCTACATCGTTGCGGGATTGAAAGCCATCAACACCGCAATCAGAGGTTATTACCAGAAAGACGTGAACGTTTCCAACTCTCCTGACCCTATCCCGGTCGCTAAAACTGTCCCACCACCAAAAGATGATAAACCTGCTGGTAATTGATCTCTCCCATTGGGACGACGTAACCGATTACGCCAAAATCAAAGCGTCAGGCATTGTCGGCGTGATTTACAAGGCGACTCAAGGCAGTTCCTATGTGGACGCCACCTACGCGCCAGAACGCGAGAAAGCGGTCGGCGCAGGGCTTCTTTGGGGCGCGCTCCATTTCGGCGACGGCAGTTCTGTGACCGCGCAGGCCAAGAATTTCTTGTCGCACGCCGCACTCAATCCGCAGGATCTGTTTGCCTTGGATTACGAGGACAACACCTCGCAAATGAACATCCAGCAAGCGCACGATTGGACGGTTGCTGTTGAACAGGAATTAGGGCGCCCGACACAAGGGGTTTTATATTCGGGCAACACCATTAAAGAGACGATCCGCCCGCAGGATCAAGCGTTCTGGGCACCGCGCCGCCTTTGGCTCGCGCAATACGCCAGTTCGCCTGTTGTCCCTCCTCCGTGGACCAGCGCGTGGCTCTGGCAGTATACTGATGGAGGGACCGTGCCGGGAGTAGCGGGACAAGGAACAGTGGACTGCAACAGCTACCTCGGGACAGCGATCCAGCTTGCCAACGAATGGTCTACCGGCCAGACCACGGTTCAATATTGCCCCTGCTGCCATCAACCGCTCCCAAATCAGACATGAAAAAATCGAGTAAATGCAAAACGGGTCCTCTGGTAACCAAGGGGACAAAATCAAGCGAAGGGGCGAACGATCACGCGCGCCCGATGGATAAAGGATACAGCAAACCTGTGCCGCGCAAATGGCCGCCGGGAACACCCGCGCCGGTCAGCAAAAAGCACGGATTCGTCAATTGGAAGTCCGAACATATTTAGGACGATGCCTGCTCCCAAGAAGAAAGCGCCACGTAATATCCTGAAAGGGTTTACGGAAGGCGAATTACTCGATCTCAAGAACTCCATCAGTAGCCAAGGAAGCGGATTTATCTGGAAAGACCGTCTGGAAAACGAGCTTAAGAAACGACCACTCAAGAAATCATGAAGATACCTATTCAAGCGCCGCCGGATTTCACTTCCATGGTGCCGCCAGACGTTGCCTCTCAAGGCGAACCGCCTCCGCCCACCTCAGACGGCGTGAGCATCGACAATCTCAGCCCAGAACAAGCCAACTCCATTCCAGACGATGGTGAAGCGAAGGTCGGATTCAAGAAAACGCATCATCGAAGCGAGAAAACCATCCATCCGGACGGTAGTTCGACCGAGAAACATCACGTTCGACTCGCACTCACGCATTTCCATCCTCAAAAAGAAGAAAAAGAAGGAGAAGACGAGGAGGAAGCGCCAAAAAAGAGCAAGAAACTCCAGAGAAACGCGCAACAAGCCGTTGCAGACCATTTCGGGCCTTAGGAGGTCGCAACGATCCTCGTCTCAGATATTTTCAGTGATGTCCAGACCGTTCTGGGCACCGCCGATTCGGTCAGCACCTACGACAAGCTGAACCGGGCGATCCGCCTTTTGCGCAATAAAGCGACCAGTTCCAATATCACTTGGGACGCCTCGCTGATTTATTGCACGGTGGCGACTAATCCCACCCGGTACATCGTCGCGCTTCCGTACCAGATCGAAAAACCGATCGCAATCACGATCAATAGCGCGCCAGCGTTTACCCGCGGCCAGTTATTCGAGTTCACTATGAACGGGCCCGGTAGCGGCGACCCGTTAGTGGGCTATCAATGGATGGATCAAGGGACTAAACCTCTCCAGATCCCTCTTCCGTACCCCGGCACCGCGCCAGCGAGTACTGGTAACCCGCTTTTGTTCACCAGCGATAACCCTTCTGATACGGGAATCGTTTTCACCTGTTTAGTCCAGAACCTGGACAATTCCGAATCGACTATTCAGGTCACTTTAGGAACAGCGAGCGCACCGGTCCAGGACCTGATTCAACTCAATAAGCCCGTCACTCAAGGCAATATCACCCTGTCAGTCAAGGGCATCACGGTCGCCTATTATCCGCCCCAGATGACCGTCCCGCTCTTTCATCAGATCAAGCTTTCGTTACCGGGCGCTAGTGTGCGGATCTTGGGACGGCGCCGATACGTTACGGTAGCGAACCTGACTGATTTCATCCCCCTGGATTCCATTGAAGCGGTGATCCAGATGGTTAAAGCGGTCAAATACTACGACGAAGATCAGTATACGAGCGCGCAACAGTGCGAGATGATCGCCATGACGTGGTTAGGCGAGGATAACGCCGCGCGAATGCTCTATAGCGTGGCCGCCAGCGCCACCCAGACACCGCCGATCCTCAATCTGAACATCTATAATCGCGACTCGATAATTGTCGGTGATGTTTACGAAGATGCCTGCGCGACCTTCGGCAATATAGGGCAACGGTTCGTTTTCGATCGCATCACCACCATTCTGGAGACTCTCCAGAACATGAGTCAATGGGATCCACAGATCGGTTACGTGGATATCCAGAGTTTCGGGTTACCGGACGGAAAGCAGTATTATCTGACTCTTCCTCGTTACGTCGAGGAACCGCTAAAAATCCTGATCAACGGGCGCCCGGCCAAGTTCCAGAATAAATGGTTCCAGTTCCACATGAACGGCCTTTATCAGGATAATTTTGACGGCAAATTCCCGGTAGCGTCGGGTGTCGCCAGTCCGGGCCTGTGGAGCAACAGGCTATGGGATAGTTACGAAGATCTCGGGGAAGTGGTGCTGGCTTTTGACCCGCTCCCAATCAATACCGCGTTTAACATGGTGGCGTTCTGCGTCAATCCGCAGGATGCCGGCAGTTCATTACGAGCTTATGGATACGATACCAACGGACTCCCAATCTACGACAGTGACGGAACTCTCGGATACCTGGTCCCAGTGCGGACGCCTGGCAGCGTTTCGCCCCCAAACCCTTCCGGGGCAAATATGGTCAGCTGTGAACGGATCTTCCGAGATCCGACAAGCGGATTCGTCAACCTCTGGAGTTGTGACAGCGCGGGAAACCCTGGACAATTACTGAGCACCTATTGGCCGGACGAAACTGAGCCGAAATATCGCCGGATCAGGACCGGATCGCGCCCGCTCTCGAACGCTTTAAGCGGTGTCCCTCAATATCCGGTTTTGCGGATGATGTACCGCAAACGGTGGCTTAAGGTGACGAGTTTAACTGACCCGATTCATTTGAGAAGCCGCAAAGCGATTCTGGCGGCATTTAACGCCTGGAGTTTATCGGCTAACGATCAAGCGGTGATGGCTCCCGGCCAAGGTATCCAGATGGAACGCGCTGCGTACGAGGTTGCCGTCAAATATCTCAATGACGAATGGCGCAGCATGCATCAGAACGAAGGATTAGACATTCAGGTGGATGAAGATCTTTGGCCGGCAGTGATGAACAATTGGGAGACGATGATCTAGGGATGACATGGCAGAATCCCAAAGCACCACCAAACAAGGCCAGTTTGCCGATACCCGTAGAGATTTCTTTACCGACTCCGGATGGGTCGGTGGATGCGACACCCTTCTTTTCCCGACAGACCTGACGCCAGGATGTTATGTCTGGAGTGTTAACGCCCTCAACCGCGGCGGCATCGTTTCTACGCGACCGCGTAAACGCCGGTTGTTTTCGATTCCGGGCTCGTTAGGACAAGGGTTCTGTGAATTCCTCACCCTCGACCTGACTCAATATCTGGTCTGGGCGATCGATGGACTGGTTTACTACAGTATTTACCCGTTCAATTCGTATACCCAGATTCAAGGGATCTCGTTTAACCCGTACGCAGCCCGGATCCATTTTTGCCAGCAGGTTCAGGCAGCCACCTATAATCCAGACAACACGATCGCCATTCTGCCTAACCCGGTTCGTTACCTGTTCATGCAGGACGGAACCTCGAGTTGCGCTTGGTGGGATGGCACTAACGCATTTCAACCGTTTTCCACTTTCACCCCCGAAACCCCTTCAGTCCCGACCGGAATAGCGACTACCCAGATTTATCCGCCGATCGGTACGGCCATGGTGGCTAGTGGCGGACGTATCTGGATTGCGGTAGGTAGACAGGTTTACGCGTCCGATTACGTCATCCCTACCCAATTCCGTGAACAAGCCTATCTTGCGGAAGTCTCTGGATTCCAGTTCCCGCGTCCAGTCAATTGCATGCTGCAAGCGCCGCAAGATTCGGGCACCTTCGTTTTCACTGACTCAGGGATTTACACTCTTCAGAGCAATATCCTGGACCGGACCCAATGGCAAAGCACCCCGCTTTTCCAGAATACGGTCACGGAAGAAATCGGATGCGTGGCCCCATTCTCACCCATCTATCAACATGGATTACCGTGGTTTTATACCGCTAAAGGATTCATCTCGATGGATATGGCGCTTCAACTCAATATCTCCAACGTCCTTTACACGCGAGACGGAGAGATGCGCCGCTCCAAAGCTCTGTTGAGTCCGACTGTTACCGGGATTTGTACGGGCATTTTCGAGAACGTTCTGATGATCAGTGTCCCGCACGCCTCCCAATACAATCGGCACACCTGGATCATGGACGGCGGGATCGCCCCGAAACTAAACAATTCTTTGGGCGCATGCTGGACAGGTGTCTGGACAGGCACCTATCCGGTTCAGTACGCCACCCTGATTTATAACGGTGTCGAACATAATTACGAACTCAGTTATTCCAATGGGTACGTCTTAAGTTCAGGAAACAAATATCCGATCTCGATCTGGGAGAATTTCCAAAACATCGCGTTAGACGATAATGCGACACCGGTACGATCCAAGATGGAAACCCGGATGTGGCGGACGATCAATGACGAAACTTTTCAAGCCTGTTTTGTCGAGGTCCTGATCACACAATTGAGCGGAGAAGCCACCTTGACGTTCTCCATCGGCGGCGCGGCCGGTCTTTACCAGCATCTGTCGACTTCGACCTTCCGGGCAGACGTTGGGCCGTTCTTTAACCCGGCCATGATGACGATCTATTACGTGTTTCCCGGTCAGGAAACCACCGAGATCCAGAGTTATCGAGGCCAGAACCGTTATGCGCGTTCTACCGAGGTAACAATCGCTCCCAGTCCGAACTCGTATCATTTCATCGAGGTGGGCACCAATGAACTGATCGATCGCGCTTTTCAGGTCCTTCTGGAATGGACTGGCAACATGGCCGTCCGGGTAGTAAAACTCTTTTACCGTCCCTATTCCACGCCTTCGGTCGGTTACACGCCGGTCAACGAATCGGGAACACCTCACATCGTTTTGGACGCCGAATGAACCAGGTCCAGTCAGCAACAAATCCGGGGACTACTGCTGCTGTTACCAGTCAACAGGTGATCTTGAACGGTCAATCGGTTGAAGGCGATCTCTTGATTGTTTCCGGCACGTTTGCGGACAGCACGACCGGTCCCATCTCGGTGACACCCACGGTGACAGACAACGCCGGAAACGTTTACTCGATTGCCTCGGTCCCGTTCCATTCGGGCGTGAATCAGGATTTCTGGTTACAATATTGTGTCGTTGGATTCACTACCTCGGTGACAGTGACAGTCACTTATAACCAAAGCGTCACTAACGCCAGTGTCGGCGTTGAAGAATTCGCTTCTGCTAACGGTTGGAATGTTCCGGTACCGCTTCTGGACGGTCAAAGCGCCGGAACATCTGGCCCTAGCACTGGATCGACACCGATCAATTCAGGATCAATCACCACTACCAATGGCGATGACCTGATCTTTGCCATGGTGGGCTATACCCTGACCACGCTGGTACCAGCAACCGGATGGGCTCCCAGCGCTCAGATCCGGTTGAACGTCGCCACATTCTGGATCGAACAATCCTCTGTCGGTTCCATCGGGTTCACAGCTACTCAGGGCGGTGGCGCATCCGCTATCTGGGCTGCAGCAATCTGGGCTTTTCAAGCCAATGTAGCGCCCGGTCCTCCAATCACTTTTAACCTGATTACCGCAACCGTTAATCCCACTCAATTTCAGGAGGCGTACCAGAACCGGATACCGGAAGACATCTACGATTCGTTGACCAACAATCCTAATTTTGTCTTTGTACCGTACGGCCCGTCGCCGTTGAACGTCTAAATATGGCTCTCCAGTTTCCCATCACTTTTTCTTGTGCGCCAATTCCTACCGGACAAAGTTTGGACGCCAACCAATATGCCCAGATTCTGGTTTCGAACCTGCAAGCCTACATCTCAGGCCAGTTTTTGACGGGACAAATCGGCGGTTCAGCGCCCACCGCCGACATTGGTCCTTGGTTCAATAACGGCGTCTGGTACTACTGGGATCCGGGCAGCCAACAATATATTCCGCAGAGTTTAACCTCCAGTTTCCCAACAGGTTCAATCATCGATTTCGGCGGGATAGTTGCTCCGACAGGATTCGTTCTTTGTGACGGTTCTCTTTATCTGCGCACAGGGGCTATGGCTGGACTGTTTTCGGTCATCGGGACAAGCTACGGCGCGGGTGATGGCAGTTCCACTTTCGCTGTACCCGACGCTCGAGGCAGGGTTGGGCTAGGTACCGGTGCCGGATCGGGCCTGACAGCGAGAACGATCGGCCAGAAGGTAGGGGAAGAAAATCACGTCCTAGCCGTAAGCGAACTGGCAAGTCACAATCACACTCAAAACGCTCACGCGCACGCTGACGCGGGCCATTTGCATTCTGACTCTGGTCACTTCCATTCTGATAACGGGCACGCTCACGGCATCACTGACCCAGGGCATGTTCACGGCTATGTTAACGCGGTCCTTTCTGCCCCCGGCAGCAGTCTCGCTGGAGGCAGTACCTTCCAATCCGGGAGTGCCGCGACCAATCCCAGCGGTACAGGTATCGGAATTAACACGGGCTTTGCCTCGATCGCGGAAGGGCACGCGGCAATCGCCGCTGGCTTTGCCGCCATAGAAAACGCTACCGCAACAAATAATGCGGCAGGAGGCGGCACGGGCCATAACAACATTCAACCAAGCTTAGTTATGACTAAAATTATAAAAACGTAGGTCACTACTAATGTATACCTGATATGGCTACCACGATTCCCATCATCTTCTCTCTGGCACCCATCCCTACAGGCCAATCCTTGGATGCCAATCAGTACGGCCAATTGCTGGTGGCCAATCTCCAGGCGTCGATCACCGCTAATTTCCTTTTAGGGCAAACCGGCGGATCAACGCCGCCCAGTAATGTGGGACCGTGGTTTAACGATGGACAATGGTGGGCGTGGAACACCGCGCAATCCGAATATCTGCCGATCACTTCGAGTCCGATTTATAACTCGGTCATCAATGCCAACATGCAGATCTGGCAGAGGAACGTCACGTTCCCGAATATCGGGACCACTCAGGCCGTTTATACCGCTGACAGATGGGTGGTTACCAGTAATATGACAGGAGGCGGGGCGGCGACAGTCACTCAGCAGGTAGTCAATTTTCCGGGAACCTCTCAATACCCTGATACCCAGATGGCGTTACGGATGACGGTGACCACCGCTCAATTGACGATCGCCGCCGGAGAATATTTCGTCGTTACCCAGAGAATCGAACGCGGCTTTTCCCGGCCCCTCTTTGATAACGAAACGTCGCTTTCCATCGTGCTCCAATCTTCTCTTGCCGGGACTTATTGTGTCGCTATCAGAGATGCGGACCAGACGTGGTCGTACGTGATGGAATGCGTCATCACCACGCCCTCGGTCCCTCAGTATTTTACTTTCCCGACTATCCCGGCGATGCCCACCTCGACCGGCAACTGGGGGACAGTGAACACTGATTCTTGCTACGTAATTTCGGTCAGTGCGACCAACGGATCAGATTATCAGGATCTGCCGAATATCTGGAATTCCGAGAACCAGCTCGGAACGGCGAATCAGACCAATCTGTTCGCGACGATTGGCAACACCCTTGATATCACTCTGGTTCAACACGAACCGTCCCCTATCTCCAACTACTTCAAGTTCGTCCCATTCGACGAAGATTTAAGGCGGTGCCAGAGGTACTGGGCTAAATCGCATCCGATGAGCGTTTACCCGGTGGCATTCAACCTGGTGACCAACACAACAGTTCTCGTGGGTGCGACCGTTTTAAGTTTCGCTTCCACGACCGCACCCGGAATCGCGGCAGTGGCTGTCGGGATGCCAGTGTTTGGAACCAATATTTCCGCCGGCGTGACAGTGTCTGCGGTATCTCCGACTACCGTCACGTTGAGTGCCGCTCTGATTGGAACGAATAGTTCCGGTTCAACAATCACCTTTACCAGCGGCGCCTCATCTCTAGGAGAACTCGCCTTTATCGCCCTGGCCGCTACGCAAGCATGGGGAGTGTGCCGTTTCCCGGTCAAGATGCGCACGACACCCAATTTAGTAACATGGACCGTGCTGGGGTCTGACGGAAGGTCAGGGGGGGTCTATTCCCAGTCTCAAGGTGTCACGGTAGGGAGCATCACTACCACTCAGACACTGAATGAAAGCGGGTTCGACCTGATCAGCACCGCCGGTTCGTGGACGTCTCCTTCCAACGCCATCCGGTTTCAGTATACCGCAAACGCCGAGTTATGATCACGTTCACCAAGATCGAAAACGAGAAGCAATTGAGGGCGCATAATCTCGATGAGTTCGCGGCAACGTTCGGGCACGAGGTGAGCAGACTTTTCCCGATCTGGGTAGGGCATCTGGACGGGCGACTGGTGACTTACTGCCACATGCATCAGCAGATGGTGGCTTACCCGGCGGTGCAACCGTCAATTTCTCCGCGCCAATTCTATATCCTGACTAAGAAATGGCTGGACCGGATCAAGGCGATGCACGGCGACCCGCTGATTGCTATGCCACCAGGAGTGGACGCACGCATGTATTCAAAGATCGGGTTAAGACCCTTCGATAAAGACGTTTACGTGATCTCAGATTGAAAGGATATTTTCTAAATGGGCAGTGCACCTCAGATCCCAAGCTATAGCGCCCCGGCGGGCGCTCCTTCGTTCACTCCGAGCGCGGGTATCGGCGCAGACCAATACATTAGCGCACTGCAAAACCAGACCCCATCTCCTGGTTCCAGCAGTATGAGCGGCGTTCTGAATGCTTCGGGATTAGGGGCTGCTGGCGCTGCTGGCGTTAACACTCCTGAAGGCCAGGCGATCATGGCCAATCAACTGAACTATGCGATGAGCGACGCCGATTTCGCGGCGCGTTATCCGCAAATGATTCAGGCACAGCAGCAGTATCAGGGGTACTTGACCAACTTGCTGGGTACCCAGACGCCACAATCGATCGCTGCCGGAAACAGTTTAAGTAACGCAGGCCAAGGAATGCTGACTTCGGGTTCCAATATCGTTGGGCAAGGTCAAAATCTCGCAGGAACAGGTCAAGGCATCATCGGCCAAGGCCAGAACATCGCAGGCTGGGGGCAGGGCATCATCGGTACAGGACAGAACATCATCGGCGCAGGCCAGAATCTTGCGGGGCAATCAGGCCAATTTCTCGCGCCCGCGGCGACTCTTGCTGCCGGAGCGCAAGGAGTAGGTCAACCTGACATCACGCTGGGCCAGAACCTCATCTCGGGCAATCAGGCGATTGATCCGGTAGTCCAACAAGAACTGATGCGAAGCGGACTAAGCAGTGCGGCATCTGCGCTTGGAGGTGCCGCAGGATTAGGTGGGGAAGCTGGGCAGGCCGCTGTGGGAAGAAATCTCGGTGTCGGCGCGGAAAACTGGGTCAATACGCAGCGCCAGCAGGGGCAAGCGCTGCAACAGACCGGGATGGGACTTACTACCGGCCAAGCAGGGGCAGCGGCGACTCTTGCCGGAGCGGGAACCAATGTTGCTAATGCCGGTACCGGGATGATCGGCGCGGGCAGCGGCGTAATCGGCGCAGGGACCGGTGTCATCAATGCCGGAAGCGGCATGATTGGGGCGGGAACAGGGGTTACTAACGCCGGAACAAGCATGATCGGCGCCGGGACCGGACTGGAAAGTGCCGGGTCAAACGCTATGCAAGGCGGTCAGGGGATCATCAATAGCGCTGCACAGAACGCCAACGCAAGTTTCGGTCTGGCTTCTTCGATGTTTCAACCGCGCTCGTTCGGGTTACAAGGGTCGGACGCTGCCAACATCAGTTTATCGAACACTGCAGGGCTAAACAACATGATGCAGTACCTGTACTCGACCAAAGTTCAGGGCGCGCAGTACAACACCCAGATCGCCGCGCAAAACGCCAGTGCGCAAGCTCAATCGAGCGGCAACATGATCTCAGGCGGCGCAGGCGCAGCAAGCGCGGTAGCAGTCGGAGTGGCTTTCGCCATGTCGTGTCACGTCGCAAGAAAAGTCTATGGCGCGAACAATCCTGAATGGCGTTTGTTCCGTCTCTGGCTTTATTTCAACGCGCCCGGTTGGCTCAAAGGCCTTTACCTCAGATACAGCGAGACGTTCGCTAACCGGGAAGACGTGGATCCTGAAGTGATCGCCAATATCCGAGAGTTCATGGACGAAGTTCTGGAACGCAATCGCAACGTTATCCGGTTCCGGTACGGCGTCCGATGCGCAAACCTTCCGTCGTTGCCACTGGCGGCATGATCGACCGGGAACACGTCCGCGAGGAGCTAGCACGCGAGATATGCGCGTTACCCTATTCGCGATTGATGGAGTACGGACTGACGCGCGCTTCGGATATCACGGGCCTTGATACCATCGGACTACCGGTTTACACCGTATCGCGTCCGGGCGGCGAAGTGATAACGGTAAGCGCAGGAAAAGGTCTTTCCAAGATCGCCGCGAAAGCGGGTGCGATCCTGGAAGGCGTCGAGCTCTGGGCCGGCGAGAAGCCGCACGCCAATGTCCCTTGGTTTTACCTCGAACCGGCGCGAGCGATCTCTGTCTTTCCATCCGTTCTAGGGACAGATTTATTCCCTCTGGCACGCGGAGCACCAGTTTATTCTTCGACTCCAATTCCATGGGAGATAGTTACAGACGTTTTCAGGGAAGGCGAGATCCTCGTTCCGAGCGACATGATCTGGCTGACGCACCGGGTCATACCGCCTTTTCATTATTTCCAGAGTTCGTCCAACGGTCTGGCGGCCGGAATCAATTATGAAGACGCTCTTCTGCAAGCGGTCTACGAACTGGTGGAACGTGATGGATGGGCTACCAGCGAATATTTGCGTGAACAAACCGATATCTGGCCTGACCGAGTCAGTTTCGATTGTCCGTTGACCGAAGAAATCGAGTTTTGTCTGGAAGCACTAGCGCGGGCAGGGGTTTACCCGTTTCTCTTCGATCTTTCCAACGATATGCAGGTCCCGGTGTTCGGATGCACCGTGATCGATCCGAGTTCGCGCTCTCCCGGCATCTTTTCCGGGTACGGATGTTCGCTTAATTCTTCGACCGCGATGCGCAGGGCGATCACTGAAGCGTGCCAGGCGCGTGTCGCTTACATCGGTTCAGCGCGTGACGACCTGTTCCGGCGCCGGTTCATGCTGACTAAGAACATCGATTCCCGGCAACTCCTTGAGATGTATCAAGCGGTGCCGTTATCACGTTTGGCGTCTGAATTCCCGCGTCCGGAGTTCGATTCAATCACTGAAGAATGGGAAATTCTTTCTAACCGAATCCGGCAACGAGGGGTTTCGGAATGTTACTCGAAAATCCTCTACGAATCCAAAGAACCGGCGTTCACCATTGTTCGAGCGATCTCCCCATCACTTTGCAGTCCTATTTGGGAATTCTGGCAACCGGATGAACGATGCAAACTTCACGTCCACAACAAACTCGCGTCAATTAAGGAGCACGCGTGAAAGTTTTGGTTTATCTCGGGCCCTCATTAGACGTTGGATTCGCTAAAGAGATCGTTCCCGACGCTGTTTTCCTCCCTCCAGCCAGTCATGCTGACATCATTTCGGACGTCCCGAAGTATAACCCGACCCATATCCTGCTGATTGATGGTGTTTTCGATTCTAAATTGCCCGTCTGGCATAAGGAATTAAGCTGGGCGGCACTAAAAGGGATCAAGGTTTACGGTTCATCGTCCATGGGAGCCCTGCGGGCATCTGAATTAGCAGATGTGGGTGTGATGATCGGTTCTGGGAAGATCTTCGAGTGGTATCACGAAGGGGTAATCGACGCAGATGACGAAGTAGCGGTGATTTATCATCAGACGCCTTCAGGAAACTACGTTTGCGACACTTGCCCTCTGGTCAATCTCCGCGCTGGCCTCCTTCGGTTGATTGAAAGTGAGGAAATTACGCCGGAAGAAGCCGGGGAAATCTTTAAGACTGAACAGGGCAAACATTATACCGAACGCCTGACCAGTCCCGATTCGCGTTACGTTTTTGATCAGAAACGGGAAGACGCTCTTCATCTTTTATCGAATTTCCTGACCCTGGATTATTGCACGGATAAACGGCCTGACCTGACCTACATGACGATGCTTTTTAACGCCATGTTAGAGAGGGAACGGAGAGTGGAGCATGCGGGAGCGACGATCACGATGCAGCACGTCGATTCCTATATCACCCTCAATTGCCCGCAATATAACCAGATCTGTTGGGATTCGAAAAACCGGGCGTTAGCGGTGATTCTGGCGGACATCCTCCATGTTGCGGTGACCAAAGAAGATATCGAGTACGAATGGTCAACGTTCTGTGCGCGCAATCGGTTGGTGGTTTGGGATCAGTATCTGGACTGGCTCAACGCTAACGCGATGACGCCGGCCAATTTCGAGGTGATGACCATCCAGAACGCTCGGATCAGGAAACTGCACGAGACTTATATCACGACCTGCATGTTCCGACGGCAGACCCAGACGATCCTGGATTACATGCGGACCCATAACCAACTCCAGATGTGGTTGGACGATTGCGCGGACGCTGAACGGATCATTGTCGACCGGGAAAACACCGATACGGTTGGAATCGATTTCACCGAAAACCTGCAAGGGATGTTTCAGGAACATCTGGAAGCGACCGGATTAGAGATCGCCGGAACGCTCGATAATTATTTGCGGGAAACAGGGATCAGCAGTGTGGCTGAACTGAGGGTTTGTCTCTCCAGATTGGCTCTCGCAAGAAAGGGACCGGAAGGCTAAATTATAGGTCATGGCGGCTACCACAACAGATCCAGCGTCTTTGGCACAGATGCTGTCCTTATTGATCAACGCCATGAAAACCCAGAACCAGTCACCGGGAAATTCTCCAGCGGCGAATGGCGGGAAATATAACGGGCCGGCGAACAACGTCACCAACACGATCCCGTCCGCCGACGAGAGCGATGAATCTCTCCAGAACTGGTTCAGTCAAAATCAGGGAAGAACCGTCTACGATGCGCAAGGCAACCCTTCGACTCTTGGATGGACAGGCGGAAGCGCTCCCTCGCAAGGCGGTTCGTACGATGAATCGGTGAATAACCAGTATGGCAGTGGTGGATCTCCTGAACCGGGCACCATTCGCGCATGGATCAATCAACCTAACGGAATCCTGAACGGCGCGTCATTCGAGAGCCCGCTGGTCACGCAGGCCGAACAACTTCTCCAGAACTATCAATCAACGGCGTCTAACGCTAACTCGACTCTGACACCTAAGACGCCTAGCCCAACTCAATCGCCCCCGCCAACGCCCCCCACCGCGACGTACAATCCGCAGGCGACTCAAGCCAATGTTCCTGTCATACCCATGACGCCAACGGCGCTTCCGTCGACGCCAACCACGGTCCCGGCCAATAATCCGCAAGCGGTCACTGACATGATCGGCGCTAACGCAGCGCAAGCTCTCTCTAATCCCAGCCTGACAGCATCAATCGGCCAGATGGGCGTTCCGTCACAAGCTGGATCTTCGAGTCAATCGTTGCTCAATTCCATTGCCCCGATCATGCGGAAGTATCAATCCAACCAGACTCCGCAAATATCAATGGCGCAAGCCGCGCAGTACCAGACGCCGGGTGGAACCACCCAGGATCTCGGAAGCGTGGATGCCGCGCCTGTGAGCGGAGCAGTGAACGCGCCTGCTCTGGGTGCGGGCGGAGCCAATTACGCCAATGGCGGACTCGACGCCAGCGGGTATACCGCAGGAGCAGACGGTACCCCTACCGTAGGATCGGTCAGCGGCAACGGTCTTACCGGACAACAGCAAGCTGCCGGAATCGGAAGTTCGGTGGGCGCTTTAATTTCCAGTATCGGCAAAATGTTCACTCCGGGCGTTCCCGGCGTCCCGTCAATGCCGAACGGCGTACCTTTAAGCCAGTTTAAGCCTCCGACCGTATCATGAAGCACACTCCAAAGGGTCTAGTCCAGTTCTTCACATACGAGCAGCCTTACAATGCGCCAGCGGTCCTCGCGGCACCGCAACTGGTCCAGAGCGAAGCAAGTCTACTAGGATCACTGGCATCCGCTGATCGTCCTCCGACGCCTCCTGAACTGCGGGTGCCTAACTGGGGTGCGTCCGTAGGTCAAACACTCGCGAACCTTCCCGGCAACATTGCCGGAGCGTATCGTCAGGCGCAACAGCTCCCTCTGGAAGCGCAGAAGATCCAGACCGAGATGCAGGAACAGAATCTCGCGCAAGAACGCCTGAAAGGGATTCAGAATGACGTTAACCAGAATCCGCAGGATAACAGTCTCCAGTACCAGACTAATATCCAAGGGACAAACGTTGGCGTTCCCTCTTATCCTGTCCCGTTTGGTGGCGTTAAACAGCAGGATTTAAATCCAGGAGGGCAGGGCTTTGCTGCTCCACCACCTACCCCGCCTCCCGATAATCCCCAGAACAATACCCAATCCAATACTGCGCCGGTCGGGCCTATTACGCCCGCAAATCAGCAGGAACCAGCGCATCAGACCCAGCAAGTACCGACTATAACCGATGCCGCGAACGCCGCTACGGCGACATCGTTACCCGCTGGCGCTGACATTTACAAAGCCTACAAGCAGCACATCACGGATAAAGCGACGGGATGGAACGCTGAATTTGATGCGCAAGGTCAACCGACTAACCGCATCATGATTCACCATACGGATGGGGTGCCGATGCAACCGGTCGATAAGACATGGGCGGCAACTTATCTCCCCGGTTTAGCGGCCGCGACCAATAACCCGGCGATGGGTAAACCCGTTCCGAGTGCTCCATCCGCCCCAGAAGGACCAGCGGAATCACCCAAAAACGCTGTAGCAACCGCAGGACTTGCGGCAGCGGCACCCTTGGCGTCTTCGCCCGCAGGTGAGATTGATCAGACTGACGATCAACAGAATCAGGATCTGGCAACCAGATTAGCGCAAGGCCAACTGTCGACTCAGGACGTGCTGAGTGCTGGAGGCGCGCCATGGGCCGGGACTAAAGCGGCTCCGCAAGCGCCTCCGCGAACTCCTGGTCAACCCAGTCCGTACACGCCACCGGTCCCAAGAGCGCAGATGGTCAATCCTAATCCCGGCCAACAAGCGCAATCTTCTGGACAGCAACTTGGTCCGGGCGGATTTCCTGTTGAGCGTCCATCTAATAATACCGACCCGAACTATCCGGGCGTGAGGCCAGTGTCGTCTCAAGCTGTCGCTCAAGCGTTCGGCGGCGTTCCACCTGACCTGATTGGGAAGGCTCTAGCGGCCAACCAATACAACGTCGTTGGCCCCGCCGAGACGTCTCCAGACGGAACAGATGCGCAAGGAAACCCCCTCCGTCCGAGCACCCAGATTGTCGCCAGGGTTGCTGGTAAAGCGGTTCCGGGCTACCTCGACGGACAAGGGAATTTCTATCAAGTCAGAAACCAGACGCCGTACCACGAGACGCGGGTGTACGCGAACGGCAAAGAGAGCGAGATCGATAACGCGATTGGTCAACACGAAGATCAGGAGATGATGGACGCCAGCATGAAAGCCGGGACCGTATCTGGCAACTGGCAGTCCTTGAGTCGCCCAGCGAAGATTGCCGCTTACAAGCAAGCGCAAGCGCTTGAAGATTGGCCCGTGAACCAAGCGCAAACCGATTCTTTGGCCGCTAAAGAAAACGTGATCGACGCCAGTAACAATCTTTTAGGGTTGATCGACAAATATAAGACCGCCGGCGATCCGGCTGCTGAAAGCATCCGCAACCTCTACAGTGCGGGTAAATCCAACTTGATGAGCCATCTCGGACCTGCCGTCAAAGCAGCAACAGGCGGTGCCGTTGACCTTGGCGACGGCGATCCGCGCGTAGATGAAATGCATCAGGCTTACCAGAAACTCGATATGGCGATGCGAGCGCAAACAGGCGCCGCTATTGCCGGACGACTTCCCGCTGACGCGCAAGGAACCCAAGGCGTTGAATCCTTGATTGGCAGTTTTGATAGTCCGCGCCTTCCGCAACTGGTTCAGAATAACCTAAAATATCTAGGTCAGAACATGCAGGTCCAGTTGGATCACATGATCGCTAACCGCCAAAGGATTCCGGCAACCGCGCAGTATAAAGCCAACATGATCACGGACGGCGACAACGCGCCCGGTGGCAATCAATTCCCTTTCCCGGTCAAGAGTCGAGCCGATTACGACCGGGTGCCTGTCGGGGCGAAATATCAGTCCGAAGGTTATCCAGCGGTGACGAAACTGCCCGGTTATTAGCGGCGACCGAGCGCGGAAACCAGCAGGAGCACGACAATCAGGACTAATAGGGCGTGAACACCTAATCCTGACAACGCGCCCATGGTGGCCGGAACGATCAAAAGAACCAGCATCAACCCGATTCCGAGCGCTACTGCGGTGACAAGCGCGGCACCGAACCATCCCCAGACTGCTTTTTCCAGAGGAGTCAGAATCACGTCGTGATGACGGCACTTCGCCCGTTCAGCATGGCGCTTTTCCTCTTCAGGATTCATGCCAGGAAGGAAGTTAACCATGGATAAAAGTCGCGCCTTTTGCATAAAAGTCAAAGTAGCGCCCGAGAGTCGTTTCCATTACAGTTAATCTTATGCCTCCTGCCAGCGCGCCAAGCGCATCACTACCCGACGCAGAGGCTACTCCTTCGGTTCAACCGCCCGAACTCAAAGCGGCAGGACAAGCGGCGACTTCGGCCTCCAACATCATCCCGTTCCATCCGCCTGAACTCAAGGCGGCAGGCGCGCCCCCGATTCCTCCTCCGCAACCGCAACCGTCGCCCACCACGGTTACGCCGACTCAACCGCCGATGTCCCCTGAAGATGGGGTAAGTTCGCTCCTCGCCCCCACTCCGACACCGCTCGCGCCGGATAATCCCGAGGATCATCTTAATCCCACTCAACAGAGTCTTAACGCGCAGGCTAATAACCCGATGGCGTTGACGGATGACGAGAATAAGGCGGTCATCCAGAATTCGTTAGCGGGCGCGCCTCAGACCATTACCCCGCCAGATCCACCGCCGGACCCGCTTCCGCCACCGCCTAAAGGTGGGTTTCCGCCTCCTGAAATCGCCGCAGCGCAACCGACCCAGCAGAAAGGGTTCCCGCCTCCTGAATTAGCGACCCAACCTGAAAGCAGTCCGTACGGGAAAGATCTCAATCAAGGCCCAGAATTCCAGCAAGCGCAGGAACAACAACGCCTTGATGACGCGATCAAGCCTTATGACGGCAATCCTGACAAGATCGCTCAAGCATTTGCTCACCATCAGATCGACGATTTCCAGACCGCGCAAGCAATGATTCTTCACGCCCAGATGAAGGATCAAATGGATGCGTCTGGTGGACTTAAATCCGAGACGGACGCTGAACAGTTTCAGGCTGATTGGCAGAAAACAGTTCAAGACGCCAAGAACGCCATTAACTGGTTAGGCGGCGTTTTAAGTTCGTGGCGTGACGCTTTTATTCATTCGCCGGTCGAAATACCGGGCCAACTTTTCGGCGCGGCAGCCAACATCGGGAATATCGTGGCACCTTCTAATGCCGTTCCCGGCGTTCCTGAAGCGCCGAACGCGAGCCAGGCTGAAGCGGAAGGGATCAGCGCCGCGCTCGCCCCGAAAGAAGCGGGTGGAACGGCACCTGTCCAGCCCAAGTACGACAACGACAAAACTTCTCCAGTCAACCTCGAGCATCAGACCGTGACCGACCTCAACCGGGAACGCGCCGAACGCGCTCTGGTTGCCGGTACTGAAGAAGGAACCGCGCAATTCACTGAATGGGCGGAAAACTCGATCAGCCATTTAATCGGATTAAGTTCCACCGCGCCAAACGCCGTTTTAAAACTTTTGGGCGGTCCTGAGATCGGTTATATCGACCCGCGTTTTCAAGCGATCATGGCTAGCCGCGGCGCGCCGATCCGTAGCGATAAAAGCTACATGGATATGGATCCCAAACAGATGGCCGCGCAACTGTATACAGACCGGATGCAATCGGGGCTGCACGCGGCCAGAAGCGAGGGATACGTTGGGCAGGGCACTCAGCAGATGCTTAACGCGTTTGCGGGACGCACCGTAGACACTCCCGAAGGATACGCCGCTAAAGGGTTTCCGATACCCCTGAAAGCCATTCAGGATACTGCGGCTACCGCTAATCTCGGGGAAGGAATGGTCGGACTGGGGTTAGTGGGACGGTTAGCGGAAGCGGCCGGGATTACTTCAGTCCTTAATTCTTCGGTACAAGCTACCCAAAGGAGTATTGCGGGCGGTCTGGAAAACATGGCACAGAACATGCACGATTTCCAGATGCCGCCGGTTGCGACCAAGATCGCCAAAGGCCTCGTGGGGACCGCGACCAAAGCTATCGCAGGCCATTATATCGGACAAACTCTCGGGATACCCGGCCCATTGGCCGCTGTCGCCGCCGGGATGTTCAAGATGCCGCTAGTCGATTACGGCGTGGACCTGATTGCGGGCGGTGCCGGAAACATTTCTAAAGCGACATCGTTTTTGGCCTCACACGCTGCGGACGCGATGCGACTTGCCGCAGACAATTCCGAAAACCTTCTGGCAACCCGGAGCGCGGCTAAACAGATCCTCGTTACCGGAATGCAGCGGGCAGGTGAAGGGATGATGGGTATGACGCCTGCGCTTTTGGGAGCCAAAACTCCGCAGGATATTGGTTCACTTTTAGGGATGGGGACGAGCCTGGGCCTCTTGAGTCACGCCGTCCCTGACGCTGCGGCGATTGCTCAAAATCGGTTAGCTGATTCAGCGTTCATTACCGACACCAATTGGGGGCAAAGCCGTAAACCGGCAGATCCGCCGACGCCGTACGGGACCAATAAAGCTCTCGATGAAGCGCACGAACAAGCGCTCAATTCCCTCGATCCAGCGACCGGGAAACCGATGTTTTCCAACGCGCAAAAGCATCTGATCAATCAGACCAGAACTCAAGCGAACGGGATGAGCGAGATTTACGTTCTCAATCCGAAACCGTACGCCGCAGAGATGGAACGGATGCAGAACTTAGGTTGGATGAACGATCCGGTAATGAACTCGCGCGGAGTCGCCATTGACCCCAATCCAGGTCAGAATCAGGCGCGGGTACTGGTCCGCGCAGACGCTTTCGATGACGCGTTTCATCATGAACTGGCGCACCCGATCATCTCGCGGATGGAGTTGGGTAATCCGCAAGATCTATCGACTTTCTTCCAAGCGTTCAGTCGGACAAATGACCCCAACGATTTCACCTCCGATTACACCAGTCGGGCAACGTTAGGTCAACAGAGCGCCACCTACGACCAGTTGCCGAGTCAGACCGAGATCAATAACGGGACGGGGCAATTCGTCCCGGGCCTCCGCGGAATGACCAAGGAAGATATGCAGAGGGAGATGGCGACCGAAGCGTTATCAGGACTCCTTAAAGGCGGAAGTATCAGAGATCTGACCCGTGACCCGACCATGTTCCATCAGACCCAGCAAGCCTTCTGGCGCGTTCTGGATGACATGGGTTTTAATCCCACGACCACGCGGTCCAATACGGTTCTGGGATTGAGACAATCCATTCAGGCGGCCATGGTTCTTGAACCGCTGGTCAGGGATACGCTTCGAAGGAATCTGGGACAAGGCGCGGGTGCACCACCGGTTTTGGATCGACCTAATCCGAACGCCAGACCGAATCAAGGTCCAGACCTGTTCAATCAACCCAATCGGACAAAGGGAGCCTCGACCAGCACTGGAGGCGGCGGTGGGGGACCCGCTCCGCAACCGACAAGCGGCACTCCCGCCCCAGAGAACGCGACCCAGGCTCCTCAACCGCCACCGAAAGCCCAACGTCCCGGTCCTAACGTCAATCCAGCGGATGTTATCAAAGGCTTGCGCGGCGTTGGATGGTCAGCGGCAGACGCTAAGAAAGCGGCGCAAACCACCGCCGGCGAGACGTGGGAAGAGGTCGTTAAAAATGCAGTCGACGCGCTGAGAGACAAGAAAACCGCTGAACGTCAGGCAGGTAAACCGGCGAAAGAAACGCCTGCGGATATCGCTAAGCAGGCGTTGATGTCCGAGAAAGGGTTTACCCCGGAGGAAGCGGAAAAACACGTCCAGAACGACGCCACGAACGCGGTTGAGGCGATACGGAACGCAGTCAACGCTAAGAACGCCGAACTTCCTCCTGATGTTTCGCTAAGTTCAGGCAAGACCATTAAACCTGAGAAAGGACCAATTGAACCGCGAAGCGCGGGACTCAATAAAGCGGGTGATCTGTACGATTTTAACGATGGGAAAGGCAACTGGTATCGTGGACTGACTTATCCCGAGGTAAACGAACTCGTCGGTAAAATACCTAAAGAGGGGAAAGTCACCTCCGGACCGACACCTACTCCCGAGCAACCAAAGGAGACACCTAAACAGGAGTCAGAACCTCCGAAGAAATCTGAGACGACACCGCCTCCTGCTGAGACGGAAACGCCAAAAGGTGAGACGAAAGCTGCCGAACCCGAGACGACTTCACCTAAAACCGGAACGCCTGAAGAACCTAAATCTTCCGGCGGAATACCGATTCCACCGACTGGAACCCCGCAAGGCCCGGTAACGCCCACGCCTGTACCGCAGGGGCCGGTACCTCCGACTCCGCAACCGCATGCAGGCCACCTCCCAGTGCCTCCGGGGACAAACGTACCGCAACCGCCGACAACAGGAAGCATAGCTGGCGCGCCAGAAACGACCGAGCAGCAACAACAACAGAAGACCGAGACGCCCACAGGGGAAACGACTCCTGAACCGAAAGAACCGCAGGAAACTCCCGAAACCACGACCGGAACCGCACGCGTCCAGAAGCATCTGAGACAACAAGGGGTTAAGCCTGGCACGGCGCAACGCCAAGTTCATCGCGCCATGAAAGGCGAAGCGCCTGTACCGATGGCACCGCATGGTCACGCTAACATCGGAGCATTCGGGTATCCCGGCGATTACAGTTGGGATCATAACAGTCTTCGCGGCGTGGGTGCCGGAGCGCATGTCCAGAAACCCGGCAGCATGATTCCGGGTTATAGCGCCGGACTAACGTTAGAAGGCGCAAGAGCTCGAGGATTGCATCCTATCAACGGCGCGCCGAGCGGCGAAGAGTTCATTGGGGAAGACGGGAAAACCTATCGGTGGGACGATACCGCTCCGAGCGATTTCGATATGGACGGCAAACACCATCATGTGGCCGCCAATTATATCGATGTCTATGACCCGAATCACGCGCCTGATCCCGGCGTATCTGCAGCGCAGATAGAATCCAATGCGCGGTACATGGCGCAGTTCGGCATCGGTTCCAACGGGCAACGTGGACCTTTGGTTCCGGGTCAACAACCTGTGGGTCCGGTCGATTTCGGCGAACAGGTGGTTGAACACGCGACAGGAACCGAACCGCCAAAAGGTACTCAGGGACCTGCAACCGCCAAAGGAGCAACGGAAGGCGCAGAACCGGCGGCGAAATCTTCCGAACCTGTTACCGCGCAATCTATTCAGGAAGCTGAAGACCGGGCGCACGAACAAGTGGTGCAAGGCGAACGCCAGAGCGATGAAGCGTACACCGCAGCGATCCAGAAACAGGTTTTACAGACGGTTGGCGAACAACATGCGGCAAGCCTGGCGCCGGACGATCAGCGGGTTAAATACGATCCGGCAAGCGGACTATTAACCGGCAAATATTTCGATCCCATTGATCCGTTTCATCAATGGTTACTAAACGGGACCAACCAGAAATCGCAGTTCGTTATCAAAGCGATTCAAAACGCGATTCCGGAGGGACAAGACCTTTGGATCGACTACAACTCAGCGCCCCAAAAAGCCAAGGGATTGGCGACAGCAGCGCAGCGGCAAGAAGCCCAAATAGAATCCGGAGCACATGCCAGAGCAGAAGGAACAGCACCCGGTCAGCAAGCCGGAAAGAATATTGTTCCAAGTTACGTCGGCGTCTCTCTGGGGAAAGAAGGCGCGCCGAACTCTCTCTACTACGGCGGGATATCACCAGACAAGGTCGCATCGAACGCCCAGCAAATCGCTCACAGATTAGGTCCGGAATCACCTTATAAATCCGGTCCAGCAGGCGATCCGGTAGATGAAGAGGACATGCGCGGGTATCTCCATAACATTTCCAACGGATGGAAAGGTGACGGCAGCGCGAAATTAACCCCTACCGAAGGCGCTAATCTGCCAGTGGAATCCCCCGGATTCGAACCGTACACGTTTGGCAACGACCCTGTAAAAGCGAAATCGAAAGCGGATTTCTGGAATCTGGCCGTGCAAGGTAAAGGCGCGGGATTAAGTGGCAAGGACATGATGGACCCGGGAACGCCAAGCGGACAGGCTCGTGCCTTAGCGTTAGGGAACGAGGGTTATGTTTCAGGTGAAACAAAAAACCCGAAAGAGGTTTCTAAAGCGATCGCGCAAGGGCGGTCCCAACAGATCGATGAAGCGGAAGCAAAACGTGACGCTGAATTGGAAGGCCAAGCGCACAAGTTCGAGGTTTTACAGGCCATCCAGAAACACGGGGGCCTCCCGACCGCCAAACGGAATAATCAACTCGCCACATCCGCCGGCGGAATGAGTTATCCCAAAGGCGAAATCGCGGATCTCCATGAAGCATGGAAAGCGCTCGATAAAGATTCCAAAGCGTACCTGAAAAAGAATTACGGGATCACGAGCGAGAAATTGTTCAGCGCTTCAGCGGAACATCCCGACAAACTCAACGCCAAGGTTAGCCAGACCTCCGAGGTGCCGTACGAAGACCCCGGCGAGCTCATCAACGCTGCCGGAGACGCGCTTTCAGAACTGGGCAAGCATCAGATACCGGAAATCAAATCCAGCGGCATCAGAGAGGGTTTAACCAATCCGCTTCACGCCAAGATCGAAGCAGAAACGCCCGGTTGGACTAAAGAAACGCTTCATTCGGGTTATGAACGACTTTTAGCAGATAACACGATTGATATTCTGCCCAGCGGCGAAGACGCGTCTGAGCAGATTCATCCCGGCCACGAAGCGATTGCGCGCGCATTGAAAGAAGGCGGTTACCCTCCGTCAGGAATTGTAAAAGCCGGATTCATGCCGGGTGAAACCGAGGCGGAACGCGCTGGCAAACCTTCCGAAGAACGCGGGTCAGGAATGCTTGCGCCAGCATCCGGTTCTGATACCCTTACGCTTGGAGACAGGCTTAAGAAAAATGAACATCTGCGCGCAAATCTGGAGAAACAACAGGCTAAACTCGACACTACGAATCCCGAGGAGGACAAGAAATGGGACGAACTCGCCACCCGGATTCACGGACTGGAGGAGGAACATTCAAACCTCAGGAATGGAGGAGGCGTAGCGTTTATGCCAGCAGAAAGCGCGGGCGAGGAACCTAACGAGGTTCGAAAAGCAAGGGAAGCGTGGTTGACCAAGGGAACGACCGAGAACGCCAAACATCGGGACTTTGATTTCGGGAACGAACCGTTCCGCCTGACTGGCGAAGAGCAGAAAGCGGTGGAACCGAAGAAGGCGACGCCGAGCGATCAGGAGTCGGGGCAGATGAGCATGTTTATGCCGGGTGACGTGGTCGAAGGACCGGGAGGGGAACGGGAGAGGATTCAGTCTCCTGCCGTCAGGATAAACGGAGTAATTCACTCCGGATCTTGGCATGGCGAAGCTATAGACAACGCCAGAGATTCGGGAGAACCCATCAGCCAGTACAACGAACATCTTGGCGGTCACGAAATTGAAACTGGTTACCTCACGACTACCGGAAACTTCGTCACTCAGGGAAGTCCCGGATGGGAACTTGCCAAACGAAATAACCAAATCAAGGCATCATCCCTGGCTAGGGAAAAAGGAAATGCGCCTCAATTGGCGTCTGAAGACCTTAAGAACCTCCCAAAAACTCGCGGACCATTACCGGAGCGTCCAAGCGCTCAGTTCATGCCGGGTGATGATCGGGACACCGTAAGGTTATTTCGCGCTTCTAGGGATAGCGAGGCACGCACTGGAGCACACTTTTCTGAATCTAGGGAGCACGCTAAAGCCTATACTAAAAATCCGGGATTCGGCGGACCTAATCTTTATGAGGCGACTGTTCCTGTAGATAAAGACAGGGTTCTTGACGTGTCAGGCGATCCCAGTTGGAGGCGATTGTCTTCCGTTTATGCTGACATTCATAATCAGGGCATAGAAGATCCAGAGGACAGGATATCCCCTGACGCTAAAAGCGATGAGTGGATGGGAAGAGGATTCGATCAGATCCATCATGCACTGGATAGTGACAGCGACTTGAGGGATGCGCTCGCCAAAAAATATAATTGGGTAAAGTTTACCGACAGTTACCCCGAGGGAGCTAAAACATGGCGGTATTTGGGAGAAAAACCGATTACAACGAAGATATCTAGGTACATATCCCCAAAAACTCGCGGACCCTTACTAGGAAGCGGTCCAGAGGCATCGCAATCTGAGCCTAGATCAGCGGCGTTCATGCCGGGTGACCACATAGGTGATGCCCCTGAAAAGATTAAAGACCCTGCTGTCAGGACGCCTGACGGGAAGATCTACACAGGGAACATCCATAAGTTCGCGGAGGGGAAGGCACTCAAGGATAATCCCGCGCTGGGCACAAGGGACCTCGTCGCTGGATACACCACAGACGGCGGCAGGTTCCTTAGCCTTCGGGACGCAATGAACGAGATCAAAGTGCGTCCACGCGGAAATAAGCAGGAACTTTCATCCGAGGATATCCGCTACAATCGCGAACTGAAAAGTCCAGCGTTCATGCCGTCTGAACGGATAGTGGATCACCCGGAGAATCCGCAGGTGCAATCGCATGATTTCAAGGAGTGGTTTAAAGGCTCAAAAGTGACGGATCAGGATGGTAAACCTCTGAGGCTCTACCACGGGACCACGCAGGATTACGATACTCACGATCCCAGATTAGGTAACACGAGTGCGGATTGGGGTCGCGGCATATACATGTCCAACAATCCAGAGGACGCCAGCGCGAATTATACGGGGGAAGGTCGGGAATACGAAGGCAGAGAGCATGGCGGACATGCTTCCATTCAACCCTTGTATGCGTCGCTCAAGCAACCTGTCGAGATCGGAGGTCTTAATCCGACGCGATGGAACACCTCTGATCTAAACGACTACAGGCAGGCAGTGAGGGACGTTTACGACAAGCACGGTCTTGGTGGCGAGCAAGATATGTTGGACCAGACGCTGCGTCATTTAAAACCCGGTGACCACACGTACGCAGGAAATATCATTGATAAGATGCGGAATAGTCGCGCTATGCATCAATTGCTCGAGGACGATGGTTTCCAGCATTCCTCTGGCGCGGTTGCCGCTGAAGTTCTCCGTGCGATGGGGCACGATGGCATAATTGACCACGAACCGTTCGAGAAATGGGGCGGGGACGACTATCAGGAAGGGATGCCGGGACTCACTCACGATACCACTCACGTCATTGCCTTCGATCCAAAGAGTGTGAAATCAGCAACGGGCAACCGCGGAACGTTCAGTCCAGGGAGTGGGAACGTGAACTTCATGCCAGCGGATAGGGTGACCAAAGGCGCGAACGGTAACAACGTCCGAGAAACCAGCGATTACGACGGTACCACGTCAGGCGACGAGATGGTCCGCTACCGGACCCCTCCTGCGACGACCGCTCAACCTTCTGAACGGGAAGAGACGCCTAGTGAGTCCGCTCCTTCGCCACCTCTTCAGAACACGGAGCCTCCAGATGAGAAAGTTGCCGTCAACGGGCACGGTCCCTTGGACAGCAACACGGACCACTCGGTCGCTTTCCTGCCTCCTGAGAAGATGCCGGCGGAAATGCGCTCCAAGTTGATCGATACCGATGATCGGGTAGCCAAACTCGCTTACGCACAACAAAAGGCGAAAGAATGGCTTGAGAACAACAAGCCTCCGCGGATGTCTGCCGAATATTCCAAAGGCCAGTTGCCGAAAGGTAAACTGAACTGGAAAGTCGAGAACTTAGGAGACTGGATCGAGAGCAAGAACGGGAAACTCGACTTGAACGATCCCAAGGTGCGCAACCAGATGGCGCGTGCAGCGACCTACGACGTGATGAAACGGTTGTCTGGAGACGCTTCGGGCCTTGATTGGTACGACAAGATCCCAGATGAAGCAGTCAAATACGTCGCTCAACATCTGGACCCGTCCATCGACGCTAATCGCGAGAACCGGATGATGTACCGCCTTGGACTAGCGGTGACATCCAACGGTCAGAACGTCTATAACAACGCCGAAACTGCTTATCACGCCTACCAATACTGGAAAGATCACGGTGAACTTCCGACTGACCCGAAAGACTTTGTCGGTGGCGGCGTAAAGATTAAGGCCATGATTTCGAGCTTTCAAAAGCTCAACGCCCTGAAAGATAAATTGGGGGCGCAAGGTCTTGAAGATCTTCTGGATAAGAAGATGACTGTCCGCCAGATGCGGGATTACGGATTGGATATCAGCGGCGAAGCACCGGATCACCCGACCTACGCTGCGCTCTCGCTCGGGCCTAAGATCGGCCAGTTCTATTCGGCGCTTGGCAAACACTTCGATGCGCTGGTCATGGATATGTGGTTTAAGCGCACCATGAACCGGATGACGGGCGGTATGTTTAGGTTCAGCCCGACCGCGTTCAAATCGCAGGTTGGCGAGTTAGGGCGAAGCATCCGAAGCGGTGAAGTCGAGATGCCCGATGAACAGAAAGCCAAGATTCTGGATGAGATCGACGCGATCCAGAATCACGAGGACATGACTCGCGCGCAAGCTATCCGCGAGATGCCGGAGTTGGATTCATGGGCGAAGAACACCGACAAAGAAGCGGCTAGACCGGCAACTGATCCAGACGGCACGAAAAGATCTTATCCGGTAGAAAAACGTACCCCAACCACTTATCTCGCCAAAAACATCAAAGAAAACCTTCACTTCACTGACGACGCCCCGACTCAGGCTGAACGGCCCTTATACCGGGAGATAATGGAGAAGGTACTCAAGAACTTAAAGAGCGCAGGTATCGATATGCACATGGCGGACGCTCAGGCCGTTTTGTGGTTTGTCGAACAACAGCTATACAAGGAAGCGGGCGCGGCCAAGAAGGGCAGTCATACCAGTGACTATCTCGACGGAGCGTACGCGCTAGTTAAGCAGCAGTTGGAACATCCCGGAAAACCGGCTCCAGCCGCTCCCAAGGTTCCTAAACTTCCCAAGAAGAAGAGACTTCCGGCACTCGCTGGCGTCTAGATCCGGTACTTTTTGTCGCCCTGCTTGAACGCTTTCAGGTACTGATACTGCATATCTTCCGGCACCGTATTGCCTTGCTGCGCACCGTTGGTCAACGGATTCGGGCCTCCGTCGAGGTTCTCGATGATCTGCTCTTTATCTTCTCGGATGATGCTCTGAAGCAGGATGTCGTACGTAGACAATTCTTCTGGATTTTCCTGACCACCACCAGAAGGCGGTGGCGGCGGAGGACTGACCAAGGTCGTAAACGTCGCGTCATCCGAAGTCCCTGTGCCGTTAGCGTTGGTCGCGAACGCCTGAAAGTGGTAGGTGGTGCCAGGCTGAAGAGAGGAAACGGTTTGGCTGAAACTTCCGGTATCGACCACCTGCGCGGTTTCGACAGTCGATCCGTACGCGGTCGTGGGCCCGTAATTAAACCCGGTCAACGTTGATGCGGCACCGCCATCGAAGGTAATTCCACCGGTCAACTGAACGAACGTCATCTGGATATTCAAGACGATGTAAGTCGCGACCAAAGGTGGCGAGGACTGACTTGCCCCGGTCACCGTGATGTATTGGGGCGTGTCGCTGATCGGGTAATTAGTCAGAGTCATCACCTTACCAACCAAGGACGGAGAATAAGTGGAAAGGGGAAGATACTGGCCCGTCATCGAGTCCACTACCGAATCGGTGACGTGCGTGTTGATGCACCGGAACGAAATCGTGGCTGTACCTGAAGGCTGAAACACGCCACCGGCGTATCCGGTATTATTGTTGCCGACCCAGACACTGGCAACCGTGCTCGTGCTGCTGCAGAATACCGTGCTGCGGATATTGGTCGTATCGAACGTGGCGTTGGTCACCGTGACGTATTGCCCGGTCGTATTAACGTTTTCCAAGGCTAACAATGTCCGTTGCGTGACCCAATATTGCTGTCGCGGATTGTAGTTGTAGTCGACCAGACTCTGGAGCGGGATATCGGTGAAATTATAGATGAAGGTGTGCCCGATCCCCAACCACCATGCCAGCAGGTATCGGCGCGCTAGCCATAATGCCATGGCGTGTTCGCCATACAATTTGGTGTTGTTATCGCCGTTAAATTCGGTTTCCCAGATGGGTATCGTGGTGCTCCACTGAACGGTCCAGACCCAGGTCACGTAATCCGGGTAGGGCGGCTCGTACGTGTGTTCGGGCGTGGAATCGTTCAGATCGTACGGATGATAGACGACGCCATCGATCAGCGGATTTGGCGAGGCCATGTAGAGCACTTCGCTCCCTTGTTCATCCAGACCGATGACTGGCGTGGTGTAGCCGGCGGCCCGGATTGCCGCACGTGCAGCGACGGTCATGGCGACCAGCGCGTCCATGTTGGCGTTCGACCCGTTATTCGGCGGTCCTTGGAATTGAGTGACGTTATTAGCTTCGTTGACGAGCTCGATCACGTCACAGAGTCCGGTCGACGCTAACCAGGCACAGAAATTGGCGCACGGAATCAGGGGCCAGTTTTCGTTCGGGTTAATCGAGACGTTCCCGTAAAATCTGGGTGGATACTGGATCAGTCCGCAGAATTTCATCCCCAGCGTGTGGATTAACGCCATCCAGACCGATTTAACGCCGTCCAAGGCATAAACCCCTTCGGTCGGTTCAAACACGCTCCAGTTGACCGTGTCGCGTATCCACATGGCCCCTGAGGCGGCGATTAGCGGCATCACTTTGGGCGGATTCCAGTTCGGGGAAGCGCCTTGTTGATCGAAGTTGCAGGAATAGCCGAGTTTCTCGAAAAACGGTGCAGGCGTTCCCGGCGGCAACCCGGTGCCCAGAGTTGTGAAATATCCGTCGATACTGACTCCGGTCCCGGCGCTGTTGGTGGCAAACGCTCTGAAATGATAAATCGTGCTGGGTGTCAGGCCAGTGATGCCTATCGAGTAGGCACCCGGCGCGAATGTTCCGGTATTGGAAACGTTAGTCCCGTACCCGGTGGTGGTCCCGTAATTGAATCCTTCGACTGTTGGCGTGGCACCGCGCGTAAAAATGATTGTCCCGTTGAGGGTAGCGGTTGTTGCGGTAACCAGAGTCGGGATCGGGACATCCATTACGGGAGGAGACACTCCCACCACAAACGGATCAGCGACTTGGGTGGGACCTCCTTGTGGCGTCCAGATGTTGAGATTGATGTTGTCCTGATAAGTGTTCGTCGGCGCGAACAGCATCAAGGTCAGAAGATTGTCCGGTTCGACAATCCGCGGATCGTTGCCGGACCCCGAATTGTAGAGGGTGTTGATGTCGGACTGGGAAAGCGCCGTATTCCAGATTGCCGGGAAGGCGATCGAACCGTTAAAAAAGTTCGCTGCGGTGGTTGTCGCGTTGAAATCCGCGCCGATACAAATGTTGTTCTGTCCGATCGGGAAACTGATCGTACTGACCAGATCAGAGGTTGCCACTCCGTTCAGATAGATTGTCCTGGAGGTAGCCGAGGTGATTGTCATTGCCAGATGCGTCCAGGTCGAGGTCGATACGGTCCCGGTCGATGGAGTCGCCAGAAATCCGCCTGAAGTACTGGTGAGGATCGACGGCACGTTCCCGGTAAGCCGCATCAGCCACCGGTTATTGGTCTGGACCACGGTACAATCCAGAGCCATCAAGGTATTGGTCGCTGGCGGCGTTCCGATTGTTGCGGCGTTAAACCAGCAAGCGAATGTCGCTGGCCATTTCTGGATTTCCGCCGATGACGCAGGCTGACTGTTGGCGGTAGTCAGGAAAATGCATTGAGAGGATGCCGCGACGAAGTTTAAGGCCATCTTATTGGACGATGATCATTTGCGGATGGTCCGTGATCGGGAACGCGAACACGCTCAGTTGGGTTCCGACTAGAGAGATGTTGTAGGAAGTTAACGGGACGGTGATCCCTTTAACAATATCGACAATCACTGACGCGCTGGTGAGCGAGTTTAAGACCGTGAAAGTGACCGTCCCTGATCCCGGTAACGGCGGGGCGTTCGGCGCGTGATTCCCTAACCAGACCGCTGCCACGGTCTTGGACGGTCCCGCGTAAACGTACGAATAAAAGTCGGTCAGATCGAAATTGCTCTGGCCCGGTGTCAGGGTCACCCCGACTCCGGTAGTCGTGACACCGTTCATTGCGTTCATCACGGCTTGCATAGCGTAATACGCCTGTCGTTTGCCGTAATTATTATCCATCACCGATTGATTGGACGTGTCGGTAAAATCGTACAGGAAACTGTGTTCGATCCCCAGTCCGTAACTCAAAAGGAACCGGCGACTGTTCCAGACGTTAAAATAGAATTCGCCACCCCCGGATCCGTTGCGTTCAGTCTCCCAGATCGGGACGCCGGTGGCCGCTCGCACCGCTTGGACCCAAGGCACGTAACTCGTAAAGGGAGGTTCATAAACGTGTTCAGGCACATTGTCGCCGGCGTCGTATGGATGGTACACGACACCGTCCAGATAAGGCGACCCCATCCCCAGCATGCTCAGTACCTGCGCTCCCTGTCCGCCGTAACTGATGATTCGCGTGTTCGGGCTGACCGCTTTAACCGCGTGATAGATGGTGTCGGTCAAAGTGACCAGCATCGCTTCCCAGTTGGATCCTTCGACTCCGGCGTAATAGTTGTTGGGCTCGTTAGTGACCTCGATCGTATCGATCATCGAACCCACTTGCCCCATCAACCACGCGCAATAGTTGGCGGCCGCAGTCGGATCGTATGGATCAGCGTAAATCTTGTTCAGGTTAGGGTTCAGGATAGCAACCACTTTAAGGCCGTATTCCGCCGCTACCTGCAGCCAATCCAGTTTAGAGGCGTTCATCGTGTAAACGCCCGGAGTTACTTCGCCCAAACTCCAATTCCAATCGTCTCGGACGTATTGAACGCCGCTTGCCTGGATCAGCGGCATCACGATTCTGGACGCCCAGTAAGGTGATCCGCCAATCTGATCGAAATGGGTGGAGAACCCTACTCTGTCATCTGGCATTCTTTAAACGTTACCACGAGTTGTATCCCCCTCGCTATGGAGACGTTGGCGCAGATGAGATCGGCCCGGACGGGACGTTGGACCAGTAAGTCACTCCGTGCAGATCAAAGCTGTCGCCGTCCCAGTAAGAGAGTGAGACAAACCCCGAATTGCACTCGACCGCGTAATAGTCAGGCAACGTCGGTTGGCAAGTCATCGAGAAAGCCATCCAGCAAGTCATGGGGATAATATAATAAAAAGACCCGTTGATGGGCAAGAGCAGGCTTGATGCTTGCGATAGCATGTGGTAGGTTTTCTTCTACTATGCGAGACTTGAGCCATATCCACGCTAACGGCAACCTCGACCAGGCACAGGACAACCACGATAACGAGGACCCGGCGTTGCATGATCATATCCTTAAAGCGATCCTCCATAGCGCAGGTGTCGGAGAGCATCCCGGCAAGTTCAAGCCAGCGACCGCAGGCGTCGTTCGCGGCAACTGGGAGACGCCCCAAAGCAATTTTGAAAATCAGCAGAAAGAGTCCAGTGACGCGCTGAACAATCTCGCTTCTGGCGGACCTCCGCGAATTCCCGCGCCGCCGAGCGCTCGTCCGACGCCGATGCCGAATGTTCCTAGCGTATAAATGGACAAGATCCTGACGATCCTTGAGGGAGATGCACTGGAATTTCTCATGTCCATTCCCTCTGAAACCGTTCAAACGTGTGTGACTTCTCCACCTTACTGGGGGTTACGCGATTACGGTAACGAGAGGCAAATGGGCCTTGAGGCAACTCCTGAACTCTATATCGCTAGGATGGTCGAGGTGTTCAGAGAAGTGAAGAGAGTTCTGAAGAATGATGGGACACTTTGGGTAAACGTCGGGGATTCGTTTTGCTCGACGGCACCGGGTACCATGGGTGACTCGCTGCGACAAGAAGGGATATTATCAGGAGTCAGTAACAGAAGGGCTGATGGAAGTAGAAAGTTCCGACCGGAGACGCCCAACGGGCTCAAGCCAAAAGATCTCGTGGGCATCCCGTGGATGCTGGCCTTTGCTCTTCGTGCTGATGGATGGTGGCTTAGAAGCGATATTGTCTGGCATAAACAAAACCCCATGCCTGAATCGGTCACTGACCGTCCCACCCGTTCGCACGAGTTCATCTTTCTGTTGAGTAAGAGCGAACGTTACTTCTACGATTTCGAGGCAATCAAGGAACCGGGTATCTACGCAGGACCAAACGGAGATCAGCATTCACCTCATGCTCAAGGATTTACTCGGAGGTCCAAAAAACAGGAAAAAGAGCGGCAAGATAAGCAACGCGGCCATGGTCGCCGTCACAACGGATTTAACGATCGATGGGATCAAATGACAAAGGAAGAGCAGTGCTCCGTGATGCGCAACAAACGTGACGTCTGGACCGTAAACACTTGCCCGTTTCCTGACGCTCATTTCGCTACGTTCCCTGAAGACCTGATTAAACCGTGCGTAATGGCCGGCTCGCGATTAGGTGATATCGTTCTCGACCCATTCTTTGGTTCGGGTACAACCGGCAAGGTCTCAATTGAATTAGGGCGACGATGTATAGGAATCGAATTAAATCCCGAGTACGTACGGATGGCTCGCGAACGGTGCCAGACAACCGTTGGAATGCTTTAGCGTCTGACGAACATCAAAACGACCGCCGCGAGTGCGATACCCCAAAGCGGCATACTATCGACCACGATCTGGTCAGAGAGGCTTAACGATATGGATCCTAAGATGATACCGTTCCCGAAATCGAGCACAGTTCATTCCGCCGGGTACGATCCTAAAACTCAGCAGTTGCACGTCCAGTATAAGGGCGGCACCTTCAAGTACGTGTTCGATGGTGTGCCTGAAAGCGTTTACCAAGGATTATTGAATGCCCCATCTAAGGGGCAATTTAACGCCAATCATATCAAGCCGAACTTCAAGAAGTTCTCCAAAGTTCGGCCCATTCCGCCGCAGCTTTAGCCTTACGGGAAAGTAAGGTTGCCGCTCGACATCAATTCGTTGCCATCGAAGTAGATCGAGACAAACGGAGTGGTCCCCGACGGTAGGGTTGCACTGGGCAGTCCAGTCGCTTTGGTAGCGAAAATCTGGTGGTTACCGAGCGAAACCACGAGTGCCGTATATCCGTTATTCGGAACGCCAGCGGACGCCAGCAGGTTATTGATGGCAGTCAGGTTTGCGCTCGTGGCCGGGATATAGTTAAACGCGTACGCCTGCGAAGTGGTGGTGCCAGGAGTCGGGTTGCAGGGTCCGTTAAGATCCTGAAACAGTTTCATCGAGGAGATATCCCCGCGATCGGACGTAGCGTTTACGAGTGGATTAGCGGTAAGAGCCATAATTTAGACGCGATAGAGCGAGGTGGACTGTTGCAGTATCTGGAGAATCACGTAAGCCAGACCGCGATCTGTTTTATTCCCGTTCTGGGCACCGTGAGTAAGAGTGCCGGTAGGTTCTGCTGCGGTCGGAGACGCTAACATGGCGTTTCCGTTCGATATCGAGATTCCGCCAGTCGCCGCCGTCACATTATTGGTGAGTAGCGGCGTATTGGATTTCGTTTCGTTCGCAGCGTTTCCCGGCATTGGATAAATTTAACGGATATTTCTCCGCTTATCCAATAAGATTTACAACGCCAAGGACTTATGCTTGCGAACGCATTAAATCCGGTACGAATACCACGATTGCGCAACGAACTGGATGAATAACGGCTTCATGTCGGGTGAAACCAGTCCTGAAGCGTCCGCGATATTGGCTACCAGTGCGTCGGTTGGCACCGAGGTATAAGTAAATCCGGTTGGGAACGGCCCGACTCCGTCCGTGGTCCCTAAAGATAAAACGTCCAGCGTTTCGGTTAGACCCGTGTAATCAGCCATTTTTTAGATTCTGCCTTGGTTCTCGATTTGGTTGACGATGGTGGCGTAAAGATTCGCCATTTCCGGCGGAATAGCGGTCCCGGTATCGGCAGCAGTCGGAGCGATGACCGCCGGCACCTGGCCCGGAGCAAGACTATTGATCTGGTCGGTATCGACGTTAATTACGCTGGCCGCGATATTGAGCAGGCTGCTGTCGTCCATATACCGTGCAATTTACACGTCAGGAAGCACCCTGTCCATCATAGGGAAGTGAACCTCCCGTAATCAGTGAAACACTGTAGGGAATTCCCGTACTTTGGGGCAGATAGGTCGATTGAGCGTAAAATTGGGCGTACAGATTGCTGAGATCGGACGGGACAGTGGTCTGATTGGAGTCCGCGATATCGGGAACCAGACTGCTGTCACTCAGCACTCGGACGGTGATCTGGGCTGCTGTTTCGTCTCCCTGCATAATTTAAAGAGGGGTAACCGGAGGGCGCGGTAAGAAAATGAGCAACCGCCGCACCCTTCCGGTCTTATTGTTCCCCCGAACAATTACGCAGTCATCTATCGCATTAAGCGGCGTTCCTGCAAGAACTCTTGCGCTTCTTTTCGCCCGAGATCGCTGCCTTGCTCGTCCAATCGGAAACGGAATTGCTTGGCATTGTACGTTTTAGCCGCTTTATCATGCCAACTGATCATCCAGAAGGGGTAATCATCTTTGGGTGGATCGATATTGTATTTCGTGCCGTTCCTCATGATGATGCTCCGTACTTTGGTCCCCGTAAAACGCTGCATGAACATCTGCAAACGATAGCATAGTGTTAAGCTCTATGCGCACAGGCAAATCACCGCTGACCTTCTGGCGTAATTATCATCTACCGGCTAAACTGGACCTTTGGTTGATCAGGTTCAGTGAACGGACAGGCGAATCACGAGGGCAGATCCAGCGTGACGCTCTTTACCGGTTCCTCCGGCAGATGGATGCCGAGAACGAGCCCGTTGGCACCGCCGAGGAGATCTTGAAAGAACGCTGGGGTAAACGGCATTTGCCCGGTCGTCGCTGGTTGACCTACGAAAATTCGCAGAACGCTATTCGGGCCAAGACAGATCCAGAGGTGCGTCTTGAGTATTGACAGGTGTGACTGGTTCGGTTCTTACCACTTTGGCTTCTGTTGCTCTGCGCATCCAGAGGATTGAATCGTTATCCTGACCTTTCTCGACGGGCCCATCCTTTTTGTACCCGAGGATTTCTCCGCGCAATTTGATGGTGTCCAGAACGATCTTGGCGGCCGCCAGCGGATATTTCCATTCGTCATCGGTAAAAGCATCGCCATTCGCGTTCATTCGCTGAACCATCACGGTCATGGCGGCGGCCACCGGTTGATATTGAGAGAGCATTTCGTCGCACCTGGCCAGATCCAAATGCATCTCTTCTTCCACATTGTTCTTCGTCTCGCCCCGGAACTCTTTGCGGCATTCGGCTAGAATGTTTTTCACGTTGCCGATGGTCAGGCCGAACGCTTTAGCGATCTGGTAAGTGGATTTGCCGCTGACGCGGGCTTGCCAGATCTCGTGCCACTGGTTCAACCGCTGATCGGCGATGATCAATTCCTTTTTGTCTTGCTCCCCGTAACTCATGACTGGATACTTACGTTCGCATATGCCCCGAGGAATTGACTACATAATAAATGACCGCAGCGGTTGCATCGATAATCCCGCTGCGTTGATAGAATTTTATCGACGTGTGGCGTCTCACTCCGAATTCACGCCAAAACTAGGTTGCGCTAAGATGATTGACCCGATTCAACTACACGTTTTCCAGCCTGACTCTCCCCATGAACACGACCGGCCTTGATCTGCATTTACGCGGGCGCCAGATCATCGAGTGCGAAGCATTTGAGCGCACCGGCAAAAATGATCTCGGCAAATGGGCTAACACCCTGACGATCATCTATAAAGGCTATCTTTCGCCCAATAGCTCCGATGAAGTCGCGGTGGTTGTCACTCCGTCCGCAAACAAAAATAAACACCGGTTCCCGCGGATCGACGTAGTGGGAGACGGTTACGCTTATGAAGGGTCGCATGACGCTCCGCGCGGATGGCGCCTGAAACTTTCCCAACTCGCACTCCAATGAATCCTGATTCTCTAAAAGACCAACGCGTTCTCGCTCACGAATTCACCCGTCAACTCATCCCGATCGTCCTCGAGTCAACCATCACTTCGGTTCTCGATTCGGCTTTTTCGGTTATCGGCCAGCAACGAGAGGCCATCGAAAAACAGACTCGCGACTCGATTGCTCCCGACAGCACTGAAGAGTTTAAACAGGATCTGGTCCAGAAATCGTTCAACCAATTCCTGCAATTCCAGAGTCAGATCATTCAGGTATCGATCGAGAACATCAGCACGATCACCTGGGGCGTTGTCGGGCGATTGACCAGTGACTATTTTCCGGACCTTTTAAGTGAAGAGAAAAAGCGGCAAGAAGCTGAAAAGAATGGCAATACGCCGACGAACAGCGAAACGGTCCTCCCAAGAATCACGGTACATCAGGGAGATACGGAAGTGGATGCCGGGGAAACTGTGCGCGCCACATAAAGCGGTCGCGGCCAAAAATAATCTCCCCACCCTAGGCAGTCCGCCGGCGGCTACCGAGGTCCATCATATGGCCGGGAGGCAAGGTGATCTTTTGCTCCAGAAAGATCTGTGGTGTCCAACCTGTTTTGCCTGTCACCGGTTTCTGACAGATAATGCTGGATGGGCGTTCGAGAATGGATTTCGAGTGCGCCTGACATACAAATGACCAAACAGGAAATCATGGACACCTACGGACAGAGCGTCTACCAGATCAAGCTATCAATCGCCATGGCTCAATATGGCCAACTGATCGCCCGCAGCGGCATAGGATCGGCTACCATCGAAAAAATGGACACCCTGGCAACCCAAGCGCTGCAATCCGGTACGACCTTTGTAAAGGCTTTGATGGACGAGAAAATGATATCGAATTAGGTTGCTTTAGGATGCTTGCGATAGCATACTGCTTGCCATGGAATCTCCCGCGCAAGTACCCGCAGTCATCAACCCGAAAAAGCAGTTACGAGACAATCTGCAGAGCGAGAATTTCAAGCTCGCTATCTCGGAACTAAAAAGCAAGTACATCACCGCTGACCGGATGGTTCGGATCGCTTTGAACGCGATCAATCGGACACCGGATCTGGCTGAATGCACGCAACCATCGTTTTTCAGTGCGCTGATGCGACTGAGCGAGGTGGGGCTTGAGCCTGACGGTTATCATGCGCATTTGATACCCTTTAATAAGAAGGTTAAAAACCCGCGACCGGGGCAACCTCAGTACATCAAGGAAGTCCAGTTAATCATCGATTACAAGGGACTGGTGACGATCGTCCGGCGCAACCCGGCAATTGCCGTGGTTAAAGGGGCGATTGTCTATGATCACGACAAGTTCATCTATCGGGAAGGGTCCGACCGCTATTTCGAACATGAACCGGCTTATGTCGAGGGCGACGAGATCAAGGGCGCTTATTCTTTCGTCAAGTTCGCGGCAATCAACGATTGGGAAATGTCCTACATGCCGATCTGGGAAATTGAGGGAATCCGTAAACGATCCAAGGCGGCTGATTTCGGTCCATGGAAGACCGATTACGAACAGATGTGCATCAAGACCGCGCTTCGGCGTCATGCCAAGATGTTGCCCCTGACCGCTGACGAACAGCGCGCCACCCTGATGGATGACGACACAATCGAGATCAGTGAGACTGGCCGCCGCAGTTTGCCACAAAGAACCGCTGAATTCCGAAAGGCCCGAAACGATGAACCGGATCTGGGGGATGATAACGGGCACTTTTCCGAGCCGACGCCGCCTGATGAACCATCAGCCCCTGCTTCTGCTCCTGAACCTGATCCGGTCGAAGAACAGAAAAAGGTTGGGGAAGAGTTCTCTAAATCGTTCGAGAAACTCCAGAAACTGATGGAAGTCAAAAAGGTCACTGACGCCGAGATCCTGTTCATTCTGGGCGATTTCCAGAAAGACGTGGGTGAAGGCATCGAATCAATCAAAGATCTGCCGTACGCCACCGTCAAAGACGCGATCAAGAACTGGGGCACCTACGAGTTCGAGGTGATCAAACTTCGTAAAGCGGCTAACGAGACGAAGTGACCATGGACGACAGAAGGGGACTGCCGTCGTCCTCGGAAATGTGGCGGTTAAGTGAATGCTCTGGGTCAAAGATCTTGACCGAGAGCCTTCGCGCTAAAGGGATAAGTCTCGATATCCCTAACGTTTACGCGACGCTTGGAGAACGCATCCACGCGTCACTGGAAGGCTACGACGTCGATCTGAGCCGGAGAGCGGAAGAGATCAGGGATGATTGCGATAAGCTCGCTGTACGGGCCGCCAGCGAATTCCTTGGGGCACGCGAGAGTCTGGAAGCGGAACAATTGGTCGAGGTGCGTTTGTGGTACAATCGGGAAGGGGTCCCGTTTTTCTCCGGTCGCCCTGACCGGGTATCGGTACGGCCCGAACGCATCCTCGACGTCAATTTCAAGACCGGGACCAGCGCGGAAGAAGATGCGGTAGCTAATCTCCAGATGCGAAGCGAAGTGGTGTTACTGCACGATCGTTACCCGCAAGTGCCTGAGATCGGCGTTCTTTTAAGTCAACCGCTGGCTACCAGACAACCCGAGATCGTGATCTACGATCAGAGATCGATGGGGGAGGCGGAAACTGAGATTCTGGGTATTGTTGACCGGGCGACATGGGATCCCTCGCGACGAGCGGGCCCGTGGTGCAAATTTTGTCCTGCGCGGGCGTGGTGCCCGCAAGCGCGTGAACTGGCAATGGATCTGCCTTTACGAATAAAAGGTGATCAACTGCCAGAACTTCCCTCCGGCCCTGCCGCCGCGGAGATGATGGCTAAACTAGAGGTGGCTTATGATATCCTGGGCGCAGTATGGGAAGCGTTCCAAAAGAAAGTCCAAGCGGGCGGCGACGTCCCCGGATGGCAAATCAGTACCGGAAAAAAAGAGCGACTTTTACCCGACCATCACAAATCTGAGTTTATCGATGCAGTTGTGGAACTCGGATTCACGCTGGAAGATATCGATGCCGCTACCAAGTTCTCCATCCCGAAATTCGAAGATATCGCCGCCAAAAAGTGGGGATTGAAAGGGGCCGCGTTACGCCGGCGGTTTGCGATCTATTTTGAGGAATTCTTTGAAGTCAAACAACACGCCGGTTTCCTCCAGCGGATACCGCTTAAAGATCGGTCTTAAAATGATTGTGGCCTTGCGCGTGCTTGCGATTGCACGGTAGGTTATGGCTTCTATTACACTAAAGCATGAAGACACTCACGACACGGGAGGTGGCGTTACCGGGCAGTAAAAAAGCCAGTACACTCAAACTTTACGAAGACCGAATCAATAAAGCTGATCAGGACGCGTGGATGGCGCGGATCGATACCGGACTGGTTCTGGCTGCCATTAAAGATGGCGAACTCTATCGGGATATCGGGTTTAAAAGTTTCGCTGAATACGTCGATACGCCGCTAGTCGATTCGACTGGCGCTAAATCTTATCGGTTCATTTTCTTTTCCAAAGAAGCTAACCGGCGCATTGATCAATCGATCAGTTATCAACTTCTCCAGAAGTACAGGGAAGAGAAGAATCTCGCTTTACCCCTCCCAGAGAACGCTTTTCAGATGCGAGCGATTACCCGGTTGCCGCACGCGCGTCAGGCCCCGCTCTATTTTCAGGCGGTCGAACACGCCCAGAAATGCGCAGTGGCACCGACAGAAGAGTTCTTGCGGGTATTCCTCGATAAAGGCGTGCGAAACGGTGATTCCCCTCAAAACATCGCGAGCGAACCTATCGACGAGATGGATGACGTGGTATTCGCGGAAGCGCCGATCCAGAAAAGGTATCAACCGGACGCGGCCAAAGCTCTTGAGCGGATCGATCGGTTCTCTGAACAGAACATTTTCCCTGAACAAGCCTCGAAAGCTATCAGAGACGGGTTTATCAATATTATTGATGAGGACCTGGGGATGTGGGGCCGGATGCCGGACGAAGATTTCGTTCCGGTAGGCCGGATGCTGTTCCGTCTTCAGGATAAGATTAATTTCACTGCGGCGCGCCGGTTTCAGTCCAAGTGTAAAGACCCCAAATTCCTCGATCCGATCGTCTTGTACGCGATCAAAGAGGGTTCAAGCGTAATCGTTAACCATGACGGGTTCCAGATTCAGATCCGCCCTTTACCGCCTAAATGATTAAGTGCCCACATTGTTCTGCGGTCTTGCCGATCAATATCCGGCGATTGCCGATGGTTAAACTGGCTGCGGAAGATCCCGGCCTTTTGAAATACCGGATCAGTTTGCTCGCGCTCCTGGACGTTAAATGCCGGAAGTGTCATGAAGAAATTCCGCTGGAATTTTTATCTGACCGACTGGCGCACGATGTTTTAATCTGTGAAGGAGCTCGTTCAATGAGCGCAATGAATCCCCGGCGCCTGAACAGTCATACTGGAAAACGAGCAGCAAACAAACGTTGGGGAAACCTCGAAACCAATGGCAAAAACAAGCATACCCTTAAACCTAGCAAACATCCGGCGGCAGATTGAAGACATGCTGCCAGCCAACACGGCCTTCATCATGTGCGTCGCGGAGATGTACCGGGAAACGACACCTGCATTGGTGACTAACGTCCCTGAAGATGACGCTTTTAAGCTCATGCGCGCGATCGTGACCGAGAAAGATATCGACGACGCGGTGACGGCCGGGAACAACTAAATGAGGTGACCAAATCCGAGCTAGAACAGATTCTTCTTAGGCATCCGCAACTGACAGTCAATGAAGATAAAACTCACCGTCTGGTACCGGACCCCAAGCCTGAACGTCACAAAAAGGCAGCACTGGACGCAGCAGATGCGGGAGAAAAAGGAAGCGTTTCGCGCGTTGAGATCCGCTTTACTGGCTACCGCGTCCGACCGCTTGATCCAGATAATTTCGCCGGAAGTGTCAAAGACCTGCTCGACGGGGTTCGCCACGCTGGACTCATACATGGCGATGAACCATGGAAAATCATCCTCAAAACGGAGCAGGTTAAAGTCCGGTCCAAAAAGCAGGAACGGACTGAGATCGAAATAATCTATGAATAGACGTTGGTTCCTCAAGGTGGCGTTATCGATCCCATTTTTCGCTGAACTGGTGCGCCAGGCTAAAGGGTTTGCGCCGCCGGTACGCACAATTGTCGAAGATCCTTGTCCTGCGTTAAGGCAGTCTTATGACGCCTCAATAGCCACTCGCGAAGTCTCGCACGCTTTACCTCTGGAATCGCCGCAGGCAGCAGGAGGCATCAACACGGTGATTGTTGAGTGGGGTTATCCGATTGGACCTGCGTCTGGCAAGTTGCTTGTTTACGATTCGAATGGGAACAGGTACGCGCAACATGGAAGAAATGAACATTCGATAACGGGTGATAAAGTTCAGGTAATCGATGTCTGGACTGCGGAGAACATCAGGGAAGGCACTAACACGATCTTCATCAACTTTGATCCGCCGGCGGAACACGGACAGATCTGCATCATGGAATTCTCAGGAGTGACAGTACTTGGACACAAAAGACAAAACCTTCCATCCGCCCATTTCGTCCATTGACGTCGATTGCGGTGTCCAGATATCCAGAGACGTAGCCAACTGGCGCGTCACCATCACGTTCTGGCGCCCTAAAAGTTTCGAGATTCAGTTTGTTATCCCTGAAAAAGAAGCGCTCCGCGAATGGCACGGGCCGTTGCACAGGGGACGGGTCTACGGCGCGTTTGCCATCGAAGAGATGATGCGGGTACCGCGGATCTCGGCGGCCTACCTCCTTCGAAAAGCCTTTGAGTTGCACATCATCGACCGGCTCCCGTATGGAAAAACAGAACTACCCGATACCTCAAGAATCGAGAATCGGAAAAATTGAACGCCGAGAGAAAATCACGGCGTCGTCACTAAATGCTAAACTAGACCGCTTCCTGCGAAGGCGCGGACTAAAGACGAAGATCTGAAAGCTATTTTTTCTTCTTCATCATCTTCTTTTTCATTTCTTCTTTCTTGTCTTCTTTGCGCTCTTCCATTTTCTTCTTCATTGCTTTAGCCATAAGTATCTAAGGTCCTCTAAGTCATGGGGATGCACAAGAGTTCGTACTGCGCCGAGTCCCAGTTGTTTCGTTCCGGGAAAATCGTCATCCCGTAACGGTTTGTCTCCATGAAGAAGGTGATATCCCTGAGGGTATGGCGCTGATTCGCCAGTGCCCAATGATTGACCTCAAGAAGGATCACGGGCCGATGTTCCTGAATCAGCACTTCGCCGCCACGCAGGATATCCGGTTCGCTGCCTTCGGCGTCGACCTTGATAAAGGAAATTGAGACGGAGGGTTCAAGCACAACATTTTCGTCCAGCGTGGTTATCCCGACCTGAATCGGGCCCTCCTTATCCAGGTGCGACATCCCGACGTTATCAAGCCAAGGCCGGAATCCGGCAAAGCCCACTTGGAGGCCAAGAGCCATTTCGCGGATATCAGCTGTCGGACAATTGAGTCGCAGACACCGGGCCGCGATCGGATTGGGCTCGTACGCGATCACAGAGCCGCTGGGACCGACTTTGTTGAGGTAAGCAACCGTATGGGTGCCGACATTGGCTCCGACGTCTATAGCTACCGTGGCGGGGTGTATATGACGGGTCGCCAGAGGGATTGTGAACTGGTCGTGATCGAGTCGTTTATGCTCTCGGACCCAACCGTTGATATGGGTTTCGCCGGTAATCACCCAGATACCTTCGGGCGTCTGTTCCAGACCGTCAGTGTCAGTCATTTTTTGATTGGCTTATTCGCTACCACTAGCAGCGTAGCAAAGAATCCTACACCGAATGCTATCGTAAACACAATAAACCCTTGATCCATAGATTCTTGTAAAGGTCAGGATCGTGTTAGTGCTTATTGCGATAAGATGCGTCATGTCATTTTTCAACCAGAATCTGGCGTTATCTTCAGGTTGGTGGCCCGTTCTCCTCCCATCCTTCCAGTTTATCGTTGTCAGGCCGGAATCCGTACTCCTGGACGTACTGGTCGACCATGTTTTCATAGGTCGCGTGCTCAAGTCGGCACCGCTCCCGCCACCTCTCGGGATTGGCTTTGTAGAACTCGCGCCATGCCTCGCGAGCGCGGGCATACACCTCTGGATCCGAGGGCGTGGCAAAGGTCCGAGGGTTAAACGGAGGTTTTACCTTGGGAACGCCTCCTCGATCTTCCTTTTCCATTCTATCAGAGTATGAGTGTTCTTCCTTCGCTCGAACTCTTTCCACAACTTAGGACCGGGCCCGATACCGAAGATCTCGTAAAGCATGTATCCTTCCGGGTGTGCCTAGCTGGTAGACACACCCTATTTCAGGCCAATCAATTTCGCCCATAAAAAAGACTGACCGGGGGTTCATCACTGACGGTTTCGAACCCGATCAGGAGAGGAATAGCCCCCGGACTGTGATTCTGCCTATACCACTCACTCGCCCAGTGCTTCCAGAAAATTCTGCCAGTCCTTGGCCCGTGAACACTTGATGGTGACGTTTGACCCTTCCTTCCTCAGAATCCAGTATCCGCCTTCACGCCTTACTACGTATTCGCCTTCTTTCATGTTTTTGTTTCTCCAGTTTGTTGTGACACGGCGAGCAGGTCGCCAGAAGTTCGTGCAGAAATTCATCTCCTAGATTTCCGTAAACTAAATGGTGAACCGAGGTCGCGACGGACAGTCCGCACGCTTCGCATTGTCCTCCGGATCGCCTAAAAACCAACCGACGCAGGTTTGCCCATTTGTCCGACGACAGGTGACTCCCGTAAAAGTCTGGATCGTAGATCGTGCGCCTCGGCTCTCCCCGAGCCTCGCGATATTCATCGACCCATCGTGAATTTAACATCGTCTGGACCTATCCTTAGATTCTTCCAATGAATAAAGTCGTCTAGATTTGCCTGGGGGAGATTTCTGTTAAATACTTCCGATCCGAAAGGATCTGATATGTATGGTAGGCTGGGTGCGCCAGACCTTCCGTGGGCTCTCTCGTTGAGATCGAAAAATTTATCAGGATATGCCCTAAGGCACTGTTTAAGCTGTCGCCTTGAAGCGTATCCTCTTATGCCCCTGAGCCACCGATAAATTGTTCTTGGAGTTACCCCTATTTTACGGGCTATCTCCGATACGACGTTGTCAACCTTATCTGGTCGCTCCTCTGAGTCCCTTGTGTACACCATGTCCCACAGGATAGAGGATATGTGCCTCATGACGTCTTTTCTGCTCATTTACGTAGAGATATTGGTCGTTATAAAGGATCGATGCAATCGCAGGCATATGTCGAATGCTGACTCATCTGAATGTCAGTGAGTGTCAGAATCCGTCAGTGTCAGTGTCAGCGTCAGTGGATTTTTCTCTGTCACCCGACTGAGGAAGGCTGAGTCTCAATGACTGTAATGCATGGGGTAGTGATACTCGTTCCATGTCAGTGGCTTTAATCCGGCCTTCTCGCGTTCCAGATTGATTTCCGCCCAGTTGTGGCGATCGGCGTTTCCGACCATCCGAAGGGGTAAACAGCCGACATTTACGAATAGCACGGCGCAGGACAAAAGGAATTTCATCATGCCTCGCAATGTATGCGTGCGATAGCATAGAGGTCAACTCGGGGTTTTCCCCTGTCCCCCGATCGGGTAACGAAATCGTGACTTGACGCGAAATCGTACTTACGATAGCATCCGCATCAGATAAACGAGCGTTTTTCTTGCGAAGTAGTATCCGCAGGGCAGACATTGTTTATCTCGCCGCGTGGAAACGGCGTTATGGAAAGAAAGCGAAACTGCATCGTGAAATCGTCGATACACCTAAGAACCGTCCGGAGAGCGCCATTGACAGTTTCGCCGCTTTCCAACCTCCGGGCGGTTCTTAGGTGTTTCCTTTTTCACTCTCATGCCTTCTGATCCCTATCCGCGCCGTGGTCTGAGCCGCGCCTCTGACCTTTTACCTGATTTTCTCTCTGAAACTGCCGCTGCGATCCGCCAGCGACTAGCCGACCATCCCGAGGTCACCCATCTCCACGGAGCGCGCCTGATCTCCGAAGACGAGATCGTTCAGTTGGAAAACCGGGCCAAGGAATTGAGGAGGGGAGTCAGGGTATGACGGGCCTCGTACCTCGAGCGGTTCCGACCTTGTTTAACGGCATTCAGTACAAGTCCCGAATGGAAGCGAGATTCGCGGAAATGCTGACCTCTAAAGGTTTGGAATTCGTCTATGAAAAACTCCTTCCGGGGAGCGCGCAGCAGTACAGACCAGATTTTTATATTTCACTATTCGACCTTTACGTGGAGATAAAGCCAAGGGCGAAGGAACATGAATTAAATATCTTCAGGGCAGACATTCGAGAGTGCCCTCATCCTTGGATATGTCTTCACAATCCAGAAAGGGAAAAATGGGAACTCGTCTCGATAAACAGGCTTATTTTGCCTCGTTCACTGGGATTCTTTGAAGGAGTCACTGTAGAATTCTCAACGGACGGAGTGGACTTTACATTTGGTGCGATACGTCTTCTTCCAAAAGGGGAGCATACCGAGGCTTACACAGCGGATTTAGAACCGCCAGCATCGGAAGAATCTGCCGGGGAACACTTCCGGGCGGTTCATTCATTTTTGGAGGGTCGAACACCATGAGTCCGGCAATCCACAACAACGCAAGGCTCTACGCGAAGCTCGATATTGATGAGGAACTCGATGACGCTGGGTTGTCTTGTTCTGCTTTTCGCATCTACGTCCATCTATCCCACGTGTGCTCCAAAGAAACCGTGGATATGCCACCAATCACAAGGATCGCCACCAAGGTCCGAATGAACCGGGAAACCGTAATAAAAGCAATCAGGGAGCTAGAGGCTAGAGGGTTCATAAGGGTAGATAGATCATGGGGAGAGAAGGCAGATTATCACGTAAACCCCAAGCACTGTTGGGTACCAGTACCTAAAACCGACCAGTACCTAAAACCAGCAAGTCGGAAAGAGGTACTAGTACCTAAAATAAAACCGACCAGTACCTATAACCGACTAGTACCAGAACCTCCTTCTTCCCCTTCCCCTCTGGTCTCCCCGTCCTCTCCCCTTGCATCCCCTTCTCCTTCCCCTCTTACTCCCCAAACCCCATCATCCACCTTGCCCGAAAACGCGGGTGATCTGACGCTTACCTCTGAAACTCCGAAAAAGGACAAGCGTCGAACCTCGTGTTTCGAAGAGCTTGAGAGACATGTTGTCCGCAATCTCGGGCTTACGACGGAGGACGCTTATTGGTTGTGGGATAAATGGGAAGGCAACGGGTGGAAAGTTGACGGTAAGTCAATGGCCTGTTGGAGGTCGACCGCTAGTTCATGGGAGAGAACAAAGAGGATTTTTCCCAGCCAAAATAAGGAAGGCAAAGGCAACAGATTCAGCGGAAGCAAAACAGGAATCGTATCCACGTCATGAGCGACCTCCCCGAACATCAAACGTTTCCGCACAGTGAGGAATCGGAGAAAGCGTTTTTGTGCAGCTTGATCTTGTTCCCTGAACTGATCGATCGGTGCGATACGTTGAGTCTCGCGCTGTTTTTCATCCCGGCGCACCAGACGGTGTTCCGAATGCTGATCGAGCTACGGCAAGCAGATCAACCGATCGATTTTGTGATCTGCAAAAATTGGCTCAAAAAAAACGAGTTACTGGAAGAAATCGGAGGCGCTGAATATCTGAACGATCTGTGGCAGGTGGTACTGACCGGCGCCAATTGGGAACATTACCTGAACATCCTCAAAGACAAACATCTGCGCCGGAAAACGATCCAGGCGTCCCAATCGTTGATCCAGCGGATGTACGATCCGTCCTATGGAACGCAGGAAACGTTGAGGGAAATCACCGAAGTAGCCTTGACGCAGATCGTCACCGAAATCCGGCCGAAGGTGAAACTGTGGCCGGATGTCATCGATTCGGCCATGCTGCTCTTGGAAAAGACCAGTAACAACGGGATGGAAGGCGTCTTATTCGATGTCAAAGGGATCGATGACGAGATCCGCGGATGCCGCCGCGGCGAGTACGTAATCATCTGCGCCGAAGTCAGCGTCGGTAAGACCGCTCTGGCGATGCAGGGAGCGCTCAATACGGCGATTGGTGGTGGATCGGTCGCGATGTTCAGTTTTGAGATGTCGGCGGTCAGGATGGCATTACGGATGTTCTGTCAATTGGGCAAGATTCGGATGGGCCTGATGCGAACACGCCTTTTTGATGCGGTTGAACGGAACCGGTTGCTGCAGGTGGCTGACGTGTTGCGCAAACTCCATATCCACATGGAAGACGCCTTTTCGATGAACATTAACGGACTGGTTTCGCGTTGCCGGCAGATTCACGCCAAGGAGCCCCTTGAACTGGTGGTGGTGGATTATCTCCAACTGGTTACTCCTGGCACGGCCAAAAGAACCGATAACCGGGAACGAGAAGTAGCGGACATCAGTCGGAAGCTGAAAAACATGGCAGGCGAACTTGATGTCACTGTGATAGCGCTTTCTCAACTAAACGAGTTCGGGAAAATGCGCGAGTCGCGTTCCATCTCGCAGGATGCCGATATCATTCTCAAGATCGAACCGGAAGGCGACAGCGAACATTTCAGAAACGTAATCATCGACAAGAACCGGGACGGCGCGCGCGGGAAGAAATTTCCGGTCACATTCGAAGGACAGTACGTCACGTTCACCGACGCGCCAGTGGACCTACCGCCCAATCGTGATCTCACTCCAGCCAAGAACGGACACAAGAAGCACTGGAACAGCGATTGACCTTGCTTGCGATAGCATGCTATAGCTTTGGGGCATGGATCTTCACCCGTCCCCTGAAATTCAGGAACAGATCACTGTGAATCTGGAGAAGGCGATTGTGGCCGCTGATGTGGACCTTCTTCACAGAGAGCGCGAGGTATGGAGGAAACTCCGGTTGGTGGCACCTGGTCTGGTCAAAGAACTCAAGGAAATCGAGGTCTTGAAAGAGAAACTGTTTCAGGCCGGCGCACGGATCAATCTTCACCGGATGCTCGATCAGGACGAAAAGAAGTCCACTGGAATCAAGATATAGGAGTTAATAACGGGACCACAATAAGTCTTCAATAAAATGCTTGCGATAGCATGCGTTCTTGTGGGATATTAGATTCTAATGAGCTACTCCACCTGCCCAGTATGTAAATTTGCCGTGGAACAATACTGTTCCGAGAAAGACGCCGAGATCGAGCGGTTGAAGGCTCTAGTTGAAACGCTCCGAGCGGCTAACGCCTCGTTTGAGGGCGGAATGCATTGGAGAAATGGGCTGATCACCGAACTCTGTGATGCGCTGGATGGACGAAAGAGGCTCAAGGCAGGGTCCATAGAGAACTGGCGGACGCATTGGGAGAATATAGATGTCCTCCTTCAACGCGCACGGGAGGCCACCAAATGACTTTGTTCTGCGATAAATGCGGCCAGAGTTCGCCAGCACTGTACCGGGCTAACGAAGTAGGGATGGTCCCTGCGCTTTGGTATTGCGAAGCTTGCCTGCAAACCCCGATCGATCCTGAAACCAAAGAGTTGATCGATTTGATCGCTCCGCCCCGGGAGGCGACACAATGAGCGAGAAAGATTTCAAAGATACGCTCAGAATATTCGAGTTCGCAGCTAAAGGCATTCGCAATGACGCAAGCCTTGGAGACTTTCTGGTTAGGCTGGGAAGCGAATTGGTTGCGTTAGGCGTTCAGGAAAACCAGCGCGCACGGGAGGCGACGCGATGAGATCAGAAATTGATCCGGCATATTACGAGCGAAATAAATTGGTTCGATTTTTGGCGAGCTTGTTTCCCGCTGGAATCGCGCACAACTGTGTCTATATCGACACTCCCGAAGGCCAGTTAAGTTGGCATTACCACGATGAAGAGGCGCACCTATTCTCTGCGCTTCCTCCCTATGAGAAACCTTGGGACGGTCATTCAACTCTGGAGAAATACCTTCGACTGGAACGCTTAACTGTCCGGCGTAAAAACGCACCGGAACCGGACGTCCGTGATCTCCACGATAAATGGCGCAAGACTGTCTCGTTCTATCCTGAGGACGAGAAGTCCACGCACTTTAGCGACATTTACGCGCTCACGTTGGAAGCCTTCGTTGCCGGGAGAAATTCCAAGTGACGATTTCTGAGATTGCCAAGGATGTGTCGACGAACGCGCATCCATCTACCTTTTTCTGGGTAAAGACCAACTCTGAAGGTGTTCACGGATTTGAGTGGGATCATTTCATTCGGACCCAATTGATCACCCACGGGCCCGGTTCAGATTCGAACGGCCAGACCCTGCGGGTAGTGATGAGCGATTGCAAGATCACGATCAACGGCCATCAACTGGAAGATGTTCAGATCGAGTTCATGAAACATCGCATCTTCTACGCGTCAGCGGCCAGCGTTCGAGGGTCGACCGGGCCTCGGATCGACAACATCAGCGTCAATGGAGAACAAAAGAAGTGAACCATAATCTAGTGTTCTGGACGTTGGTTTTCATCGTCGTACTGATCGGGTTTATCGCGGTCGGGATAGCTTGCTGGAGCGGTCAATGATACTTCGAAGAGTTGATAGACTTGCGCCCGGTATGAGGGTTGTGGACGCCGAGGGAACCGTCTGGGGAATAGACAAAATCTGGAGAGACGGGGAGCGGATTAGCATAAGTTTTTACGACTACTCGGAAACTGAAACTAAACCTGATCGCGGGCAGGCTCTCTTTCCGGATGACCTAGTTCAGATAATCCAATGATAGAGCAAGTCATCGGAGGCGGGTTACTGGCAGCGTCAGGGGCCGCTCTGTTCGTTCCGTGGCCCAAACCTAAACCTCCTGAACCGGTCATCTGCGAACTGGCAGGACTCAAATGGACGCGTGAACAGTTCTGCCATTCGTGGTTGATCACCGGAAAACAAGGGAGCGGCAAATCGGTAGCGATGAACGCTCTGTTGGACCAACTGTTTTCGCACGATCAGAACTTTGGCGGCCTTTGGCTTGATAACCAGGGGGACAGCCACATGAACCTCGTACGGATCGCCCAGAAACACGGACGCAAAGATGACGTGATCCTGATCGAGGTTCCGTTTGACGGTCGCAGGGCTTACCCGGAACAACGGATGAACCTGTTGAAAGCCGGGAATCTGGGTTCCTGCGTGATGGCTTCTATCCTGTCCGATATCGCTTCTATCGGTCAATCCATGGGTAAACATACCGGATTCTTCCAGGAACAGACCATCACCCATATCGAGGCCGGGATCAGGATGCTTGAGTACATGAAAGTGCCGGTGACCTTGAAACGCCTGAAAGAGTTTCTCTGTTCAGAGTTCAACATGGAGCAGGCGGTCCAACAGTGTTTGAAATCTCCGAACGGTTCACCTCGACCGGTTGCAGACATTGTTTTGCATTGGCCCAACGAGTTCATGTCGCAGCCGGGGGATCAGTTGGGGGGCGTCCGGACATCGTTATCAAATGCCTTGTCACCATTTACCACAGTACCTGAAGTTGCGGATGTGTTTGCGAGCGACTTGCCTGATACGGTAGATTTCAGGCTAATCGAAAAAGGTAAAATCATCTGTGTTCTTTGTCCTACCTCTTATCCGAAAGCTAAATCGGCCATCAACACCCTGATGAAAGGAGTCCTCTTTTATACCGGAAAACGCCGGTACGACATGCGCAAATTCATGACCCCGAAAGAGATTGCGGACGAGAATCTGTTGACCCTCTTTTTTGATGAAGCCCAACATTCCACGGTGGCTAATGACCGCTTCTTTTTCGATACGTTACGGGCGGCCAAGTGCGCGTTTATAGCGGCGATGCAGGATGAGGCGAGTTTAGTGCCGGTGACCGGGGAAGCGGTGGCGAAAACGATCCTGACCAAGTTCCAGAACCGGATGATCTTTCGCTCTGAGACATTCGAGAGCGCAGAAAAGAGCGCGGCCAAAATCGGTAAAAGAAGGATCTGGCGGACAAGTTACGGCACTTCTGGGGGTAAAGGTTCATCCAACCGATCCCAGGTAGACGATCATATCGTTCTCCCCCAACATTTTGATAATCTCCCGGTCCACAAATGCGCCATTCTCCACACCAATAAGAGGTTCAAGCGGCGCGTGAAACTCCCTGTGGTATGAAGGAGTTTTACTGCGGACTCCATCATCCCTCGGACGCGTGGCCTTTTGAACGTGCGATGATTTCAGTGAACGCCCTGCTGAAACGCCGAAGCGGGTTTAAGGTCAATAAATGGATCATGGATTCGGGTGCCTTTAGCCAGATCGCTAAACACGGCAAACACGTACTCGATCAGGATCAATACCTTGAATATATCCACAAGTTTTCGGAATTCGGCGAGATGGTAGCTGCGGTCTGTCAGGATTGGATGTGTGAGCCGTTTATCTTGAACAAAACGGGTTTTACCATCGGACATCATCAAGAGAAAACCCTTCTGAGTTATGTTTATCTTCAGGAATCTTCCGATATTCCGATTCTCCCGGTTCTTCAAGGATTCCATCCAGAGGATTACGTTTGCCACGTTCGAATGTACGGCGACTGGCTTAAGAAAGGGGCGTGGGTAGGAGTTGGCTCAGTCTGTAAACGCAACTCGAACCCGGACGCTATCGAGGACGTTCTTTTAGCCATCAAAGCGGAGCGGCCCGACCTGCGATTGCACGGTTTTGGATTGAAACTGGAATCCATCGAGAGAGGAACCGTACGAGCCCTTCTGCACAGTTCTGATTCCATGGCGTGGACTCGCGTGGGTTTTGATGACGCTGATTCTAATGATCCGCGACTCGCGCTGCGGTACGCCGCTAAAGTCGAGAAACTGATCGAGCATCCTGTATTCCATGTTCAGGAGGTCATGACAAAATGGTGGAACTGAAATCGCAACCGAACGAAACCCGGTGCGCTTTTACTGAACACGAACACGTCATTTACATCCATGACCTATGCCCGGTGACAGGAAATCCCCAGAAAGGATCAAAGATGATCATCACTTACAAAGGCCAGAACCTATTTCTTGAAGTGAAGAGTTTGCGGTCCTTTGCTGACTCTTACCGGGGCGGTAAAGGTAATGTCAGGTCAATGGAAGGGATGCTTCAGGAGGTTACACAGACGTGCGCAGACGTCTTGCAAGTCGACGTTAAACTGGTTGGGGATCTCATCATTAATCCGTTCCAGTTCATGAAAGTGACCTGTTACGCATTCCCGAAATGAAACGATGCAAAAAATGCGGTCTTTATAAGAGCACAGTTCCTGGAAAAGCGGAGTTCTACCACGATCCAGAAGCTAGAGATGGTTTAACAGGCACCTGTAAATGGTGCAAGACCGAGGACGGAAAACAACGATATGCGATTAGACGGACTCAAAGTCTGCAAAGAATGCGGGCCGCCGGCCAAACCGCTGCGCCTCTTTTATCTGAGCGCAACCACGGTGGATAAGAGGGAGACTGAATGCATGGATTGCCGGAGGAAAGCCGCAAACGCGAGGTACGCCAAAAAGGTGGGTAAAAAACTAGATGACCAAAATATGCAGCAAATGCGGTGTGCCTAAAGATCTCGAAGAAGAGTTCTCGGTCGATAAACATTCAAAGACCGGGCGGACCAGCGAATGTAAAAGCTGCCGGAAAATGCGCGAGAACCGGGCGTACCGGAACAAGGTGATGTCGCGACCGAAAGAGCAGGCATGATCTACGGATCTGTGTGCAGCGGCATAGAGGCGGCTAGCGTTGCTTTTGATTCTCTAGGCTGGACCCCGGAGTTTTTTTCCGAGATTGACGCGTTTCCCAGAGCAGTTCTAAAACATCATTACCCTCACGTAAAGCTTTATGGCGACTTCCGACACATCCAATCTGGCACTCACGCAATTGACCTTCTTATCGGAGGAACCCCCTGCCAATCCTTCAGTATCGCTGGCCTGCGGCAAGGATTGGACGCGGCGACTGGTAACCTGGCCCTTGAGTATATTAAATTGGCTGCACGTCTGCGCCCCCGCTGGTTGGTGTGGGAGAACGTCCCCGGCATCCTGTCAATTGACGGAGGACGGGCGTTTGGAACCTTTATCGGAGGGTTGGTCGAATGCGGGTATAGCGTCTCCTGGCGGATCCTTGACGCTCAATATTGCGGAGTTCCACAGCGCCGGCGTCGCGTCTTCGTTGTCGGACATCTTGGAACCGACTGGCGCCCATCTGCTGCCGTATTATTTGAGCGCGAAAGCCTGCTCGGGAATCTTGCGCCGAGCCGAAAAGAGAGGGAAGACGTTACCGGAACCCTTGGAGCGCGCACTACGGCAGGCGGCGGGTTTAGCTCCAACTTCGAATGCGCAGGAGGAGTGCAAGTCACCCGTGACCTCAGTCCTTGCATCGGAGCCAGCGGCAGAGGATTTGAACGGACAGGAGACACAAGAGGACAGGATGCTTTTGTAGCCTGTTTTTCAGGCACCTTAGAAACCGAGAACGCCGCATGTCTGGAAGGTCACGGTGTCAGGATCGATCTGGGGACAGAGACATTTGTCACCCATCCACTTCGCGCAGACGGTTTTGACGCGAGTGAAGATGGAACAGGTCGAGGAACACCAATTATCCCGGTAATAGCCATTCAGGAACGCGCCATATGCGAGAACGCAGACGCTGGACCAGATGGGAAAGGATTCAGAGACGACGGGAATGCCTTCACGCTGGAGGCCCGTACTGTCCCTCAAGCGGTGGTCTGCAATGAATCAGGGAAAGGATTCTGGAGCGAATCAGAGGTTTCCTCGACGATCCGCAAAGGTGACCTGAATGGGCACGGAGGAGCAAGAGAAAGTACCCTGATAGCATTCGATCTGAGAGGCCGCGACGGCGGTGCGATGCCAGAGATGAGTCAAGGTACTGCGAGCGTGCGTGCGTCCAGCGGCGGGAGTTCTCGGAGTTACGTGGCGTTTGCCGAGAACAGTCGAGCAGAACTTAGGCTGGAAGGAGGCGACGGAGACACTGTCGGAGCACTCAAGACTGGAGGCGGTAAACCGGGGCAATCTTATCCGGCGATAGCCTTTCAATCCTCGCAATCAGGGATGCGGACCACCGGTGATGTTCACGCAACTCTGGACGCCAACAATGGGTCTAGGCGGCATCATGGGGTGGTGGCATCAGGGGTGCGCAGATTAACGGTCAAAGAGTGCGAAAGATTGCAAGGGCTACCAGATAACTGGACGAACGTTCCGTACCGCGGAAAACCTGCTTGCGATGGCCCAAGGTACAAAGCGATCGGAAATTCTTTTGCCGTACCCGTCGTACGCTGGATCGCGGAACGCATTCAAATGGTGGATAACATTTTGTCCGAATGAAACGACTCGTTCTCAGTTTATCCCTCTTCTTATGCGCCTGCCAGAGTTACGGGCCCAGCCTGACCCAGTTGGCGCGTGGCCCGGTGATCACCACATTCAGCTACAACGATGTCCAGATCATGGTTCTGGCCGATAACGCTGAACGATCGATCATCAAACGGATGGATGTCGACGAAGCATTGACCTACGGAGCGGCAGCGGCCGGAATCGGGCTTGCCACGGTATCTGCCTTCTTCACTCACGGTGCCAGTGCGGTTATATTAGCCGGGTCCGGTGTTGCGATACCGCTGGTTGCTAATGGACTTCAGGGCGCGAACCGGGCGGCCTTGTACGCGACAGCTTTAATGAACATCAACAACATGATCGCCCATTATCTCCTGGTACAGGGTAACCCGACCACTAAACTGACTCCTGCCGGCATCGATCTTTTCCGAAACGTCAATCTGGCGATTGCCATGTTGCGCATGGGTAGCGCAACGCTGTTGCCAACGGTCACTAGCGCACAATGATTGAAGTCTTTTCGAGCGGAGGAGGAACGCAAAGCAGTGCTATTGCCGCGCTCATTATTCAAGGCAAACTGCCTAAACCAGATTTCGCAGTGATCGCTGACACTGGGAGAGAAAGGTCCAGTACATGGCGATATCTTGAAGATATCGTCAATCCTTCTCTCCAATCCATTGGAATGGAGATCGTAAGGGTTAAATACTCAGAGTACGGATCGATTCCTGACCACGGAAAGCAGTGGCTTTCCCACAACAAGGAGACAGTCTTGATGCCCGGATTTACTAATCAAGTGATCGGGTCAGTCGGAAAACTATCCGCGTTTTGTTCCAAGTCTTGGAAACAACATGTTGTCGATCGCTGGTTATCTAAGGTAAAAGGGATCACGCGATCCCAGTACCGAAAGTGGATCGGGTTCAGCATTAATGAATGCAAGAGGGCGCTATCGATGATGGATGGGGAAGAATACACAAAAGGGTTGATTCGTTTTCCCCTTATCCACGATATTCCTATGCGCCGACATCAAGCTATTCTTGAGTGCCAAAAAATAGGTTGGCCCACTCCTCCGAGGAGTGCCTGTTACGATTGCCCAAATCAGAAGGACGATGAGTGGCTTGGCATTACCCAGGAAGAGTTACATATGGCAGCGATCCTAGAAAAAGAAATCCAACAAACGGATCCTTTCTTCTGGTTGCACAGATCCTGTATCCCGATCGACCAAGTAAATTTCTCTCAGGAACCAGATCTTTTTGAAAGAGCTTGCGACTCTGGTAACTGTTTCGTCTAGAAAACTCCCATCAGCGGCATCAGGACGTAGATGATGATGATGGCCGCTAGTGCCACCACGCCGAGAACCATGACGATTGTTCGGATCGGTTCTGGAATCATCCCGCTGATCTTGGTCCAGACCCACCAGAGAACAAAGAGGATCAGGCAAAGGATCAGTAAAACCCAGAAGAAATGAATCCATGGCCCGACGTTTGGAGTAGCAGATGTCGGGGCACCCAGTAAAAGAAGTGATAAGATGTTCATGAAAAGTAGCCTAAGCCACTTTTCGTTCGTTCTGAACAGTCTGTTTGGCTGTTTTCCGACTCTTGATCCGCTGGATCACTAATTCCAGAGCGCTTTTCCGATCGCCGCTTCTATCCTGGATTCCGCAAAGTTCGTGTTTGTTTTCCGCAAAGATATCGATCTTGAACCGGCCCCGGGTGGCCGCCACATAGGCAAGTTTGACGGTAGCAAATTTGAGTGATGTTCGGGAGAGTCCGAAGAGGACGGTGTCCACTGTGTCCCCTTGACTCCGGTGACTCGTCGACGCGTATCCGTGTGTGAGGTTGCGTGTCTCGATCAGTTTACCTGTAGTCGACATCGGCCCGGAATCGGTGAACCCGGCAATTCTGAACCGTTCGCCGTTAATGATATCCCCCCGGCGCCCTTTCATTCCTGAATGGGCGATAATATCGTCTCCAATCGCTATCGGGAGATCTCGCCGCTGGCAAACGTCCCACGCATCGACGTTGCCTCGATCGAACTGGCGACGGACCCCATGCTCGTCGACGCCAAACGCTCGATCACATTGCACCTGGCGCACCTCGAACGCTTTACCTTTATCTTTGCCGCGAGTGATCTCGATGATGTATCCCGGTTTAAGGCGTCCGAACTGTTTTTTCTCCGCTAGAGTCCAACCTAATGTCCGGTGCGCGGCATACACCCGTTCTTCACCGCCGATTAATCCGTTTTTTTTTAACAGATGGCGAACCGCATCGTTGACGGCGTCATTTTCCACGTGAGAAGAATTAACACAGATAACGCTTTTCCCGGCTTCACGTTCCTCGACGTACCGGCTCGCCAGCGTGTTGATTCGGCCTTGACCGTGCAGTTCGTGTAGCGCTCCGGCAGCGTCAAACACCCTGAACGCTTCAGTGACTTTAGCTTGTGACAATAGTTTGGCCGCTTTCAGGTACGCCCCTTTCATAGCGTTAGGATGTTGGCGGACGATCTTTTCCAACCACTCTCGTTTGATCCCGGTAGTGTTGAGAATGATTCTAAAACTGTCGCCTGCTTCCACGCTGGTGTGTTGTCGCGGATCGCCAACCAGACAAAGGCGATAGCCGTTTTTCACCACCAGTTTGATCAGATCGTACATCTGCCGGACTGAACAGAATCCCGCTTCATCCAGAATCACCAGATCCATTGGCCTGAGATGTTTGCGGACATGGGGATTAGTCAAAAACATCTGGAGCGTGCAACGGTCAGGATGCGTCAGGACATCGGTAGCTTTAACCGAGGGTGCCATGACCGCGGCCCGGTACCCTTTATCGATGTTGACCCGCACCAGACCGTCCAGGGCATGCGATTTCCCAGTCCCGGCCCTTCCGATCAACGCGCTGAATTGGTCTGGGCAGGCCAAGAGCTCGTTAACCGCCCGCAACTGGTCAGGCGACAACTGCGGATCTTTGACCGGCTGAAACCGGACTCCCTGCCCGTACCCGTTTTGGATCCAGAGATTAATCTGAGTTTCCCGGTCCATATGTTCGCGAGTAGTAAACTCGTCTCCTTTACGGATCAGGCGCGGATGGTTATCGACCAGTTTTTTCAACAGATCGAGGTTCACGTTGGTGCCCGCAGCGTGTCTGACCGCTTCTGCGTAGATCTTGTGATCGTGGACTACCGACAATCGTTCGAACAAATGATCCAGAGCGTACTGGACCGATTCCATCAGGTCATGGTTACCAACCGGTGGGGGCATTTTCGGGATATTCTCTAAGCGCGCCAGATCTTCTGGACTCAACATCTCCCGTTGCGCCTGGATGACAGCTTCAGTGGTCGATTCGATCGTTCCACCATCCGAACAATCAATCACCAGATGGGTAAACGCGCTCAGGATCGACGCACGCTGTTCTTTAGGGTCAGGATGGTTCAATGCATCGGCTTTTAATTCCGTGCTGCGTACGCGCCATTTATCGCGGAATTCGGCCAGATCCAATCCGCGCGAACAAACGACCAGTTTCTTGACTTCGTTCGGGTCCAGAACCGTTCCGGTGATTTCTTCGGCGGCCTCGATCAAAGCGGCGACATCCGCTGAGCGACCGCTATAAACGCTGATCAGATCTTCGATTCCGGCAATCTGGGGTGCGTGATGCTCGTCGTAAGTTACGGCGTACCCGGCTTTACGCGCTTCGTGCGCCAGTGCGTCCCGATAAACCTGAGTCAGATACCGTGACCGTTCCATCCAGGCACTGGACATCACGGCATAGTTTTTCCCGTTATCCGCCGGCGTCGCGTTAACGATCAACAGATGATCGTGAATTCCCGGTTCACCGCTCCGGTTTAAATCATGGGAAAACCGAGCCGCGGCAAATCGTCCGGTGGTTTCCAGAACGTTGGCACCTTTAGATCGGTCGATCCGAGCGGTGACCGATTCCATTTCAACGAGCATCTTGTCGACAGCTTTGCGGTGCCATTCCAGTACCTCTTTCTTGCCGCCGGGAAGCGCGAGAATAGAAAAGGTTTTAGGCGCGGAACAGGTGAAATCGTAAAACACCACTCTGTTTGATTCAGTTTTCTGGACCCACCTGTTTTTCATGATCTTCCATATTTGATGCGTTTTATTGGTTCGTGCGGTCAGGCGTTTTCCGGTCACTGGATGCCTGTTCTCGCGGATTGCTTGAAACTGTTCCTGCGTGATCTGAGTGCCAGGCGTTAGGCCAAAGTTCTCGCAGGCAGATCCTTGCCAGATCCCGGCATGCTCGAGGTTGCGTTCGAGGTACGACAGGTAGTCTTTACCTACTTTGAATGGGACACCGTAGAGCACCTATTTCTTTCTGCTCTGCGCGTTTAAAGCATCCACGATGAGTCGGGCATATTCTTCTGCCTCCTTTTTAGGGTTATGGTCGTCCTCTCGTGGTTCCCATGATGTTTCCTGCCCGTACAATCTCAGGTCCATCTTGGCCCTCGTGCATCCGTTAAGCTTGATAAGGAAAGCGTCAGTCATGCAGTCGTAACCTCCCATTTCCTCAAAATCGTAGGTCCATGTATCGGGATTGGTGCGCTTACTTGCCAGATGATTGAAAGCCTTTTCTCCGGCGCGCCTAAAGATGTACTCGTCATCTATATCCTTTAGGAGTGAACGCCTGATTCTATTTCGAGTCGATTCCCATGGAAGACACAGAAAGATCTCAAGAATATCCAATTCCTCGTCGCTCAACTGTTCGAACTTTCTCATCGCGGCACCTTATATCCGAAATCCGCCTCAGATTCTCTAGGCCAGAGGTGCGAAGGAAGCGGTTCCTGATCGTAGCCTGCGCAATCGTGATCGCACATGCACAGTTCGACCGGGACCGATCTGCCAACCGGCGCTTTGGTCCGCCCACAGACCGTGCAGACCACGCCGTACCCGAAACAATCACTTCTCAGTTCTTCGCTCATTATCTCCAAGTCCACGCTCTTCCAGAACAATCCTGTGAGCAGAAACGATCGGATCCAGTCTTGTCGAAGGTACAGAACCATTTCATGCACCACACGCACCGCCGGAGTCGGCATTTAATTTTAGTGGATCTGCCGGGGACTCGAACCCCGGAGGGGCTATCCATAGATAAATCGCTCATTTCCCCCGTCTTAATGCCTTCCGAAAGAAAATGCAAGCGCACGCATCATTCACTTAAAATAGTCGCTTGACTAAAATAAATACGCGGGTAGGTTTATCTCATGAAAACACCTACTACGTCAGCGACGCTGCGTCTCAGTAACGCAAATGAAGAGCAGTTCACGAAGATAATACTCGGAGATCCGGCTCTCGCGGAGTTGTTGGAAGACTTAGGCTATGGGCCGTGGCGAGCTGCTTGCGATGATCAAGACGACAGCCATCTAGGAACGGAAGAGAACGAATAATGGCATCCGACCAAGAAAAGATTGCGATGGATCGAAATGGACTCGCAAACAACCAATCGTATGAACATAACCGACTTGGAACCGCACGAACTTCGCAAGATCTGGTCGTGCCTCGCGGATCGGATCATCGCGGATCACCGATCGGCCTGTAACGTCCATCTCGCCAAAAGAGGCGCTGAGTTGGCGGCAGAAAGCCGGGATGAAACGTACGCCTTGTTCAGGAAGGTCGGCGGCGCTCAATCACTGGAAAAGATGATCGAGGATGCTGATGAAGCTCGGGCGTCGGTGGATCGTTTTGTTAGAAGCATCAGGCCATGACCCATGCGAGTTCACCCCCAATGGGTATCGACTTGCGTAGGAACCTTTTCTTGAACGAAAAGGTTTGGAGAACCGATCTATTTAGATAGCCCAAAACAGAAATGTTTGTCAATGCCTCCATCCTCAGAAACCTCACATATCAGGTACGATACCTGTAATATCATGTTCGAAGAACTGTCAGAACTATTACTGAAGAAGAACGCGCAAATAGCCGAACTTCAGATTTCTCTGCACAACTGCACTTATGAAGTGAAGAAAGCGTTTATGGCCGGGTTTGAATACGGAATAGCTACAGATATCGACTGCGAGTCGGCATGGGATGAATATCAGAAGGGGGTTGCATGACCGAACTGATCAGCGAAGAGTGCGAGTCCTGCCACGGATGCTACAACGTCGAGACAATGGAGTTACTGGACTACTCAGCGGACAGGCTGGTCAAAGTCTGGTTGTGCAAGACGTGTTATGAGAACGTTAAGAGGATCGAAGGAGGAAAACCGAAGTGAGTGACCAACTCTGCGCCTGCGGATGCGGCGGCGCCGTGGAACCGAATCCGCGTGGTCGCCCTAAACGGTTCATCAAGGGCCACAACATCCCTCCGACCAAACGAGAGAAATTCTTGGTGACGATCCACGGAAGTAAAGGAGAGACGTTCCATAAGACGGTCAATGCCAGGACCAACGTCGAAGCGGCTAAGCGGGCCATGACCAACGTTCCCTTGAGCGTGTTCACGGAGAAGATCGTGGTGAACGACGAAGTGCTTTACCCCAACGAAGACGTCAATGGGCGGACTGGTGAAAGAGGGCGCCCATACGTTTTTTTACGAACCAGCGTCCCTTATTCGGTCAGTATCAACACGGCTCGTTTGGTGCGGCAACACGTCGAAGACCGTAAACAGGGCGAGTTCGTCGATGCCGCGATCCGCGCCAAGCTGAAGAAAGATTTTAAGGTGGAATGGGATTAATAGAAAATTGGCTAAAATAAGTACCTAGAGTACGTTCCCTTCAGAAGAAAACCCCGAACAAAAATGAAAACAATCACACACGAAAATCAGGAGGTGATCGAAGCGCTGAAACGCGACTTCCTTCACACGTACCTCGCGCTCTCCTTCTGTGGGACGCGGGAAGGCAAGATACTCATGTCCTCGGACGGTGTTGAGGTCAAGGTGGTCCAGGTGGCCACTCACAAATTCGGTCCCGGTCGTTGCTCGATCATTGCTGGCGGCGGATTATTTAAATCCTTCAACACCATGCGCGGGTGCGTGGTGCGGCGTGAGCAGGGATCATTCATTAACGCTCTTCAGTTCGTTCTGGAGTAAGGTTTCAATGAGGAAGAATCCATATGAACCTTCTGGACCTGAAAGACGCCTCGGCGGTCGATCTGAAACTTTGGGAGAGAAACCTCCAGTTATTTCTGATCCACCCCACCCGGTTGCCGAAGTGCAATCATTTGAACCTGATGGATATCCTGCTCGAAGTGGCGGGATGTCTCCACGTGGTCCGGTTGGAGATCAAAAGGAGAAAACCGTGAAAATCCCTGAACAGACATTCGAAGAGATCAGCGAATATTTCGACAATGAAGTCTACTTCTTCAAGACCGCCATGGATCGCGAAGAGGCCAAGCGGATTGAGCGAGAACTGAGAGAGTGCATCGCGTCAGCGGTGGGCTGGAGCGGCAGCATTTATAAAGGCGAGGTTCCCGAACGGCTCCTGTACAAAGTACGGGAATACCTCATCCGTGCGGCGGACGGCGACGGTGACCGCGTCCCCGGCCAACGGCGCGCCGAAGATCTTCTCAAGATTCTGGATAAAACCGAGCAGCGCCAGGCCCGGATAACGATTTCCTAAACTCGCCGCCACCTCTGCCGATTTGAGCAAACCGAATGAATGCGTACCAACTGGTGTTTGCTTTGATCCTCTCGGCGGCAGGATTTTTCTTGAGCATGACCGGACTTGTCCTGACGGTCAGGAAAGCCCGGAAAGACACCTCTTATGAAACCAACAGCCAAACCAGCAGTGAAGAGCAAAGCCCCAGCCTCCCGATTACAACCGAAGGGGAAGTTCGCGAAAGCGGATCTTAACCCACCGAGGAAACGCAAATAATAGTATTCTTCCGCTTGACTAAAATAAAGATGCGCTCTAGTTTTAGTCATGCGAAAGAAGCAGATCAAAAGCTCAGATGTTTCGGTGTCTGAGCTTTTTGTTGCCAATAATAATATCACCGTGCGTTTCGAGACGCGCGGTCCCGGTCGCGGCAATCGGCACGTGACCGTTCGTCAAGGTCATAACGTCATTCACATGACGGAAAAAGACGCCTACACACTGCGTGACAGCCTCTTCTTTCTAGCGACCATCCAACCGTACGGCACTCAAGTGGAAGAAATCACCTCAACCCTTTAAATTGTAACTTGACTAAAATAAATATCAGATCTAATCTGAACGCGTAAACCAAACACCCCTCGAATAAAAATGAAAATTACTGCATTTGATAAAGTCGTCGCACGCGAAATCGCTAAAGCAACTGAAGCGGCACTAGCTGATGTCTGCGCCAAATACGGCGTCGAAGTGAAGTACAAAGGTGGATCGTTCACCTCTAACACATTCAATCCTAAGATCGAGTTTTCGGTCGTTTCCGAAGACGGTACGGCAATCACTCGCGAGGTCGAAGACTTCAAACGTTACAGCGAAATGTTTGGCTTGAGTCCTGAAGATTTCGGCAAGGAATTCAGATCCAACGGGCAGGTCTTCAAAGTCTGTGGTTTGAAACCTAATTCACCGAAACTCCCGGTCCTAGCGAAAGCGTTGGATGGGCGAGTCTTCAAGTTCCAAGCGTCTGCGGTCGCCGCCAAACTCCACACGGTCTAAAAAACCGAAACCTTTAACCTTTCCCCTGGATAATGAGCATCCCAAACATCATTTATTGCTTCGGCAAAAAGATTAGCTTCACCAACACCGACGTGTGCCACTGGACACCGTGGATTGGCGATAGCCCCCTGTTCGGCCCTGACGAAAATCCGCTAGTCCTCGGCAGCAAAGCGGAGGCGCGAGACAAAGCGGTCGCCATCGTAACCACCGCAGCGTTCGATGAAGGACAGGAGGTGAACGCGTGAGTGCTTCCACAGATCGTGCGTTGCGATTCGACGCAGGTGAAGCGGGCGACGAGCAAATCTCCACGCTTTCCGCATTGATCGATAATCTCCTCTCCAACAACCGGGACCTGATCGAGGAAGTAAGAGCGGACGAACAATCTCAGGATGAATACAACGAACTCAAAAGGGAGTCCGAGGTATTGCTCCTGCTCCTTGAAAGACTGGGGGCGATCAAGTGATTCTCCTCTTTCTCGGATACGTTGTCCTTGAAGGAATCTTCATTCTTAGCCTGATCTGGTCCGCGAAACTTGCGGACCAGCGGTCACTGGAACGTCAGGAGAACGTCAGGAGAAATAAAAGATGCTGGCGTTCGCATTAAGCTACTGACAAGCATTGCAATTTGATATAATACAAGCCCCGAATGAAACTCTTTTTGCCTTTGTTCCTGTTTGCGTCTGCCTCTTTTGCTGGTCCGGTCAATTGCCCGTGCCCGACACCGTATTGTACGCCGACGCCAACACCTTATTGCACACCGACCCCGAGTCCCTCCCCTAGACCTACTCCAACTCCCAGACCGACACCCAGTCCGTCACCGACGCAACATTCAACGCCTACACCATCCCCTCGACCAAGTGCTACACCTACTCCAACTCCGCATATTCCAACTCCTGTACCCACACCTGCGGCGTCCCCTAGCCCTACTCCAAAGGCTTCTCCCACTCCGGTGCAGAAGCCTACACCTGCGGCTACTCCGGTTTCGACTCCTCGGACGGCGCCTACACCTGTACCGACACCCGTAGCGAGTCCGTCACCGTCTCCGACCCCAAAGGTCGTGATTGATCATCATTATCTGCATCCAGAAGATCAGACTATGGCGATCAATAATCTGCGGGATTTCGCCATGCAGGAAGCGCCTGAAACCACCACGGTGGTGCCAGGAGAAGGCGGATATTCGAAAGACGGTAAACAGATCATCACGCCTGACCCGACAGAAGTCCATTCGTTAGATCGATGGGGAATGTGGGGCGGATTCGATTATTTCGGTGACGGTCACAACCTTTATCAAGGTTCGTTTGGGATCGATTACCGGGTTACCCCGCATTGGATCGTGGGTGCCGACATGCGCTTAGGCTATGTCAATGGTCATTCCGGATTATCCGTAGCGCAAGGAGGACTCTATACGGCGTTCTACCAAAACCATTGGTGGGGCGTCGCCGGGACGCTACTAGGTCCCAACGAATACACGCTTTATGGGGGTGCTGGATACGATTTTCACGCGGGCGCTTTCATCTTTGGGCCTGTGGCGGTCGGGCAATTCGATGATGTGACCGTGGATGAAGGATTTGGCCGTGGCAACGTCGAGCAGGTCCGCATCGGCGGAAGAGTAGCTTATGTCCGTGGCCGGATACAGCCTTGGTGCCAATTGATGTTTCAGCGCCAGTTCTCCACCTCGGACAACAACGATCCGATTCGGAAAAACGGTGTCTGGGCAGGCGCAGGAGCTAATTTCATCGTCTCACCTAAATGGACGATCTATGCGGGATGGGATATCGAGGCGAATGGGGACTTCCAGATTAATCAGGGAACCATCGGCGCGAGGTACCAATTCTAATGAGCTTTTACGACACGTGGAAGACCCGGAGCGACCGGGACGAATACGCCGGAGGCTTTGAGCCTCCGGTAGAGCAGGAAGGGCCAGAAACCGCTGAAGAATGGGTTGCCTTCCTTCGCAACCAGTTGTGGGAAATCGCGGCCGAAATCGACGGACTCTCGTGCAAGATCCCGAGTTCAAACACGCGGGCCTTGATGATGCAGGTCAGCAGAAAAGCGCGGGACCACGCCCGCGCCCGGTGAATAGCTTATTTCAGAGTTTTGCCACTGCGCTCGAATAACCCGGTGGCGGCGAGATTAGCTTGGATCCGTTCGGTCCAGATCGCTATCCGGCTTTTGATGAGAAAGGTTACTTCGCCGTTCAGTTTGGACGGCAATTTGCCGGCATCAACAAACTTGGTCATGGCAAAACTCTGGACATGAGGGATCTCGAACGTTTTGAGGTCGAGGCCCGAGGTATCGGCACTGAACCAATCTGGAAAGATTTCTTTCGGATCGCCCTCGGCGCTTTGCAGCGTGATTCGATTTAAGGCGATCAGATAGGTGGCCCGGTCGCCTAGATCATTTATCGATTTAAAGACCGTCTGCGCCGATCCTGGTAACGGCGTGACCGATCCTAAGACCACGAGCGAGAGGCCAATGGCGTCCAAAGTCTCTTTGGTAGCCACATCATGCCACCAACTGCTTAAACTCGCCCCAGCGTTAGCCGGGGCATCGCAGATCACCGCGTCTGCTTCGCTTTCGGCGGTCATCTCGAGGAGTCCGTCGAGGTCTTGTTGACTCTGGATGTTTAACCGGCGCGCCTGGCCGCCAAAAAAGTAACTGAAACTGGATGGCATCCCCCATTTGCCTTGATCAGCGTCGACCACGGCAATCTTCATTCCGAGCGACCGGAGATATTCCGCAACCTGAACGCTGGCGGTGGTTTTACCGACACCTCCGAACTGGCTCCCGACGCTGAAGACGATCCATTTGGTGCTCATTTTGCCACTTTCTTCAATCGTTTGCGCTCGTTGATCCGGTCCCGGTGCGCGAGATAATAATGTTTGGAACACATCCCACCGCCCTGATGCGGTAACGGGCATCCGGCAACGGTACAAAGTTTTAAGGTCGGTTGTTTGGTTTTCATTTCGGGGGTAGAAGTAAATTCGTGGTCGGGCTTTTCCCGAGTGCCCATGACCGGTTCGTCTCTGACTTTGCCACAACTGCTCAGTGTTTAACGTTCTTTAGACGTGTGTAGTTTTCTGATACGGTTTTCTCCGTGTTATGGTTAATAAAGCCACGTCGCTTTTCCTTAAAAAATCGACATGGCTTCATTTCGGGGGTAGCAGCCGGTTATAAAGTCGCCGGCAGATTTCTGAGAGTTCAGCCAGATCGGCAAACAGTGTTCGTCGATCGCCAGAGATCACCCCGCGGCGCACCCTGTCCCGATAATCGTCGATCCGTTCAAGCATCACCCAGATGTCTTTTGGGAGCCTCATGTGTTCTTTGCGAGATAAGATTCGGTCATGCGGTCGAGGTTTTTCAGGCCGGGAATATGCGCGACGAATCGGACGGTCATCGGATCAGTGTCCCACCCGCACTCCACATCCTGCCAATAGACGATGATCTCGGAAGAGTTGGTTCGGATGACGATGCCGTAATGGCCCTTTTCCTCAACCAAGTCGCCCACCTTGAAGCCGTGACCTTTAGCCTTCATTCTTTGATCTGGGAGACGACCCATTTTCGAACCCGCACGAACCTTTGCTCTGGCGTTTCACGATACGTGCCGCATTCATCGTTTTCGTAAGCGATTTCTCTGGCTAACGGTTCTGCGATATCGAATAGAGGTGCCACTACCTCGAATTCTTGAGGATCGACGCCTGTCATGTCGATACCGCGCGCTTTTCCGACTGCGCCCAGAGCACAGACGCCGCCATCGTTCGCCTCCAACTCATTAGCTATCAGAACTTTTTCAGGCATGGCATCCAAAGCGGACAGCAAATCTTTTAACAGCTTTTGTCCGCGTTTACCGCGAATAGCGCTCGCCACCTGACCCCGCCACCTGTACAGGGCCAGAAAGTCATCATCGTAATCGTCGATGTACCCGGATCTGCTCATAACCTGATCCCGTTTTTCTTGTTCAGTCTCAGCCTGTTCTGGTAAACCTGATCGATCCTGGAATCGTCGGCTAGTTCCGGTGTAACGCTGGCGGCTAGTCCAAGAGCGATGCCGTACTTGATAAAAAACTTGTCGCGTTCAGCCAGTTGCTGAGATTGCGCGTAGCTCAACATGCTTTCTTCACTCATGCTTTCCTCCTGATTTCGGGGACTTGTTTCAAAAAGAATTCCCACGCTTCATGTTCTGAAAGAGTGGTTTTTCCACCGCGATACCCAGCTTTAAACGCTAACTCGACTGCCGACTGCAGGTCTTCTAGCGTTATTTCTCCGGTTTGAATCGTCTCACTCATTTAGTGCCTCCCGTGCGCGTTGGATCAATTGCTCTGCTTTTTTGAAGTCAGGTCCCATGTGCTCAATCTGGTCTTCCAACCAGTCCGCCAGTTCAGTGATCAGCAGGATGGCCCTGCGCTCATTCTCTTTCCAGTCTTCGATTTCGGATTTCAGGCATGCGATCTCGGCGTCTCGCGCTAATATTATTGCGTTAGCGTCCTTATGTACTCTGTTCAGTTCCAGCACTATTGGGTGGTCATCCGGTAGCCTCATCGTGTCGCCTCCCGTGCACGTTGGAGTTCCTTGATTGCCTCATTGAGTTCTTCCTCAGCCTCAAGGCCGCCATTGGCATACCATTCGGCTTCTGTGACTTCAGTGCCATTGATGAAGTAGCGGCGACAGATAGGGTGAGTATTCCACCATCGGATAAGAGCGCGACGGATGAAGCGAATCATGGGTTGATCGCCTCCCGTGCGCGTTTCAGTAGCTCCTCACCTTCTTCGTCTAGAGTGGAAATCCAGGCATTGCCGTCATAGCGTTCCCGGCGTTTTCCTTCAAGGTAGGTGGCCAGTTCGGTGATCAGATGATTGTTCTCTAAGACCCGCCCCATTAAATACTCATTACATTCTTCCAGCTTCCTGATCGCCTTCTCTTGCCGTGCGATCTCGGACTCTTTCGGGTTGCGAAGGTAATCATTGCACCCGCATCCGCACCCTAGGTGATGAAACTCATACTCACTCATCGTGTCGCCTCCCGTGCGCGCTGGATGAGGTTTTTGGCTAAACGTCTAGCATCGCGTTCCAATCGTATTCCGTGAGCAACGCACAGCCCGTC